CAGTTTCAGGCCATTTGTTGACCACATCTCTGTACATATCATTACGATAAATACCTTCCATTCCACGATTGTAACAATATCGTACGACAGACGACAGTTGTTTTTGTAACTGTTCAATCGTTTGGATGTTGTCATCCATCGTGACAAAAGGTAGTTTAATCGTGATCATTCGCAGGTTTACTCAGTTCAGTTGCTAGTGAAGAGATTCTTAGATAACTTAGAGTCTCCTGTTGTCATGTACCTCATATTATACAACCCATGTTGACATATTACTCATAAGTATATATGGTTGTATTTGTGAGAGATAAAGAAATTAATATTCTGGTGGTTTCTTTGAAATCCAATTAACAAACTTTTGAATTGTTTCATGCGTCAGAAGTCGGTCAATTGTGTTGTAATAGTTAGCCAATTCACGTTCACTAAAGGTCGCATGAATGTTTCGATGACAGACACGATGAAGCATAACTCCATCTTTTCCTTTAAATGTTTTGGGTATTAGGTGGTGAAAATCAACATTAATATCATTAAGGGGTCTTCCACATAAAGGACATTTATCTTCTGTCATATAACATCCATTTTCATTTGCTCGCTACGTTTTGACTGTACAAAAAACGTCATTCTTATTTTTGTTAATAACCGTACTGCTGATTCATGATTGTGTAATTTGATCACACTTTCAGTGGTGTGAGCATATTCACATGAGTTGGGTACAGTTAATGCTAACCTAAACGAAAAATCTTTATCACCAACAAAATCTTCAAGAGCAATCCAGAGAGATATGGTCTTGAGAGTCTCTTTTGGGTTATTCTTAACTTTAACTCCAAACAAAGCACCCTTCAGAAGCACTTGTCTTGATTCGTTTGTTAATTCCACAAATCACGTGACCTAAACAGTTTACTCATTAAAGTCGTCGTCACCATCATCGTCTTCGGACCACTTACCGTAAACAATTTCTGATTCAATTATGACTTCTTTGTTACATGCTGACATCATCCGCTCCAAAGTTTGTTTGATGTCCTCAACAGTTTCACCAGATACTCCAACCGCATACTTAGTCATGCCGGCGATCTCATTGTTGTCATTGTAATATACTTCATGAATCTCATAAAAAGGTTCTCCATGATCATCAAACAACACAACACGGTGATTCCAATGGCTCATCCGAATATTCCTAGACCAGAATATGTACCTGTTAATTTACGCTTACGTTCAGCTTGTTCGTCAAAATATTCTTGACAATCAACGCAAAATTTGGCTGTGGGATTAGCACGTTGACGCTCAACTGGGATAAGTATCCCACATTCTACACATTCTTTATTTGGATCAACTAACTTTTCTGCTTCTTCTTTTGTTCCTTGAAACACCTTAGAACGAACAGCGTTCACACCATTCTCTCGTTCAAATTGTTCCAACTTTTCAGCTAATTCAGCTTCGTCAAAAACTTCTGTATTTGCAGTCATACAAACTCCTATATTAATCAATTAAATTACCCTCTATCGTATGAGGTGTGAATGTAATATACACATTACCCTAACGAATGACAACATATTTATTAAACAGCATAAATAAAAGACACTGTTTTAAATATTTAAATCAATCAAAAATCAATAGAGGGTCAGCAGCCCCTTCTCATCATCACAGATTTGATGGTATAATTTAAGAAAAAGGAGTTATTATGAATGGGATTATATTGTCTCTATTTTTACTAACGACCTCCAGTCTTGTATACTCAGATGATACCCATCAGTATCATGAAAAAAAGTTGGAGTTGAAACAACTAGTTGCATCAAACGAAGAAACGTTTAGAAAACAACAAGGATGTTTGGCAAAAACAATATATTTTGAAGCTTCAGATCACGAAAAAGCGCAAATTGCGGTAGCTAACGTGGTAATTAATAGAGCTGAAAATGAAGATTATCCAGTTTCAATATGTGGAGTTGTACAACAAAAGACGCGAACACCAAGAGGAAAAACTATTTGTCAGTTTTCTTATCAGTGTGAAACACATAAACAGATCGTAGAGGATTCTGATCGTTGGGAGAGTGCTCAAGAAATTGCTATTAGATTGTTATCGTCGATCGTTGATGGGAGCAGAGATGATAACACTGAAGGAGCCACTCATTTTCACGACATTCGTGTATATCCTAACTGGGCTCGATCTCATGAATTCATTAGAACTCTGAAAACCTCATCTCTATCATTTTATAAAAAAAGATAATTAAAGAAATTAATATCCATCTTTATACCATCCACCTCCTTTAAGATGGAACGCTGTTGGGAAGGACGGCTTTTTACAAAGTGTATCCTTCCCACATACTGGACATTTAATAGGTTCTGGATGTTCTGTTTGTACTTTTTCTAGACGATCTTCACTGTGTTTACATAGTGAACATTCGTATGAATATAACGGCATTCAATGTATCCTATTGTAAAAGCTCAACTGCACCTTTCGAAAGTCCTTCACTGATATAAACAGTAGTTACTCCTGCATTACGGAGTTGGTCACCATACTTCATTTTAACATACGCAGCCAAGAATTCAACTGTTGTTTCAGTGGGAAGCACTACGATCTTATGTTTTTCGGTGTTTAATACCAAATTGAATCTACCTCTTTGCGTTGTGGAATACCCAATTGTAATAGTATCGTTATCAGTAGCAATAACATTATCTTGTCGAACAAACACAGTGTCATCTAATTCAGCAGCGATTTCTGTTAGTAAATATCGAATCACAGGTGCTCGCACATCTCCAATTTCAATGTCAGTATGAATATATGAACGATGACCGTGAGCAATGTTTTGACAGCCATAAGAAGTTGAGTCTTTTAATCCATGCACATAATGGAACGGTCTCGTTTCGACGTTGAATGTAAGATGTTCATCGACAGTATTAACACACTGTGTTTCCACATTAATGAGAGGATATAGTTGAGAAAGTTGTCGTTGAACTAACTCCGTAAATGCTGCACCGATATAATCGAGATGGTGTGATGGATTCTTTGATTCTACTCGAGAAATGTATCGAACAGCATTTGAAGGTAAGTCTATTTTTAAACTAGGAGTTTCAATGTGAACCATCTCGTAATTGTCTGGTACATATTCATTAATAGCCGAATAACCCTCAATTACCCATAGTTTATGATCATAACCATTTATCAAAGGATTTGATAAATGTTGATCAATCACCTTCTTGATATCTTTCTTAATTGTTGAAAAATCCACCACTACTTTTTCAACATCATCTGGTTTTCCAGCTACGATAAAATTTGGATTGAAAGATCCACCACGAACACAACCTTTGTCATCAATATATGCATGATCAACCACCGAAATTTGATTCAAGAAAATCCTAGACGTTGTTGGTTCTTCTAACTTTGCAATATTTGTAAGCACTTTTTATCTCCATTTTTATTTTATTAATTATACTGTTTAAACATAAATTTGACTAACTGATTGTTTTGATCTTATACGACGAAGTGTTTCTGCCACAACATTACTTATAGATATTTGTCGTATCTTTTTATTTGTAAGTAACGGAATAGTATCAGTTACAACCAACTCGTCTAGCTGTGATTCATTGATAGTTTGATAAGCAGCATTCGAAAGTACGGGGTGAGTGACATATGCAACAACCTTAATTGCACCGTGATTTTTTAAAGCAGCCGCCGCTTTACATAAAGTTCCACCAGAATCAATAATGTCATCAATCATAACACAAACTTTCCCGTCAACATCACCAATGATATTCATAACTTCCGATTCACCAGCTTTTGGGCGACGTTTATCAACGATGGCTAGTTGTGTTTCTCCATTTAACTGACTTGCAATCTGTCTAGACCTAGCTACACCACCAACATCAGGAGAGACAACGATAATATTCTTCTGTTCAATCTCTTTTCTGTAGATTAGTTTAATATCTCTAATGAATTCAACTGAGGCAGACACATTCGTGAATGGGATTGTAAAAAAACCTTGTTGTTGAAGAGAGTGAATATCAACAGAAACGATATGGTCAATACCAGCAGACTGTATCATGTCAGCAATGAGTCTTGACGTTATTGGGCCACGACTAAATCCAGGTCGTCGATCTTGACGAGAATAGCTGTAATATGGAACAATAGCGATGATTCGTTTAGCTGCTGCTCGACGAAGTGCATCTGTTATTACTAACAATTCCATGAGATTATCATTAACAGGAGCACAAGTAGATTGTATAACAAAAACAGTATTGCCCCTAACTGTTTCATCAATCTCAACTGATGTCTCACCGTCATTAAATTTTCCAACTCGCATCTTTCCCAGGACTAAACCCATTTTATCTGCAATCTTTGATGCTAACTCTATATTAGAATTTCCTGCAAACACTTTTACATTTACCAATGACATATATCACCCTGTTTTTATTTAATTGTTGAAACTTTAGTAATCTTTATATTTTTGTAAATCGTTGGTTATGAAATCTAATCCGAGTTTGATTAATAGTGCTGAATGTATCCCTATAATAAGTATAACTAATGCTCTTATCAATACACTCACAATGTTCCTATTAGTAAACAATTACGTTCCTACTTTATTTCCCCACACATCTAAGTGTACACGATGACAATATGTCAGACCTCGTTCAATACACATACGAGCCACGTCTGCTGCAATGGTGTCTTGCTGGGTGGTCACACAACTCATTGGCATGATAAACACATTATTATCAGGTATAACACCTGCATTCCAATACTCCTGCATTGCACGCCCAACTTCTTCAAACTCTTCTTCGTTTGGTCCACACACAAACTTGAAGTACTGTTCTCCACGCTTAACTTGTTGTTGTGCAACAGCAACTTCAGGCTTGATTGCATCTTCCCACTTTTCACCACTGGCGCGAAGTTTGGGGGAATTTGAGAATGTGATTTTTCTTCCAGGTTTCCACCAACTATTTAAGGCGTTGACAAATTCACTACGAAGAGGAACAGAGCAATTTGTTTCAATAAGGATGTGTTGACAGTCTTCCATTAAAGGGTGGTTCAGCAAAACAATAATCTGTTTTTGGAACAAAAGTGGTTCACCACCAGTAATCGAAAATATAACTGGTTGATTTGTGGTTGGGTGTATCCAAGATTTGTGAGGAATCGTGTTTAACAATTCCTCAACCACTTTATTTTCATCTCCAGTAAACCACATATGTTCAAATTCTTTATTTACTGAATATTGACTATCACACCCACACTCAATTAGGGGAAGTTGTTGGAGTGAAGAATAATCTTTGGGGTTAAACGTTAGTGGTGCATAACCCTCTTTAGTTTTTTTATTTGCTGGATTATTAAATCCAGCACAGGTGAAATTACATTTTGCAAAACGAAGGTATGTTGTCGGACGACCAGCATAAATAGCTTCGCCTTCTATAGAGGAAAAAATTTCGGACCAAGTGAATTTTGCCATTGACGGCTCCTATAAAACCAACTTATAATTAATTATACTGTCTACTATTTAGAAAAACAACTACAATGAATGAACAAATCAAATACAATACACTAATACAAAGATACCATAATTCTTATACAGGTAAAATTAAAACTCAACATCCAGAATTTTATGATTTTATTGTTAATATGACTGCCTTTTTACCTCCTAGTGTTACCACAACACAACGGTTGTGGCATATTCATAACAATCTGTTTAGTGTTCCCCTATGTAAAACATGTAATACTCCTGTGAATTGGGATATTGTTAAACAAGATTATAGAAAGTATTGTTGTAGAATGTGTAGTCCAAAAAAATCAGCAGAGGATCATGGAACACCTCCACAGTGTAATAACTCAAACTGTACTGAATTAGTACACTGGAACTCAAATACAAAAAAGTGGAATAATACATGTTCACATAAATGTAAAGAGGAATTATCGAGGAATACTATGTCTTCTCTGGAGGAAATGAACAGTGTGTTATCTGCACTCCCATCTGATTATAATTATAGAAATTTTATAGCTGAACACCGAAGTGTTGTGAATCGTATTCACTATGAAACAACACACCTACCAACTTCATATCAAATCAAAAAACGCATAGGTTGGTTGTTGGGAAGAACCAAAACAAAGCGTGAAATAATCAACACCGCCATAACATCACTCGATATTACTAACGAAGAAGATATACTGTCTTCGTTGAGGTATGCAAGAGCACTTATTTCCTCACAACTAAAAAAAGATTGCTTAATTTGTGGTGCACCAAGACAATATAATTCCAAAACCGGAAGATTTAGAAAATACTGTGGAGACGGGTGTGCCGAAAAACACAAAAAACAAATTTTATTAAAACAATTTGTTAAAAAATTAACAGTTCTAACCCATAAAAAGTTTGGTCCTTCAAATAAAAATCATGACAATCGGTTGAACAGTTATGAATGGTTATATGATCATCATTACAATAAAAAGTGGTCAAAACAACGAATATCCAAAGAGTTAAATGTCGACAAAGAGACTATAACAAACAGATTTAACTTGTTAGGAATAACTTCAATACGACATTCTTCTAATAATGCTGAACAGGAAATTGTTGATTTTTTGAAATCAATATACAACGATCAGATTATACTTAATACAAGAACAATAATTGGTCCTAAAGAACTTGACATATTTCTTCCAAACGAACAACTTGCTATAGAATATTGTGGTTTGTATTGGCACAGTGATGTCCACGACAGGATTACACGATCGTATCATAAACAAAAATATCAATTATGCAAAAAACAAGGAATCCGGCTAATTACCATTTTTGAAGATGAATGGTTACACCATCCTGATATCGTTAAATCCAAACTGAAGAGATTGTTAAAAATAAACGATCAAAACACAGTATATGCGAGGAACACAAAAGTTATACAACTTAGTTCTACACAGTATAAACCCTTTTTAAACGAATTTCATATTCAGGGGAATAAAGATGGGTCTGTTGTATATGGGTTGACCACAGCAGATCAAATCGTTGCTGTTGTTGTGTTCAAACAACTTAAACCAAATACTTGGTCTATAGAAAGATATGCCACAAGCATTAATGTTCCAGGAGGTTTTACTAAATTGTTGTCTTATTTCCAAAAACATCACACATGGAATCAAATAATAACATTTGCAGATTTAAGATGGAGTGAGGGTGATTTATACAAACTGGCCGGATTTACTATTGAAACAATTATTCCACCTGATTATTCCTACATAAACCAAACAACAACGACAAGACATCATAAGTTTGGATATAGACATAAATTTTTATCAACTAAATTAGCAAAATATGATAAAAATGTAAGCGAGGCAGAAAACATGAAAAATAATAACATTTATAGGATATGGGACTGTGGGAAAATAAAATATGTAATCAACATTAACCAACTTTCTATTTAATTTTCACCACCAATCTCTCTTCAAATTCTCTAAAAATTTAGACTCCTAATTCATATAAAGCATGTCTTACACAACTCGCTAATTTATCAACAAGAATCACTGATTGTGGTTTGCCTGACATATTGTTGTACTCAATAACTAATTTGTTTTCTACATCAAAAACCACAGCTGGATTTATCATCATCATAACACCAAAATTTTGAGACGATCCATCTACTGCAATCAGGGGTTGATTAACACCAATATCTGGAGCAATAATATATTCCAAATTATGATACTGCATTGTTTCTAGCATGTCTCTAAACGTATTTGCTAATGAAACGTCTGTTTTTGTAATTTTATCGAGAGGGATTTGGTTGAGTTGTGGAACCAGTTCTTTAATAGCCATATTATTCTCCGTTATTATTATAGTTGTAAGAGTATTTACTCTAGAAATAATACTATGAATTCATAATATGGGCAACGAAAAGTGGTAGTAATCAGGCTGGAGCGTCAATGAGGTATAGGCTCTTGACTCCTACTTTCCTATACTGCGAATTAGGTAGGATTTAATCTGATAATCCAGAAGAGTTTAGAAAGATATCCTAGGAATATATTTCTTGTGATCATACGATCAGGTGGTCGTATTCACATTCAATTTGGATTTGCTTGTATTACATGTTTGGTGCTGAATGTCGGATTCGAACTGACGACCTATCGCTTGTTCAGAATCCTCTCTAGAAGACTCTCAACAAGGCGATGGCTCTACCAACTGAGCTAATTCAGCAATCTTTACTACAAAATTATGGTGGAGGTACGGGGAATCAAACCCCGAATTTCTGCGTGCAAGGCAGATGTGTTCTCGTTAGCACTATACCCCCATATTACTTACCCCAAAAATCTTTTGATATAAGCAACACTTCTATTTCTTTTTTCCACCTTGAATGCATCATTTTGTGATGGTTTGAACATAGTGGAATTAAATTATCTAGATCATTATTTCCATGATTACCATCTAAATGATGGATTTCTAATATTTTATCATGCCCACAGGCATAACAAAACAAGCGGATGTAACTTTCGATGTGGGCATGCTCCACTGAATCTGGTGCTGGAGGTGAGACTCGAACTCACGGAGGTTTCCCGACGGCTTACAAAACCGTTGCAATTGCCACTATGCGACTCCAGCAAACATAAAGAAGTATATATAGTTTTTACTTCTAACACAACAAAAAATTTAATAGTATTGGATGGATTCGAACCATCGGCTTGGGCTTATAGAGCAGCGTATTGGTCCTTCACCATGAGCTCGTCCCCTCTCTACCACTGATGTACAATACCATTTGGTGCTGGAGGTGAGACTCGAACTCACGGAGGTTTCCCGACGGCTTACAAAACCGTTGCAATTGCCACTATGCGACTCCAGCAAAACTATGTAAAACATTATATCTGACTTTTATTCCTTAGACAACCGTTTGCACTACCGGACTGCACTACACTCTGAACTTTTCACCGTGTATTTGATGGCCACACGTCAACAGGTCTACTGTCACCATAAACTATCACATGTACAGTATATAAAAACATCAAATCTGATAGTATTTCTAGTTCAAACCCCTGTCTCGATGTTCGTTCCATTAAATACAAACTATCGAAGTATGTATAAAAGTGTTGTTTTCCCCACAAAGCGATTAGTCTATCGACTATATGAGGATATAATACTTCTATATCTGCAACCACACTCTTCATTTGTGTTCCTCAAAAGCTGTTATTTATGTGAAAAGTATACAACACATAAAACACAAAATCAACTCATGCAAACAGAGAAATTGTGTGATCGACATTGTCTGGCTGTGTGTATGTATTTGCAACACTGGAAGAGGTAGTGTTTTGGGTATTTTCTACAATACTTGGTGTTGATACCAAATCAGACCCATTAACTTTGGTTGTTTTATTTGTTAAATTTTTTACTGCAGTTTCAAATATATGTTGTATAGGAGGAGATATCTGTCCTAAATTAACAACATACCCCTCTTGCTTAGCTGCAAAAACTTCTGCTTGTGCTTGTAATCTCATGATTTCAGCATCAACACCTTTGAGAGAATTTTGAATAGTTGTAGTCTCATAGTGGTTATTTGCTATAAATTGATTAACAGCTTGTTTAAATTTAAGGTCAGTAATCTTTACGGTTAGGCAAAAATAATTTTCATTGCATCATCTTATATGCTTCTTCTCCACTAATAACCTTTTTAGTTACAGTCGCATTAATTTCTTTACCAGTCATGTACTTACGTGCTTCAAGCGAAGAGTCAAACGGTCCAATAAGTGTTGGTTCCACAGTATCCATATACACGTAGAACTTATCTTTTTTAATTCCCCTAGCATCAATAACATTGGTTCGTTTTAAGTTATAAACAGTTTCGGATATGATGTCAGCTAGTTTCATTTTAGTTTTTCCTGTATTTGTACATATTTATGCTCTGGGGTGCCCAACCGGGTTTGAACCGGTGATGACGGAATCACAATCCGTAGTGTTACCACTACACTATGGGCACCATTAACACATCACAATAAGGTCGTCATTAATTTTTTCCAAACTTTAGATGTTTTATTTGAGTACGATTTCAAATTCAAATAGTGTATATAACGATTAAAAATAGACATTTCATATGATCTCACCAATGCACGTTCTATAGAGTATTGGTCAGTTGGATCAGCAATAAACCACGAAGATGCCCATGGAACTTCATTGCTTACAACAACAGGAACACCAACGTTAACCAAATCCGCAGCTACAATATTAAAAGTCTCACTAAATGATACTTGCATACCAACATCCATAGTTGCACACAGTTTAAGAAAATCATCTCTAACCATCCAGGTATGCTCTATCAATTCATGTCCATTTTGAGATTGTCTATCAAACAATCGACGGAGGTTGTGAAGGATTGGTTCACCTTTCATTTCTAATCGATTTGCATTAATGTGAAATTTGAGTTTTTTTCCTAACATATTTGCAACATGAATTGCAGCTAAGGCTTGTTGTAAGTGATTTTTTAAAGGTCGGATAGCCCCAAAACATCCAATGTTAATATACTCTGATTTTGTATTGATGATATGTGTTAGTGTATTGTCAATTGGGTAATAATTAGGCATGTATATGAATTTTGACTCTAACTTCTGTGGAAGATGTAACTTACACAAACTAGACATCATTCTTGGTGAATTTACACCAACAAATACATTAGCATAATCTAAGTAATCGGTTATCCAAGCATAAGCAATACCTTCTTGTGCCATGAATGGTACTTCGCTGTGAATTCTAACTACCCACTTTACTGTCGGATGAAGTTTTTGGAGGATTTCAAATTTATCCGGAACCACCCACAAGGCTTCAATTATAACAACTTTTGGTTTATGTTGAGTCACGATCCGATCTATACAGTTATTATCAACAGCAACTTCAACTTCAGAAGAAATCCCCATCCCATTTAACATATCATTCACATATGACGCCGAATTCAGCAAACCTGTAGATAATCCTTTTGGTTCATCAAAGTGTTTGACACCATAACTTTCTTTTCTTTTTAAAATAAACAGCACGTCAGACATTTTAGTCTCCTTGGTAAACACTTATTTATCAAAGATATGGAGGTGCTTTAAAATATATTTTTGGTAGATATCCCCAAAATGGGATACTAAAAATATAACACTACACTTGTGCAGATAGTTGTGTATTTCTTGAATTGTCTAATGCTTTATTTCTTTGAATATTGCGTTTTGTTTTATTTTGATTTGGAGTTAACCACTGCAAATTCTTAACACTGTTGTTTCTGGTATTGTGGTCAATATGATCCACCTCCATATCTGCAGCTTTAGGTGAACCCAGAAAGGCGAAGGCGACAATCCGACTAACGCGAACATGTTTACTTACATTATTTGCATGTAAATGCACCCGCATATATGGATTTTTTTTATCATTTCCAAAATGTTCTTCTTGAGCTAAGAGTTTCTTTGTTTTTGCCGATCGAACTTTTCCAGATCTTGATACTTCATATCCTGGCCAACCAACAACGGGCTTCCAGGTACTTTCTGCTTCAAATAGATCAATCAATTTCATTTTGTACGTCCTGTTAACATATTGTATTTATATGGATGAACAACATAACAACAATTTAAGAATACTGATAACTTGATGTGCATATTCTTTACCATACACGTCAATCAATGTATATTCAATTTTATCAATTGTTGTTTTTATGTTCCATCCATGATCCGTGGATACTTTATAAAATTCCAACCAATCCACTACACAATCATGCTCTTTAATTTGATCTACAATAATGTCAAGAGGAATACCAAGAGCCTCTGAGTGTTTGAACACATCTAACCCGTTTATTACTCGTTTTCCGTCCGTAGTTATACCAACTTGTCTTAATCCGTAGTGTTTTTTCCATTTGCGTTTAGCATCTCCCTACCCTCCTTGTCGTTAAAAGTTTGGAGCTTGATGAGAGAATCGAACTCTCACAGCATTCATACCAAGAATGTAGTCTACCATTAACCTAATCAAGCATATCGTTTGGAGGTGATGGCCGGAATCGAACCGGCATGATCCTTGTTATGAGCAAGGCGGTATTACCTTTTCACCCACATCACCAATGGCAGACCACCAGGGAATTGAACCCCGTCCAACGGCTTTGGAGGCCGCGGTGCTTCCGTAACACTTGTGGTCTATTAAGTTAAAGCACAATATTTTATTATCATTTGGGGGGGCATACTCAGATTTGAACTGAGTCCAACGGAATCACAATCCGCGATGCTGCCATTACACCATACGCCCCATTGAAACATTGATTGTAGCGGAATCGAACCAACTAGCCTGTGACACAGACCTACTACCAACTCAGTTGCTTGCAAGTCAACTTTACAATCAGTGTGGAGCCATCTGTCAGAATCGAACTGACGTATCAACGGTACGAAGGTTGTGTAATACCACTATACGAAGACGGCATATTAAAATTGGTGCTCCAGCGAGGATTCGAACCCCGTTCCACTTCCTTACAAGAGAAGGCTTCACCGTCAAAGTTTCTGAAGCTTATGTTTTTGGTAGGTAGACGATCTCAGAATCGAAAGACTACCTATAATGATTCTATTAGGTAGGGCCCCGCGGAATCGAACCGCGACCATCTGCTTTTCAGACAAGCATGCTCACCAGTTTACACCAGAGCCCTATAAATTAATTCGCTCGTCATTTAGGTTGATCAAGACCTCTTAATGAAAGAGTAGCTTACTCTCCAGTCGTATTCGGGGTGGGAATCGAACCTCACTCCTGCCCCACATATAGAGGCCGTGCAACCATTACACTAAACCGAAAGTTGTCTTGCTTGCGAATTTGGCACCGTGTATGGGAATTGAACCCATCTCATCAGCTTGAAGGGCTGAGGATCTCACCAGAAATCCAACACGGTATTAATTTTTTGTATTGATTATTGCCAAGGATGTTGCTAACTACACCCTTGTGACTTCTACCAGTACACTGTTTGGTGGAGGCCCAGGAAATCGAATCCTTGTAGACACAAACATTGCAAGTGTTTGCCATAACCCATTACTGCCCCCATTGGTTGGTCCGAATGGTCAGCATCGAACTGACATGAATATCTCCGCTCCGGACGGAGTGGCTTACCAATTAGCCCACACTCGGATTGTAAAGTTGTTTGTCGGTCACACAAGCTTCGAACTTGCACCTTCCTCGCCCCAAACGAGGTGGACTTCCTATTATCCCAATGACCGACAAACAACTCTAATGTTTATATCGAATTTGTTTGTCTAGCGGGGAGACTTGAACTCCCATGATAACCGCACTCCAGATGCGGTGGCTTACCAAATTAGCCAACCGCTAGACAAACAAATCCAAATTTTTAATGAACAGGTTAAAACATTTACGGCAGACAAAAAGAAGGGCCACTTTTTGGTGTGGCCCTTGGAAACTTTCTGGAAAAATTCTTATTTAATCTTCCCAACCCTCTCCAAGGGCACACACAGGCATCGCTGGGGCAGTCCATGCCTCTGCGGGTGTATGCTCAAAAGTAAAAAAGGTTGCAAATGTCATTTAGTAAATCTCCAATAAATTAGGTTTTGTTAAGCTTTTGCTCAACTGTTGAATCAACTATATATAATCTATTTATAAAAGTCAACGAAAAGTTTTTTATTTTTCTTAAAAAATACTTTTTCTTAAATTCGGGATATTTCATTCCATCTAAGTCTTGTTTAACCTGTGCTTCTAACTTTTTTGTCTGTTCAAACAAGATCTCTAAGTTTCATAGATGAATTTAGAGTAACAAAAGGTTATGGACGTTATCCTGCAAATTTCTCTGTGCCGGAAGCTGCGTTCCCAAATCGATGATCTATCGGATGTGACAATTTTTCAATGATTGTTCAATTCCTACACTAATTAGATAATGACTGTCAACATAATGAGGATTGGCCTTAATAAGTGATGAGGCTAATTCCTCAGCTTTATTAACTGTTGTAAGCACATCGTTGATATGATACTGAGCTTGATGTTCTCTTTTGTCGTTTAACACTGTAAACACCCAAAAAACCTCATTAGTGTTTTGATCCATCTCAATATCAAATTCAATATACCATCCAGGTTGATGAAGATACATCAAAGCATGAACAAACATAGAAGCAACTTCTTCTATGGTTTTGCCGTACTCATTTTGAAGACCCTGATTGAGGTCTTCTTGAAATTCAAAATTAAGTTGTGGTTCTGTACTTTCGTTATTCACAAACGAACTCCAAATTTTCAATACTATAATACAATAATCTGAGGTATACTACAAATATTTAAATTTTTACACAGCTGCAAGAATCGTATTAATACGGTCTTGAGTCAAAAGTCCTGCTGAAACCAATGCAGCCATACCGGCAATTGTTTCTGGATCGGTTACATCGATCGATTCCGCAATCTTAAACATGTCTAACCATACCTCTACTGGCACAATGGTTTTAGCTGCTGTGTATATACTTTGGAGCTCAGCTGTTGTAAAACGTTTCATTATTTCTAATTTTGTGAATACGGTATGTACATTACTTGGGCTGACGTACTCATTATCAGCGTATGTGTTATCTGGTTGTCTGAACTGACCCATCGTTACCGTATCAGGTGCATCAACAATTATAATGTCTGAACCTAATATGCTATTTTGTTCAACATATTCTGATGCAGATGAGACTGTTAGTATTTCAACGATTTGATCTTTGTGTAAACGTACAAGCATTGTAGTATCCTTTATGATGTCTTGATAATTGCGTCCAACATACCAGCTGGTACCGCACCCAGTGTTGTGCTTGGTGTTATCTTATAAATTGCTGTTCTCGTTTGAGTTTGCATATTCTGGTAAAATAGTGTAGGAGTAGACGTGGCATTATAAAACATTCCTGGTCCATTAGCAGCAATACCAGAACTGAGTTTTGTTGCATATGTGTAATATGAAGGGAATGTCATTTCATTTGCGGATGAGTATGCTACTGATAAACCATTATCAACTGAGCTATACGAAGATAATATTGGTGCATACGTTGAATTATCACCAAGAACCAGTTTATCTCCATATAAGAACGAAGCAGAAGACGGGTTCGTTCCGGTGATGGATGAACTTATGGAATTAAGTACTAGAGATCCTACTGATAGCGTCCAATTATCACCATATTTCACAATTGATGTATTAGATGAGTTTGACATAACCCATGTAGTTGAGGCTGTGGATACTCCTGGTGAAATTGACGTGGTGGGGTTACTATATGTAGTACCATTTGCGATTTCAGTACCACTAAATACAACATTATTTGAACCATAATCTGTAGCAAATATGTCTCCACTTAGATACAGATACGAACCAACACCCGAGTTAACAACAAAACTACCAACATATTGTTGTTTACCGACCAAGCTTGCTCCTGTCATGTTTATATTATTTGACATTCTCCAACCAAAACGAGTAGGTCCATACGTACAGTTGCCAACAGAATTAATTAAATTACCACCCCAAACCCATGAACCACTAACAGTTGGTGTATCTGAGTACACATAACTAATATACCAAGGATAATTATTCGTACTCGTGCCATCATATGCAGAAACAATCGAATAACATCTTACTGAAGAAAATGAAAATATAGGACCAAAAAAGTGTACACTCATATTTTGTGGTAGAGAATTGATTGTTCCAAACGTCGTCGCTGCAGACCATGATACTCCAAGATTAGTACTCGTATAGTATCCTATATAACTAGTAGATGAATATGCAGAAGCTTGTAAAAATATCGTGTTGGATATAGGATTGTAGTTTAATTTAAGATTGTCATAATAAACCCAGAGCGATGTATTGATAGATACAGAAGATGAATTTGTTATCCAGGTATTTCCACTATCATTTGAATACATTATTCGAACATATAGAGTCGTAGACCCAACTATTCTGTACGTTCCAAACACAAGAAAACCAGTTTGTGGATCATAATAACCATTTTCAAACTGTGACCATGTTTGTCCATCAGCAGGATCATCTGTGAATATCTGAGTCATTTGAGGAGTTGGAGTTGTAACTCCATACAAAGATGTATCACCGGCGGGGTTTAGTGACTGAATTGCTTTCCAACCAGTTGGAGGATTTTCTCTATTGGGGTATCCTCGTATGATTGACCCTTTAGGTAAGCCTCCACTACCACCTTGACTATAAAATTGCGTTAATGTACTCACAACAGCTCCTTTTTACTAATTACATTTTATTTATATTAAAACCCACCCTGGATTTGTTGTATTTCCTGAGTATTGTAATCCAAAGCTGGCATTTGATACGTCAACAGTCATAGAACCTGACACACCCATTATCCGACATGTTCCGTATGGGATTATTGTACATGTGAGTGTTCCACTTAAGTTTACAAATCTCACTATATCTCCAGTTACTGGGGCAGAAGGTAATGATAAAGCAACAGAAGCAGTTGCAACATATGTTATTCCAGCAACAGCTGTTATGTTTGTACTTATCAAAGATATAGGACTATTGCTCTGTGGATGTTTCCATGTAAGTGGTGTTGGGTCAGTGGCACCATTCCACGTTAGACACGTAAACAGATCTGACATTGGGGGGGCTGGAATAAATCCAGTTACTCCTGCAGACGTTTGATAAACAATATTAAATGAGTCTCCACCCATAATGTTTGTTGTTGAACCAGCAGACCCAGTAGTATTTTGATTTAATGTTGGAATATCAGCTGCAGTAATTGCTCTAAATGTTGGTGTTCCTGATGATCCACTGGGGGCAGCGAAAAAATAATTGGCTGTTTGTGATCCTATTGCAGCAATAACATCAGATGAATTAATGTTAGATCCAGTTGTAACTAATCCCTTGTTATTAACGGTAACTTTGCTATATGTTCCACTAACAACCCCAGAACTATTCAAAGATGTAATAATAGTGCCTGTACCAGAACCAACAACATCTCCCGATAAAGTTATATGTTGACTACTTGCAGTATTATCAACATATAACTTATTGACTACATCTGAATCATTGACAAATCCACCAGTTGGTGTAGGAATCGTTACTCCAGTGTCAAGAGTCATCGTTAAACTTCCAGTCATAGTACTTCCAGTTAACTGTACATATTTTGCATCAGCTTGAGCTACTGTTATACTTCCTGACCCACCAACTGCAATGATTATCCAGGCTCCTTCGTTCGAATAAACACTCATAGTATCATTACTTGTGTTAAACCATAGTTGACCTGCTATTGGGTTCATCGGAGGAGTTGAATTTGCGTAATGTTCCAACATATGTAAGAAGTTTTTATTTAATACTTCTCCATAATTTAAGGCACCTCGACCAGGCAACGATAAACATGTTTGGTTGTTAATTTCATTTTTTGGAGCAATCAGAGGAGCTCTTGATGTATCTGTAAAATCTATGTAGTATCCAGAAACTATAACATCCACATTTGGATTTAATATTGGTAACGGATATATGGATTGATCTATACCAGATCCGGCTAGTGATTGATTTGTAACTACTTTCGTGATTAGATTTACAGGATCGTACGTTGACGATAGAACGCTGAGATTTGTACAATTTTTTAGTGTTATGTTAGTTAATGGATTGATTATATCAAATAAAGACCCAGGTTGAAATATTGCTGTCACGTCTCCAAAATCTACTATTGTGATTGTATTTGTAACTATATCAACTTTTGTTTGTATGTCAACATGAAAAGAACGAGCACTAATAGTCATTTGTTATCCTCCAAATACTAAAAATTCAACTAATTCACCACCTGTAAGTATAAGAGGAGATGTAAAAGTTATTTGTGTTGTGGTTGTTTCAGTATAAGAGTTTGTTACGTATGCTTTCACTCCGTTGATAAAAACCCAAAGATGATTTGTTCCAATTGTATAACTGAATGGTAGGTTGAACACAGTTTGCCCAGCGCCTGCAGTAATCACTATTCGTTTAATATCTGCGACTGTTGAAATAGACGTGTCAACATATGATTTGGATACAGCCCCATTCGGATCAACAGTTGGGGTTGAGTTGAGAACTATATCTCCAGTCATAGTTCCCCCACTTTTAGTTAAAAATAACAAGTTAGCTGATATGGTGTCGACATATAAAGACAAGTTATTATCAACATACTGTTTTGTTACTGCACCGAGAGTAGATGTTGGGTCTGCATTGAGAATCAATGCTCCGTTCATCGTGTCTCCAGCTAAATTAACTGGCGTAAATCCTAGGTTGTTTTGTTTTGTTCCTAAAACTGTTGTGACATTTGTGTCGAGTGTAGATACACTAACATCAACATATTGCTTCGTTGCTGCCCCCAAACCAGTGATTGGATCGGCGTTGAGGATTAATGAGCCAGTCATTGTACTACCATTTAACTGAACATATCGTCCATCAGCAAATACCTGCGATATACCACTAACGGAAACTGCTGCAGTAATTGAATTATCAACATATTGTTTTGTGGCAGCTTCGAGATTATTATTTGGATCTGCGTGTAATGTAAGTGTTCCGGATAACGTTCCACCATTTATGTGGAGATATAAACCATCTGCTTGAGATTGCGTAAATTCTCCAAGCACAGTTGTGTTAATCGCATTAATTATAGTTGTATCAACATATTGTTTTGTAGCGGCATCGTATAAACCTGATGGATCCGAACTAAGTGTTAACGTTCCAGATAAAGTTCCACCGTTTATGTGGAGATATAAACCATCTGCTTGGGTTTGCGTAAAATCAGAACTTTCAAGAGCTGCTATAGATGAATCAACATATTGTTTTGTAGCGGCTTGAAGAGATGACGTTGGATCCCCATTAAGTATTAGGTTACCAGAGAGAACTCCTCCTCCAAGGATAGTTACAACTCCATCCCAACCCAAACCATCTCTGTATATGTTTAAAATACCTGCACTGTTATTATACCACAATTGACCAACAGTAGGATAGACAGGTGGAGTTCCATTGCTTGCAAAATTTTCAAGCAAGTAAATGAAATTTTCTTGAACAAGATCACCGTATTCAGGGACACCTTTGCCTAAAATCAAAAGAGATGTGGAAGCGGTTAGTGAATTAAATTCCCCCCCATGTAGAGAGGAATTTAGGGGGGCGCTGGGACCATCCGTTTTATATTCGGGGATGGTAAAAGGAAGCTTTAATGTTGAATCTGTAAAGTTGATTGTATACGCCATATTATATTGTGCTTAATGTTAATCACAATATATTTATGCTTATAGGCAACAAACGTAAAACAACCTAAGATGTCCAAACTATGGCGTGAATTACATCAGCATTTGTTTGAGAAGGTTCTTCGGAGACGCTGGCAATTTGTGTCTTTAAAGTACTTAAATGTTTACGTTGAGTTTCTATATATCTTAACATATCTTCATTTAATACACGGACTTGATTAGCAGTGTGTGGTTTTAATGTCCAACTAGCGTTGTCATTAGGGACGGAACACCAAACCAACACACTCCAATCTGCAGGGTTTGTTGGATTCATCGAAGCTGATACAGCAGTTAATAAATTTTGTTGATCGATTGGAGATGACCCATAAAAATAAGAAGATCCAATAGCACTGCTAACAAAACCAGATACACATGCTGCTGAACAACAACTATTCAACATCGATATTTTGTTAATTTTAATATGTGGTATATTGGGAAGTGTGGTTACTACACCATTCAGATAATATGTTGAACTTTCTTGAAGCATCCCATTGAGGGTTTCACTGTTTGAATTAAACGTTTGTAATAACTTAGTTATAACATCTGGATCTGATATAATTTTATAATTTTGAGGTTTGGAATCAACTAAAGATTGCAAATCATCATCTAATATTCCAACAATTGTAATTATTAGATTTGTTGTTGGATCTGTGAATATTACTAATTGGTTCATGATTATTCGCCTATGACAGTAAATATAGTTTTTAGAGATATTTTGGTAAGGGTAACCCATGATGATTGAGCCATAGCATATGCTTGAATCGTCACTCTAATCGGTGTGTTCGCAGGTAAAGCAGGATAGTTCCACTCGAACGGATCTTGGAAAACGCTTCCTGTTGAGGTGTAGTAAGCTGGCATACTATAATCATTAGGAAAAGTTACATTCCATGCTTTTGTATATCCTGGAGGAGAGTCTACCGAGTAACCTTGTGCATCAACAGATACATAACCAGAAAAAGTTCCAGTAGAATCTGTAGCTTGTCCCCATCGACCATCGGAAGAGTTTGGTATTATAACCCATGTTCCTCCTACATACTTCTCCATCTTTACATAATGACCTGCTACTGTTACAGTTGAGCCACTAAATGTATGATTACTTGTAACATTCAAATTTACACGACAGGTTTGAGGACACGTAAAGGTGAATATATTCTGCCCACATAATGTAGAGGCATATGGATATAGACCAGAGTACCATCCACTACCAGCAGAATACATAGGATGGTTTCTGTATGTGGAACTATATATAGGCACAAACGAATTCGTAAACGTTGAAGGTGTAGTTGTATTCCATGCTCCTACCCCATAACATATACTGCCACTTCCCAACCAAGCTGAGGTTGGTGCAAACATCTTGTATACTTTATTTTTAAACATTGGGTTTGTTGCATCCCAAGGAGTAGCAAGAACACTAGTTATGCGACCACTATTGTCAATTACAAGTTCTTGTATATTCCCATAACTCCCTGCAGCTACACCTGACGGTGCTAGAGTTGTTGAAACTGTTATGGTCCCTGTTCCAGATGGTGTTACTGTTCCTGTTACATCCCCATTAAGAGTAAGGGTTCTATTAGCCAGCGAATCTACATATTGTTTTGTTGCAGCTCCCAAGTTGGCTGTTGGATTTGCACTTAAAATCAACAAACCAGACATTGTAGAGCCAGACAATTTAACATATGTATTCCCAGCAACCGTACCAGCACCCGTAATTGCTACATCAACATACTGTTTTGTAGCAGCACCTAAACTAGTGGTTGGATCAGAATGTAAGGTTAAATTTCCCAACAATGTTCCACCAGTTAATGGTAGATAGTTTGACGTGGTGTTGGTGACAAGTGTATCAACGTAAAGTTTCGTTGCAGCCCCTAAACTGGTAGTTGGATCAGCATTCAGGGTCAAATCCCCTGACATTGTTCCACCAGTTTTTTGTAAATATCTTAGATCTGCATCTGTTTGTGAAATTCCTGAAATTGAGGACCAAGACAAGGTTGTATCATACACCTTCAACAAATTGTGTCCCGAATCAAACCAAAGTTGTCCTATGGTTGGAAGTATTGGAGGTGTGTTATTAGCAAAATGTTCTAATAACCGAATCCAGTTCTCATTTGCTTTTTCCCCGTAACGAAGATAGCCCATTCCAAACAAGTTGATAGATGTATGACATTTTTGTGGATTAGTTGCAAATAAGTCTGGTCCATCATAGTCACCAGGGGCTATTTGAAACGGACTCTTACCAGACAAAGCAGGATTTTGAAAATCAATTGTGTAAACAGTGCCAATCATGAAAAAATTCCTTGATTATGTTATTATATTTATGTTATTTATAAATCTAATTCCTTAACCAATTTGTCCATGTACAGTTTGTCTTCGGCCCTACTCTCAAATTTTTGTTTCCAATACGAAAACCGAACTAGTTGACTTAAAATTAACTGTTCTTCCTTAGTCATTAGTTCCATTTTCACCATAAATTTTTTACTTCTTAATAATATCCACGGAGATAACTTTCGTTCGCGGATCAATTGAATTATTTCACTTCCTGTTAAAATATCAAATATTTCTCCAATATCACATTCAGCAACATCTGACATTTTTTCAATCGTTTTTATTGTTATACCAGCCTGCTTTTTTGGAGACAATTTTCTATCCAAATATTCTAAATAAAATGTGTACATCTCATCTTTTGTCCAATGTGCAGGTAATATTCCTTTATCATTCATCATCTTTATGAACAATTCAGTTTCTGATATTTTGAATTTTTTAACGAACTCAGCAAATTTCATAAATGGTTTATATTGTTTTGAATTGATAAAAGAATCCATGCTCGGAGCTGTTCGTTTTTTTGTAGTGAACCACAATTCATATAATATGAATGCAGCTTGACCAACTGGACTCTTGGAGTCTTCAATCCGTTTCATTTTTTCACATTTATGAGACAAAAATCCAGTATCTGTTTTGAAATCTTTCCCACAGTGATGACATGTTAGAATGTTTGTGAATATGTTGCTATCATTACTCATTAGGTTCATTTTTAAACGGTTCTACATTTTAACTCAGATTTTACCTTTTGAATCTCATCTTTTTGTAAACCTTGTTGCTCTGCAAACTGTAGTATAGTGTCATTGGATAGTAAAGAATATACCTCGTTTGCCTGCTGTGTACTATAACCATAATGATTACATATGACTTTGATGCTGTGTTTGTGTTTGTGTGAAGTTGATTTCACTTTCATCCATTTATATTTTTGTGGTTTTACTGTACATATTGTCATAAGTTTATACAATAAATCTGGATGTTTATTTAAAGTGAATATAAATGGATTGACAAACTCACTCAACATGACAATCTGAGCTGGATCGCTAGTACCAGATTGCCAACGAGTTGTAACAAGAGGGATAAATCCCTTTCGTTCTTCCTCTTCTAAATTACTATAAAATTCATAGTTTTTCTTATTTAGTTGATTAAGAACGAGGAATATGTCAAGTTTATACTTCTTTGTGTCGCCCATCACTACCTTCTTCGAGAGCTGTAACATTTACTCTTTCTTCCTCAGATACTGGTTTCATCGTCTTTTCACAGAACTTACAAGTTACAGTTTCAGTTATTTCATTATACACCAACATATCATATGGGTGAATACATTCTTCTGTCATAACGACTCGTAATTCTGAGATTTCATCATATGTTGGTTGCATTTTTGCTCGAATTTCCATTATCTTATCTTCAAGTGGTCTAAGCAACTTGACTAATTTTTCCATGTTATTACGTTTTCGTTCCCATGCTGTTTTTTCACTTCTAGTTGCATGATTAGAAACAGCCTCAAATATATTGCGAACCGTTGCTTGTTCAGGTGTTTCAAATTCTGGTTTCTTTACTCTTGACATTATTAACTCCAATCATGTAAGCGACTGAATGCCTTAGCAATTGAATTGGCAGCAGTAGGAATATCATTATTAACGTGGTTTGTTTTAGTTAAAGAATCAATTTCAAGTTGTTTTAAGCTAATTATCTTTTCTAATTGTTCCACTTTTGCAGTTAGAGCAGAGATAGAATGTTTTGATATTGTTTCCCAAAAAATTGTTACAGCTATATCAGGTTTATAGTTTGCACCATATGAATTTTTAATTGCGACTAATGGTGTTTGAGTGGTTGATGCTGTAACTAATCCGGGGTATGGAGCAATACCAACATATTGTACTGTATTTGTCTGTAAGTTATTGTCAGTATGATATGTTCGTTTATTGCGATTTACTTGTGAATCATCATTACATGCCATTTCTTGTAGTGTTTTTGATGTGAATGTTTGTTTTGATGCTGCATCTGGGTTGGAAAAAGTACTGAAACACTCAGCGTCAAACTCAGCTCTGAAAGAAGTGTTGTTTTTTTGCTCTGTTGGTTCGTAAGAAACCTTCCAATTAGCCCTATTTTCAGGGGCTTGTGATACTGGTTGCTCCATCAGAGTTACACTCCAAGGAGTAATTGTTCCATACCATTGTTCTTCTATCATTATATTCTCCTAATTAAAGTTGTCCGAGACGGATTAAACAAGCTGCCATACAGATTTCTGGATCAGCTGATAGTGCATGTTTATAAAGTTGTTCAGCAATGATTACAATACCTTCTTCCCATCGTTCAGTGTTTTGAAATTTCGGAGCACGAGACAAATTCTCATATAAAAATTTATATAAGTCTTCCCACTCTTCACCAGAAACATTCTCACACACCAATTCTCTAGCCGATGCCCATCTATCTAATTGAATTAAGTCAATTAATTCAAACATATAATCACCAACTTCTCCCTGTGATGTGAGTGTTTGAAGGATTCCATTATGGGAATTTTGTTGCATCAAATGAATTATTTTACGAATGTCTGGATAACCAACAGAAACATACTTATCCAACGTCTGGAGATCGAATTTGATTTTTTCACCGATGAGAATTGTAGCGACATATTCAGTCACGTTATTACGATCTGCCGCTTTAAACCTGAAATGCTGACAACGAGACCGTACTGCTGGAATTATTTTATTTTCATAATTGCATGTTAAAATAAATCTAGATACGTCAGCATATTCTTCCATAATCACTCGAAGAACAGCTTGTCCATTAGGAGTAATATAGTCCGCTTCTTCAAGTAACACTACTTTATAATCACCCATCGCATAGGTGGTAATAAAACCTTTGATCTTTTCACGTATAACATCAACACTATTTTCATCTGAAGCATTGATAATTAAAATGTCTGTTTCATCTATTTCACACTGAGAAATAAGAATCTTTGCTATTGTGGTTTTACCAGTTCCTTGTGTTCCCGATAATAACAAATGAGGGATTGATTTAGTTTCAACCATCCGTGTAAACGACTGTTGTTGTTTTTCATCGTGGAATACGTATTCGTCTAAAGTCTTTGGCCTATATTTCTCCACCCAAAGTGTTTCAAGCTGTGACATAAGTTAACCTCTATAATCTATGTTTAATTATACTTGATTTTTTCAAAAAATCAATAGTTAACTTGTTGACCTTATATCAGAGATTAATTGATTTTTTCTATGTAACTGTTGGATGTGCTCATCGGTATCAACTGCTGGCAAATTACTATGTGTAGATTGTTTTATCTCTTCTGAGATTAACATCTTTATTTCTTCTGCTGTTAGACTAGATTCAGTATTTAACTCGACTGGTTTTTCTGGTATAACTGGTGGTGCGTTTAACAAAGCTTCCTGTTGTTCTTCTTTTCTAATTCTCAATGCGACGTTAACTCCAATCGTTAATGCTACTGCTAGTGGGTCAAATACAACAATTAATAATAATATGATATATTTGGTTGCATCATCAATGTCTTTACCAAAAGCTTTAGCTATATAAACGATCGGTCCTGTATGTGCTTGAGTTGATATTAACTGGGTACTCAGCTGTTGTATTTGACTTGTAAGTTCAGGTATACGGCTATTGATAGTCTTAAGTTCAGGACCAAACGACTTCATTAACTGTTGTCTTCCTTTTATTGTATTTGTAGGCAGTAACTGAATTTGTTTATCAATTTCTGCTTTTCTATCGGAAAGTCTTTGCTGTTCTTGTTTTAAAAGTTCAACTTTTGTTTCAGATTGTTTGAGATTGATAGTATCAGCCTGATATCCGATAGATAGCATACCAAAAATACCAACCGAAGTAATAACCATCAACATTAACACAGCAACAACTAAGTAACTACGCAAAACCCACCCCAATTTTGCCCAATATCTATATAAAAAAGAAGCTGCAACTAGCTTTCCAGCTTCAAGAGATGCTCCCATAATTAATACAGGAGTCACCATTCCTTGAAATAATTGGGCTAATCCATATACACTAAAAAATGCGGCAGTTCCTGCAATTGATAGTGTAGATAAAAAGAGGATCGCAATAAAAAACATATCAGTTATTCTTCTCTAATTGCAATAATTTCTTTTTCGATTGTTCTCCACACTTTATGACCATTAAATTCGATACCTTCTGTCCAACGAAGAGGTTCAATCAACACTTCCATATCAACTTCAATGTTTTCAACACGAGGGCCTGTTGCAAGAACCTTTCCCCAACGAGCACTACTGGTACTATCGCTCATGGATTTAAAAATAATGCCAGTTTCAGTTTTATTTGTAAATCCTTTTTCATTCACATCATCTAAAAATACAAAAAGAATTGAATCTCCTATTGCTCGTAGTGTTTGCTGTTCCATGTTATTCCTCAACTGTGGTTGTTGGTTCGGGGTTATTTTGTGACACCTCTGTTGTCACTAAAGTGACAGGTTGAGAAGATGTTTTAACTATCTTCCGCTTAGCTCTTTTATCTAAAAAATTTTCAGGTTTCTTTACTTCTATTAATGAAACATCTTTCACCTGTTTATCTTTTTTTCCAATCAATTGTGCCTTGATTGCAAGCATGTCAAAATCAACAGCCACCCCTCTAGCACTCCTCACTGTTTTACCCATCTCCACTCTCCTTTTATTTTAATTAGTATTTATGATATTAAATCATACATGAACTACAGGGTTAACACAAACCGTTTTAATCCACAGTCCCATATCCTGGGTATATTCTTACAATTTTCAGATTCACTCAAAGTTGGATTATATTTGGTTCCTAAAATTGATGGAAGATGTTTGTGTCTAAAATTGAATTTATGAATTCTTCTATTACCAACAACATAACGATAGTCAGGCTTAATTGTTTTATCACACACGAAACCTGTTTTTTCATACAAAGTACCATTACTCCAACGTCGGTCAGCAAAAGTAACGATTTGGGTATACAATTCTTGTTTTTTTATATATTTTAATATTTTACCCAACCCCCCAACCACAAGAGTACTTGTAGCATACCGGTTTAACTCTAATCGACGATTACCCAACTGCTTAAATCCTGCACAAGCAACCATAACACCATCAGCAAACAAACCTATATTCAGTGAACTTTTCCCATCCCCCATCAAATGATACTTTTCAAAAAATGGTTTTTTATCTGTAGTTACTTGTCGTATGTTGCATGCTTTTGCATAAACTTTATTACCACTAATGTTATTGAGAACATATGATATTGTATTGAATATAATATCTTTTCTGAATATCCACTCATCTTCGAATATTGTTATCAATCGAATACCAAGTTTATTACACATGTCTAATTTATTTAAGTGATAGTTTGGTGTAATACGCTCAACACTATTACTATGCCAATATAACCCACAGTACTCAAAAGCAACTTTTTTTGAAGGTATGTACACGTCCAGTTCATATGGATATATTACGGATCGTACATTACTTTGTGCATCTGGACATATATTATAAACATACTCAAACAATTCACGTTCACCAACAGATACACTAAACCTCTTAGGTTGTATATTGTGAAATTTTAACCACCGAAGAACAGTATTCTGATCAACCTCTAAAGTTAATGCAATCTTTGATGCAGGCTGTTGATCTAATATGTGTGCTTGATATAAATAATTATAATCCTTTAATAAATCCAACACATCTGAACCGTAGTGTTTTTGCGTTTGAGAATCTACCTGATATAACTCATTCCAAAACTGTTTGTTATTATGTTTGAACACGTCTGTTTTAAAATAATTATCTTGTCCATATCGTGCAATTAAAATATTTTTTATCTTTTCAGGATTTGCTCTTAACCAAGTAACGTCTCCATATCGTTCTATATTTGTATGTCGAATCTGTTCCTTGACTTTCTCTGTTTTTCGCACATTGTCAACTCCATACAACTCCATACAAGTCTTCTGTATCTTAGTTATATTATTTTTACTTCCATATTTCAACACTTTAGTTTTCTGTATTTTTTGTTGAACGTTAACACTTTTTCTAGAATTATCCACCCCATATTTTTCAATACAAGCTTTTTTGTATTTGTCTTTCCATGTGGGATCTTGGTTTCTACATTTAGCAGAGCAATATGTACGATACTTTCCCAGAGAATTATCCCAGTTTACGGGATTTGAGTTACAAATTAAACACATTTGAATTGTATGTATTTGATTTATTATGTGCCATTTTCGTTGAGCTTTTTTAGCATCAATAGGCAAAAAATTTGTAAGTGTAATCAATTCTTCTTTAGGTATATTAAGATCAATCATGAATAAAATCTTCTATGGGTAATTGAAATTTCACACAATCAATATCATGAATTCCAATCAGATATAGTATATATGAAGAAACCGAACTTCCACGACCTACCCCCCACACCACATTATTTTGTTCAAATACATCCATAACGTAAATCATTAATCGTAAAACAGGAAATAAATTTTTTGTTTTGAATAATTTCAATTCCATTCTAGTTCGATCAATTCTTGCCTCACTGTCAAGTGCAGTCATTCCATGAATTTCAGATTCCAAAGCCTCAACTATAAATTCCGATACGCTGATTTTGTGATATGATTTTTCAATCATCCAATCAAATTGAAGCGGTTTAATATTGGTTTTAACCTCAATTTTCTGATCGCTAGTTAACACTAAGTCGTTATATTTTTCCAAGTCACGAGTAAGTTCTGTTGTAAAAAGTGACTTTACAGGAACCCCCTGTACAATAAGTTTTTCAATTTCTAATGGAGATACAGAGATATCTCCATCGTACCACAACACTCTATCATTTAATTTTGTATTAAATAAATGTTGATCTGTAATTTCCATTTGATGTGTCTATGTCAGGTGTTTTTGGTGTATCAAAGTGGGGTGGAGTTGCCGGTGGAGCAATGTATGTGGACACTTTCGGTGATTGTGAAGGTCTCGGTATAATTGGTGATTCATCAAACTGTGATTGAGGTATGGATGGACCAGCAACTACATTTCGATGTGTGTAGTTAGTTGGAATTGGATTTACTACAACTTCTTCAATTAAGTTAATTTTATCGCGAATCTTCTGCCATTGAATCGGACTTGGTGTCCAACCAGTTTCTTGCATATCTTCAACACCCTGCAACCATGATTTAAAATCTTTCAGTGAGATTGTTTCTACTTCATTCATTATTATTTTCCTTTTTAAAAAAGATCCCCAACGATCATTTCTTTAAGATATTTACTGTACGTATCGATGGAGGATACGCTGATCCAAAAATCAGGTGCAACTGGATGACAAAGCATTTGGTGTTTATTTAACGATGGTCCCACGTGTTTATATTGTGGGAAATAATCTACTGGAGTTGCTTTGATCGGTGCTACTCGTGGAGATGATATACTACTTCCCATCAGCGTGTGTGTATTTCCTGTTAATTCAGAAATTTTAACTGCATCAATTTGAGTTGTTTCAGTATCATATACAATCACAAACCAATTTGTTGGTAATGTAAAAGTAAATCCGAGAACATCCAAGACAATAGCTGGTGAATGTATTTCTTCGAGCATTGTAATTGGTGCTAGTGTAAAATCTCTTAACTCAAGATCTAGTACCCACATAAACGATGAAGCCAAAGGAGTGTAGATACTATCTAAAATGATTGGTTTTGTATTTTCGTTATAAATTAACATATACTTCCTTATTATAGTTATTGATTATACATATATTATGGTTTATAATCAACTATTCATTGTGTTGTAGTACAGAAAACACTTTCTTATGACTTACTGATAAAAAATTCAATTCTTCTTGGTTTAGTGATTCTCGTAATTTACGGACAACATCATTCAAAATTGTTAACTCTTTTTCAAAAGTTAGTTTCCGTTCAAACAACACGTTCAAAAACTGTGATAGATGTATCTCAAATGTTTCAAAACTGAAATCATCTATATTATTACAATTGAAGCTATATGTATTTTTATCAATATCACATTCAAGAAAAAACACAAATTCTGAAATTTCTGGTCCAGAAAAGTTTATATCTTTTCCCAGTGGTGTAGAAAATTTATATGCAAGATATTCTCCAGACTGGAGAAATCTATCAAGACTCATTTTTTCAGCTGCTGTTAATTTTGACAATACAACTAATAAACGTAAGAATTTATTTTTCATTTTGAATAAGAAGAGAGATATCCGATTAGTATAACCGGATATCCTCTCAGTGTCAACTACAATATTGTCATCTACGAAGTAAATACGATTATTGCTCTACCTGCAACATTGGAGATGAATGTTACTGTAACTGTATTTGCGTCGATAACATTGAAACTATCTGGAATTATCTGATGTCCAGCATCATCATACACAATGGCAATACAATCAAGTGAGTTTAAATTATGTGTAATTGTCCAAACACTAGCAGCTGGAGTTTGTGTATAATTGTAGCTTTTTGGAATCATACCACTACCCAGACCAGGAATGGTAATACCTTGAACAACACCAGAAATGCGACCAAGAACCTGGCCATCTGTTAAGGGGACGAAATCCAACTGTCTTGGTCCAGCTCCACGACGGACTGGAATTGTTTCTTGGGCCGGATCAGTAGCAACCCATGGTCTACGAGGAAGTTCAACCTGGATAAAATCTTCAAATGCGCTCATTATGCTGTCTCCCCAATAGTAATTTGCAGTGTTCCTGTTGTGTTAGCTCCAGCAAAGTCGGCATCTGTCAATAAGAACCAATTTGACGGTGAACCACTGAACACAAAATTAGAATAATTCTGGAATGGTTCCGCTCCTACAGTGTAAACCAAAGCACTACCATCAACTAATGACCAACCCTTTTGAAATTGAGATAAATCAGTTCCTCTGTATGTAAATGGGTCAGCTGTACCTGCGTATTCAACTACAACTTTCGTTGGATCTTCGATAACAACACCCAAATCAACGACTTGCTCTAAAGCTCCAATCGTAACATTTCTTGTGGTGAATCCACCAACAGTATAGTTCTGTCCAGCAGTAATTGTTGGTGACGTGAATGTTGAATTAGCAAGGTTGACAACAGATGTTACTCCAAACGTTTGAGCTCCCTTTGGATCTGTATCTGCAATGTTCAGTGTTGCTGTCCATGTGATTCCACTTCCTGTAAACGACGTCAAAGTACCTGAAGTAGCTGTCACAATCGGTGCTGACAACAATCTCTGAGAAGCAGTGAGTGTTACTGTATATGACTGTCCAGGAGTTGGGGATGAAACCAATCTCGGCGGGGTTCCAGTAATAGTAAAAGCGACTGTTGGTGCTATATTTGCAATATTCACTGAAGTTGAAGCTGTTGCAGATGATCCGTTGGTAGATTTAGTTGCAGTAATCGTATAATTATTTGTACCATAAACATAATTGCCTCCTACACGAGTTGCTGATTTCGAAGCTGAATATGTTGATGGATTAGCTACTGACAAATCAGCACTTGACGTATAAGATATCGATGTATAATTTGTAACCGTGGACGTTACAGTTGCAACTTCGGAACCTTTCAGTGCAGATTGACCAGCTGGATACGTTACAGTGAATCCTCCAATTGTTGGAATTACTTGATCCAAAGTTATTTGATTTGATGAGGTTATGTTTGTACCAAATGTTCCAAAAGAATTTTTTGCTTTAGCTGTTACACTTTGTAGTCCAGATAAGCTACTCACTGTAAATTGTACTGTAAATGTCTTGTACCCAACACCACCTGAATCTGCTACTCCAAGTGAACCTCCTGTCGTAGTTGTCGTAAATGTTCCTGAACCAACCGCCCCAGAACTACTCAGTAGATCTACTTCTGATGCTGTATTTGCAACAGTACCTGACACTGTCATTACGTCACCAACTTTTGCTGTTGTTTGTGAACCTGGGTAAGATCCAATCGTGAACGATTGAATGGACGGCGCTGCCGCTGCTCTGTGAATAAGGACTTGGGCAACCGAACCTGTGCTAGATGTTATGTATACTATACGATCCGCAACCACTTCAATATCTGCATACCCATAATACGATCGTTTATCTGTGGAGATTTCAGTAAGTGTAGCTACTACCCCAGGTCCTGGTGTTGTGTCCACGGTAACGACTGGGGAGTAAAATGCTGCTCCACCTTCCGCTAAAAAAGTAACTCTAACAAGTGCTGTATCGGATGTTGCTTCTGCAATAACTGCGTTTGAAGGAGTCGTTCCATCTACATACACTTTCGTTCCAACGATCCCCGTTGAGGTAGCTGAAACATCTGTAACAAAAAGACCTGCTCCTGAAGAAGTGATCGAAGCATCAACATATCGCTTTGTTGCTGCTTCCATGTCATTTTGAGGATCTCGGGTCAATACCGCTCCTTGATGAATTTTCATATTGTAATCTCCTGATAATATAAAATATGTTATTTCATGTTTACATATTTGTGTGTTATTTATGTTGCAATAATTTTACCTTATTATTTCCACATTTTCTGAATATTCAACAAGTAACTTTTTATACTTATAATGTGCACCTTTATAATATTTTATTCTTTTTGTTAAGTGATCTTTTGAATATTTTAAGTTACCACAAATGTCTATTATATCTACACTGTCTTTATCTTTACCTTTACGAAGACCACGTCCTATAGTTTGTATTGTTCTGACAAATGACTTACCTCCATCAACATAACATAAATTGAAAATTCTGTCGATACTCAACCCAACGCCAGCAATTTGTACTGTTGCAATAACAATAAGGTCATCATTTGTTTCAAAAAGATCATATACACGTTGTCTAACCTCTTGTTTATCCTTTCCATACAGAAACGTTGAATTGGGTATTAGTTTTGCAAGTCTTTTACCAACAATCACACTACTGACTAAACAAAGAACATTACCTTTTTGAGCAGATCCCTTTTCGACAATAAAGCTAGCAATCCAACTCCAGCGAAGTTTATCGCTGTTCAAAAATGCTATTTCATTATCGTATGTAATTTTTTCATCTGGGTCTTTAGTAGTTTCATTCTGCTCCATCAACTGTTCAATTCTGCGTTGGTCATCTAATTGAACAACAGTTATGTTTGGGATAGATAACCACCCACTACTTATCAATGTAGACGCAGCTATCGTATATCTCACTGGGCCTAAACTTAAGCGAACCATCAAAGAATCGACTTTATGGTCAGGTAATGTTCCTGTGAGACCGAAACGATGTACAATATGTTTTCCATATTCGTTAATCAGACCTCCTATTACACTCGCTTTAGCTCCATGGCATTCATCAATGACAATCACATTAAATTTACTTATTAGCTGAGGATAGTTTTGGAGAGACTGCCACGTCGAAATTATATGTATATGGTCAAGATCTTTATTATCACCACTATATTCCCCAACATCCAATCCAAGCAATTTGAATTCTCTGATTGTTTGACTAACAAGGGAAATGGAGGGAACAATAGTGATTGATTTCAGTCCATGTTTTCCGTAATTATCAACTAGAGCAGCATTTATACTCGTTTTACCTGCTCCAGTTCCTGCAATTATAATACCAAAACCGTGTTCAAATAATTGATTCAATGAGTCGACTTGATATGGTCGCACTTCCCACGGTTCATCTGTTTTCGGATTTATAATATGAGAAAAGTATTCAGAATCAATCTGATCAACTTCGGTGAAATCGTTTAATCTCTTATCATTGATTTCAATTTTGTATCCAAATGATTTAATTTTTGGAACTAATTCGTCCAATAAGTTGACATATGTATGTCCATCATCAGTAAAGAATTTTTTCTTCCCATCCCAAACTCCCAACTTGTATTTTGGCTGGAAAAAATATCCTTTCACATGAAGCGCATATTCTTCAACGAAAAAATCTGAATGATCTTTGTGTAAACCGGATATTATACAATGAACTTCGTCTTGTAACGTAATTCTTACTTTTTTAACAAACGTTTGTTCAACGAGACGCACAATATCCATCAATGTTCCACCTCAAGAATCCACACCATATTTCCACAATCCCAGATTCTATCATAATTATTATTTTTCATATTTTCCCACTCTGTTGCATTTTCATCAACAAACTCGAGAATATTTTTTAATTTATGTTTTTGAAATTTTTGTCTTGAGTATAACACTAGAGCATTGTTACACTTAAAATATTTGTAATTTGGTGATGAATCATGTGTATGTTTAAAACCTAATTGTTTGTAAAGATTTCCGGCTGACCAACGCTTGTCAGCATATGATATTATAGAGCGGGGGTTATATTTTTTGATAAACACATTTAATAATTTACCTGCTCCTCCAACAACACTTGTGTTTAGTTTGGATGAAAACCGTAGTAGCTCATAAGATATATTTGAATTAAATCTTGAGCGACAAAAAGACATAGCAGATACTAGTTCATCATCAACATATAACCCATATGTTACTAGAGCACGTCCGTTTCCCTGTAAATGAGTTTCATTAAAAAACATTTTACTATTATAATGATCAAGCTCCAACACTTTACAATTTCGGGCATATATTTTTGCAGTTTGTGACTTGAACAATTGTTTTATTCTTGACTGCACGATTTGTTTATTATACAACCACTCACTTTCGAGTATTTGTATCAAAGTAAATCCTGCTCGTTCACACAACAACCGTTTGTGCTCATGGTATGATTTATTTTTTCCTCCAAATTGTTCACTGTGCCAAATATTTCCATTGTACTCTATACACAGGTTATGTGAGTATGATACAATATCTATCTCGTATGGGTGAATTAAATTACGGACATTCGTCTTTATAGTGGGATCTAATTCTCTCACAAAGTCAGCAATTTCTTGTTCTTGAAGTGAGGTTTTAAAATGTTTTGTTGGTATACCATACTTCTGAAATCTTGCCCAAACTGTACTAACTGAAACTCCCAATTCAGATGCAATCTCAGTCAACGTTAAATTATTGTCCCGATTTTGTGTTTCTAACCAACTCCTGGTATCTAGTAAATTCAAACTATCTGCACAAATATTTTGTTGCTTTGGGTGTATTTGTGCTTTAGTACGTTCAACATAACATGAAGGACAACCCGATTTACACATTATATGATTTTTTAGGGAAGTGTTAAACGTTCCATGAGTGGGACATATAATATCTACGTTATCTTTAGTATAACGAACATCATCGTTTATCATAGAATAGTCATAAGTACCAACGCCGTGTATTGATTCAGCTTGCGCAATTAAATCTAATACATTTCGTTTTCTATTATAAAAAGAACACTTAGGACACCCTTCTCCGTTTAAGTGAGAAAACACTCGCTTTTCGAAAAATCCATGCTTTGGACACAAAATTCGTACTCTTGATAACACACCATTATCAACAACACTATAATCATAGTTATACGTATGATTATAGCGAATTTCGGCTTTTGTAATAAATTCTTCAGTTGTTATTTTTTTCATTTAATTAATAAAATAATCAGATGCCTCTGAAGTTACTAATCTCGTTATATTATTTAGCGAATATCCTCTTGCTTTAAAAGCGTCAACAACTGAGACATATTGATCATACATATCTTTCAATTCCAAGTACAATTCGTACACACTTAAATATGATGGCTCGTGGTTGATGTATTGTTCTTTGTCTTTAGATTGAAGTTCTCTTGAATAATTTTCTGTATAATCTTTCCACAATTTACCTCTTGTTCGGTGAACCTGAGCTTCCACATAGTCAAGAGCAGATTTTAATTCTGCCCTACGAGAATCATAAAACACCAACCACCCAGGTTGTTCGTTGTTAGCTACAACAAGTTGCTTTCCTTTGAGGCGAAGATGATCCTCAAATCCAGCTAGATCGTTCTCGTAAACTTCTAATACTTTAACAACATTTGTGATGTTTTCATGTAGTAATTCTAGAGGTCTATTCATTTTAGTGTAGAGTTCGTTTTATTTTTATTGTTGCACGATTATCCTTGATATCATCATCTGGATCAACATCACCGTCGTCATCTTCAATATCTGTGATATTATATCGTTGCAACAAACCACTTACCCTTTCAAACAATTCAACTTCCCTAGCCACTCGACTTGAATCTCGTTGTTTAAAAAATTCAAGTATCTTCTCTTTAGATTGTTGTTTTATAACTTCGATTGGAATCCCTACAGTCAAGACGCGGTGTTTTTTATCTTGTTGTAATGATGGCATCTTTGCTACAATTACGAGCAGTTCGTTAGATAAATCAATACTTTCCCACTCCATTTCATGCGCATTCTGTTCGAGGTATTCAATAATCGCCTCAAACACAAAGTCAATTTTCTTTGCAATTCCACTGGTTGCTCGTTGGTGTACAAAATTACGTTTGTTTATAGCATCTACAATCTCTGTAACAAATTCATCTGTTAATGCCGACATCAGAAACTCCTATTTTTGGATATTTATTCCAAAATAGGAGTGTGTCCAAATACAGGTGCATTTTATTACCAAACCGTGTCTTGTATCTGCATTATTGTGTTAGCAACATACGTCACATTTACTTGACTTGGAAGATGTGTTTTTTTAACTGCTTCGTTAACTTCATTATTCATATGATCTGCATATTCGATGATTTGTTCATATGACCAAGCTCCATTACGAATCGACAATAACTCTTGAGCATCTGGTCTCTTAACTTTAATAACACCTTCTGTTAAAGCTTCATATCCCATTCGCAGTAGCCGAACCAAGTGCATTGCATGTTTTGTATCATAACCAAATTGTTCTTCAAGGGAAGAACGAGCAACATTTCGGTTCTGTTTCCATGTCCAATAATTTTTCCAATTTGTGTGTGCTTCTTCAAATTGTTTAGAATTAATTTTAACAATCAATTCTGGAGTTTTTCCTTTTCTTGTTACAGTTTTTAACACAAAACTTGACATATTATCAAAATAAACCTTTTCATGGACAATTGGGTTACCGTTCTTATCCTTCCAACACGAACCTTTTTCGCTAAACAAAGCATATAAATTATCACCTAAACTCAATGCAGAATATCCATTAAATGGAACGGTTTTATTCCATTCCAAATTACTGGTGAAGTTATAAACAATACTAACATGATCAAGCTGTTGTGGAGCTTGAACTGGTTGTGGATTATTGACCCATTTGTTGTGACCTTTAATACGTTTTAACTGAGAAAATCCATATCCGGTTGTAGAGAACGCAATTTTTTTCGTTAACAAGTTTCCCCGAGCTTGACGAAGAATTTCATATCCTGGGGAAGAAAAAATCAAATCTTGTCCAGCTGTCCATAACAATTCTACCACATTTGGATTTTGTTCAACAGCCAACTTCATGAATTTATTCAATTCAAAAAATTTAATATCCCCATCAGGAAGCTCTATTTCTTCAACGTCAAAAAACGGAGTACGGATGCTAATTTGATCAGCAACAAATATTCCACGGATGTCTACATCTGATGTTGGAAGATTCGTTCCATATGCTCTTGAGCCTGCATACATCTCTACAACTTTGTTCCGATCTAAAACTTTTTTCATATCCATTTTTAGTTTCCAAATTAATTAAGTTGAAGAAATAAAGTAAATCATTTACTCAACTATGTCTACGATTTACTACACCATGCTGTTCTAAACACGCAAACCCTGTTGCAACGACCTGAAGAATTTCAAGTAGAGCATCACTATCACCATTTTTCATCCAAGCATCTTCAGCTTCAATCAACTCCTTTTTCATAATCAATAACCAGTTTGGAATTGTGTGAATTTTTTGTTCAATAGTCCCCCACTTCAAATCTTGATATGTGCGTTCTGCTATAATAGCGTTTATCACATCTGTTCTAGGCACATTGTTCATGTTATGGTCTCCATTAAATTTGATTTTATGAATCGTATTTTACCACAATCCCATATCCGAATACAACCATTAATATCACAATTAACTCTTTCACTCAGTAGTGGATCAAAATTCTGAAGTTTTTTAGATAAAAACTTCCTTCTGTAATTAAATTTATGAACTCGTTTATTGTTTTCAATATAATAATAATCTGGTTTTAATAATTTATTAAATACAAACCCGTTATTAACGTATAACTCTCCAACACTCCATCGACAATCTGCAAATGTAATTATTTGTTTCCATGTATGATTGTTACAAAAATGAGAAATTAATTTAGAAAACCCACCAGGAACGATTGTTGATGTTGCATATCGATTTAACACGAATGTGCCATTGGACTGTTTGATGAATGTTATTGCTGCTACGATGCTCTCTTTATATTTTAATCCATAACTAATCGAACCAGGACCATCTCCCTGAATGTGATATTTTTCAAAAAACTCACGTTTTTGGTAATATTCAAGTGGCACAATAATGGTTTTTCTAGCAAATATTGAGTTCTGATGATCTTCTTGAATAATATGAAGAATTTTTTGTTTTATTATATCTGTTTGATAAATCCACTCATCTGAAAATATTGTCAATAACCTAATCTTGTGTTCGGTACACCGATCCAATTTTTCTTTATGAAAGTTTGGTGTTTTAAATTTGTCACTGTGCCAATATAACCCGTTATATTCAATTGCGACATTATAGTCCGGAAGAAATATATCAAGTTCGTGTGGTGCAATAATTTGCCTATTACCAGTCACAAATTTGATATTATGTTCAGCTAAAAAATCTGTTATTTGACTCTCTTGATAACTATGAGCATAATAGCGCACATCAATAGAAAATTTTAACATTCTTGTTGATATTAATTTTTCATCCTTTAAACCTAATTCTGTAGCAATTTGTTGAAGTGGTTTTCTAAGTGTGTGATGTTGATTTATCAACCATTCTTTATTTGTTAATTTTTCCAATACATCACTAGAAAAATTGTCATATCTATGTTCCTGTTGTTTATGTTTTACATAATCCAGCTTTGACGTAGATGTAACACCATACTTATACATAATTGTATCATGTGCTACTTGTTGTACAGCTTTACTTTGAAGGGGAAAATCAACTCCGTATAATCTTTGATTAGTTGATTGGCGTTGATATTTGCCACTATCTGACTGTTGATGATATTCTGTTCCGTATAAGTTCATGTTTGTTTCACGGGCTTTGGCTTTTACTATTTCATTTTGGGTTGGATACTCTACTCCATACTTAATTAAACACGTTTTCTTATACTTGGCCTTAACTGTATCAGTTGTTCTTGGGTGACCCCCATACCTCGTGTTATTTGTGTCTGATATTTGTTGTTTTTTATCAGGTGAGTTGTTACTACAATACGTACTACAGTATTGTCTGTATCCAGTTGTATTATTGAATTTAACTATATTATTACCACACACCAAACACACTGGGTGTTTGGTGATATTATGCATTATGCAATACAGTCGTTCTGATAAAGAGGTCGCAAGTGAACCTTGTGTAAATGAGTATATCGCCTGTCGTAAATCTGGGAGGTTTTCAAGTATTTTACGTCCAGATGAATTTACTCTACCAGACTTCAATATAATGTTGAAGAGTTTTAATTGGGCGATCAACTCTTCTCGTGACATTACTCTTCTTCAGCCTTTTTAAGGCGTTTTTTCTTAGAAGATTCTCCAGATGACATATCCACAACTTCATTGTCTCCAAGTTTCACTTGCAGAAATGCATCTGTTAATGTTTCACATTGTGCCAAAATATCAGGTGCAAATTGATTGAAATTTTTGGATTGAAATTTTTCTTCTCCGAATTTATACCAAGACCCGTTCTGTTCTACTACTCCCAACCCAACAGCAGCCTCTAACAAGCCATTATATGAATCCATACCAGTTTCATATGGGACCTCAATAGTAACACTCATAAATGGTCTACAAAATCTTGTTTTATACCCTTCACATTTCATACGTATGCCTTGGACATCACTAGGAGTGTCTCCTCGTAACTTTAACTTTGTCAGTAGTGTAATTTGGGACAGAGAATATTTTACTGCATCATTTACAATCCATACTCCCTCACCGTTCATCACATCTTGATTCTTATATACTTGGTGTGTTACAATCATACTAATATTTTGATGTTTAATGGCATGCACGAATTGTCTCAAGACAGACTTCATCTGTTTGCTTCGTTGTCCTTGGTCGCCCTTGAGAACACCTTTATCAAAGTTTTCTTCTTCAGTTTCGGTCATGAGCATATCTAAACTATCTATAACAATCACTACTTTTGGTGCATTAGGATCTCCGATTCCATACTCTTTCTCATATGATTTAAGAAACGACGACACATATTTTTGAGCTTGTGGAATAGTATCCAAATCTGCATGAATAAACATATCTTCACTAACGTCTACACCAATCTTGGAAGCAAACACTGCATCGAGTGCGTGTTCACTGTCTCCAACGACTGCAAATATTCCCTCTTTTTGTGCTTCTCTTATACAATTACAGGTAATAAACGTTTTTCCTGAGCCTGATGGGCCAGCGAAACAAACTATACGACCTTGGGGAATTCCCTTCAAAAAACTACCCGAAATAGTTTTATTTAAAGCGTAATTTCCAGTGGAGAACCAGTATCGAGGTGGCTCAGCAGCACCTATATCAATTCCTACTTTATCCATATCTTTAACAAAACCTTTAACAAACTCTGTTTTAAACTTTACCATTTTTCATCTCCTGTTTTATTTTAGACCATTCACTACCCCAAATGGTGACTAAATTGTATCCATACTGTTTAATAAGTTGTTCTCTCAGCTGAGTCTCATTCCATAGTTGTTCAGCAGTTTTTGATAAAAACGAAAACGGAACATCTGCTGGATTTAACACATCTAAGTTTCCATGCCACATATCCCCATAAAATTCATACACTGTGTTAGTTTCTGGAATAAACCCATCAAAAAACACATGTTTCTTTCCCAATTGCTTATGTACTTGTCTTGTCTCTGGTTTGTCAGGGACTCCAACATAGTCTAACCACTCTTGTTCACTTTTGGATGCTACTCTGCTGCATTTTCTGCATCCACACCTAGCATTTATATGAGTATCAGGAACTTGACTGAATACTCCATGTTTTTTACATATTATATTAACAGGAGTTTTACTATTGATATACTCTACTAAAGAATAATCATACATATCACCATGTGTGTTAATCGCTTTTTGAATAAATATGTCCTTTCCACTTTTGTTATAAGTTTTACAATTAGGACACCCTACACCATATAAATGGTCATTGGGTTTTCTTAGAAAGTGCCCATGTTGTGGACATATTATCTGAACTTTTTGTTTATTGTGAATATACTCAACTAAAGAATAATCATATTTGTTATCATATAATAAATTGCATCTATCAATAAATGTTTGTGTAGATAACCGTTGATTATCAGCCTTACAGTATTTGCAACCATATCCAGCTAAATGTTGATATGGCTTTTGTAAAAAAGGTCCATGTTTTCTACAAATAATAGTAACTGGTATATGAGAATTTTTATAGTTAACTAACGAATAATCGAACAACCCACCATGAATTATGTGGGCTTGTTCGATAAACACCTTTTCCGTTTTTTGTTGCACGTGTTTATAAAGTATTATTCACTATCTACCTTATTTGCCTTACGACGAGCACGAAGTCTTGCTAAAATTGCTTCCGGATCGTCATCATCACCATCAGAAGATGAGTCAGCAGGAGTAGATTCTACTTTATCTACTTTAGTTGTGGTTGGTTTCTTAGTAGATTTTTCAACGACATCCTTGATAGATGACACTTTAGTGACAGGTGTATCATCAACATTTTCGGTGTTATCAGATCCCGAATTATCAGAGTTATATTCTTCCCCAGTCATTGCAGCTTTAAGCATTGCTTCAACTTTGTCTAAGCCTGGGTTCTTGGGAAGTAACGTAGATAAGTTGATAAGAGACGCTTCAACATGAGATACAGTTTCATCGTCAAGATCACTTGCACGTTTAGCGAATGAACTGCGTGAATAATCCGCATAGTCGCCACTTTGACGCTTTTTAATCATGAAGTTTGTTCCACCTTCATACAAATATGGGATTTCTTCCAAATCACCACTTTCAAAAGCGTCCTTAATTGCATCATAAATCTTACTACCTAACGCTAGATAACGAATTTTACCTTGGTGAGTTTCACCTGTTTCTTTATCCGCAGGTAGAGGATCTTCGATTATCAATGCTTGAGCAATGTATTGCTTCTTACGCCAATATTTCTTACCGTTTGTTTTATCATCTTTCTTGTAAAAGGCAGCTGATACCTTACAAATTGGACAATCTTCACCATACATCTTAAGACATGGTACTGATTTATTTTCCCCATTAATACTTAAAGTATGCATTAATTTTTCAACTAAGAACCCCATTGGGTTTTCTTCATTTGCGTCAGGTAAAAAACGTACAGTTGATTGTTCTCCTACTTCCATATTCCAAAATGGGTAATAATTATTTTGTCCACCTTCGGTTGCGGTTTCGGATTTCTTGAATTGACTCTTGAGGTCATTTAATGAGAGTTTAGCCATTATTATTCTCCTTTTCACTTTTCTCGTGTTGTGATTGAATTCACTTTTAAATAATACATTTTTTTCGCTTAGAGATCAAGGGTTATGATCACGGTTGTAGAAAATGATTTCTACACATGTATTTATGTTAGTTATGAAAAACGTTACAACAAAGTAATAGGGTCAAGATAATGATAATAACAAAATTTTCCCCGTAAACCCTACTGAGAACGTAATTTGCATGGTATTGTTATCTACAAACAATACTTGGATTGGTATAATGGGAGTTTGTACTCCATTAACATCAACATATATATTATACATAATATCAGCTGAGTTTAAATTGTGGGTAATGATCCATATGTTAGAGTTGATTGTAATTATCTCTTTATATGATTTACTAATACCCAAACTCGATACTGAGTTATCAACATACTGCTTTGTTGCTGCATTTAAGTTGGATGTTGGGTCTCCAACCAAAGATAGATCACCAGTCATACTACCACCCGAGGTAGACAATCGCGTTGCAGTAGTGACATCAACATATTGTCTTGTTGCTGCACCCAGACTATTTATTGGGTCTCGATATAAAATTAAATCACCAGTCATAACATCTCCACCCCTGTTCACATAGGAGCCAATGTTTTGACTTACTTGAGTGTCAACATACTGTTTTGTTGCAGCTTCGAGAGCAGTGTGAGGATCTGAGGCTAGTTGTAATATCCCTGTCAACGTTCCACCTGTTAGGCTTAGATATAACTGATCAGCAATAACTTGACTCAAACCTCCACCTAGTGTTACGTTACTAACCTGTGTGTCAACGTATAATTTCGATGCTGCTTCTAAACCATATTGTGGATCACCTTGCAACATCAAATGACCATTTACAGTAAGATCCCCAGAAACGGTATCCCCCGTTTTTTTAACATACAAACCGTCGGTTTGTGTTTGTGTGAGATATAAACTTGTGGCAGTAGTTTCAGAAGTTGTTATAGCATTATCAACATATTGTTTTGTTGCTGCTCCATAACTAGTGGTTGGATTTCCGGATAAAATCAACAACCCGTTCATTGTGTCTCCAGAAATGTTTACTGGAGTAAAACCAAGCGTATTAATTAAATCAACTGATGTTTGGTTAGTCCCAGACGTAACTAAACCATTAACATTAACAGTTACTGAGTTATAAGTTCCTGGAATAATACCTGAGCTTGATAGAGTCGTTACAATTGACCCAGTTCCTGAACCGGATACTGCACCTGATAATGTAATTGGTTGATTTGGGGATGAACTGATTGAACTATCAACATAATGTTTTGTCGCTGCACCGTTGTTTACAACTGGATCTCCCGATAGAACCAGCAACCCAGTCATTACATCTCCAGCTTTGTTAATTGGAGTAAAGTTTAGGGCAGTAGTAACGTCTGAGTTACTGAGAGAGTTTCCTACTGTTACCAATCCCTTGGAGTTCACTGTGATTTTTGAATAAACTCCTGGTGTTACACCAGAATTAGCTAACGTTGTCGAAAAAATAGAAGTTCCTGAACCTGTAACATCACCAACCATTGTAATTAGTTTATTTGGTATATTATCAACATACTGTTTTGTAGCAGGTTGCATTGCTGATGATGGGTCTGAGTTTAACGTTAAAGGACCTGTTAAAGTTCCACCGGAAATGTTTAATTTGATATCATCCAATTCTTGCAAATTCTGTTGAACAGTAGTGGCACTTAAATCGGTATATGCAACTGTCGAAACAGTAGAAGCTGTATGTGTATGAGCTAAGGGTGTTCTTGCATTTGAATTTCGTGGGTCGTTATCACCAACAGCCACAGGGTTTAATGGATCTGTTGCTTCAACGGATAATTTAACAACTCCAGTAATGGTAGATGATGCTTTTTGAGTTCCAAGACCAGGATCACCTTTAGGTCCAGTTAAACCAGCTGGGCCAACCGCACCTAAACCCTGCATAAACATTATTGTTGTTTTGGATGTTACTCGAGCGATGGGGACTTGTGTTGGTCTAAAAGAATTGATAATAGCAGGATCGATATCTGTTAATGATCCGTTTGTATCTACCCAAAGTGGAGCATTTATTGTTGTCCAGTTCCACCCAGGATTCGTTATAATTCCCTGAAATATGACTGGGGTTACTTGATCGTAGGTAGCAGATTTAATACACATCATTAATACAGATGATGATGTATCTTCATAATTTGCCAATCTAATGCGGTTGAAATCTGAGTATGTGACTACGGAGAACGATGAGATGTTTTCATTTGCCTGAGCAAACGTAATATCTGTTTCAAGTCTATTTGACATCTCAAATGTTCCATCAACAAACCATTGGTCTTCAGATGAAAAGAATGTGTTATCAGATTTTTTGAGAGCTGAACCCAATCCATCAAACAATATTCTTCCTGATTTATAACTCACATTTGATCCTACTTGAGTTCCAGGTTGATTTAATACAAGAGTCGTTCCATTAAGAAGGGCGCCAGCGAATACTCGGATACACTCGACCCAACGAATACTATCCCAAAAACGCATCTTGTTTGCAGTCGTATCAAACCAGTGTTGATTCAATTGGGGGGAGGGAGGGTTTGTAGCGCTAACAATTGGTTGAACACTAGTGAAACCAAATGTTCTCACTGCTGTGTTTTTATTAATATCCCAATACAACCAACTTGAATCTGTTGAGGATAAATTTGTCCAAGCTGCTATTGTTACTTGACTTGAGGGTTCTGTGAACATATATTCTGCAGTGCCAAAAGAGGCTGTGAACACTGCAGGACTACTTCCCACGTTAAGATTAACTGTTGTTCCTGTTTTAGTAAGAAAGTCTGACTGACTTTGAACTATACCTTGTCTAAAAGATAGTAACATAATGTGTTGTACTCACCATAATATTTTATATATTTATAAATTGTGCAACACAATGGTGGTGTTAGTGTTTTAGTGTCGTACTTCCCAGACTACTTCAAAATCTGGACATTCATAAAATGTTTGTGGATCTAACCTCATACCATATTGAGCAATCATAGCTTCAAACTGTGCAAAGTTTTTATCATAGTCATTATCACCCATCAATGCAGCTCTAACCAATTCTACGCACGAGAGATTTTGATCTTGACTAAGATCAAAAAGAGTATCGTACGGCTTACCAAGTTCTGTTTTAGCTTTATCTAACGCTGCTGTCCAATCTTCAAGAGTCATATTTTTTGGTTTCAATAAAGCAACAGAGCTACATTGTTGATCAAATACGTCATTGAATCCAGAATAATGAACACCAGTATCTGTAGATTCTATAAACCTGAAGTCATCAGTTGTATCAACAGTGTCTTCAAGGTTCATAAATGAATGTCCATAATATCCAGGTTTCTTAAATTTTGAAAGGATCCAGTGAGCTAATTGAATAAAATAAACCGAAAGGTGTCCACGATGCATTGATAATATCACATAATAATCTTTTGATAACTTTTCATTGAGAGTGTCTCGTTCTGATTGAGTTAAAACTCGTTTTGAGTTCCAGTTAACTTTTCCAATCAACATAATGATTACACTCACAACTACAACGTAAGTTCTCGAAAAGGACATTTTAATTTTATTAAACATAGTGGATGTACTCCTTTGTATGATTACACAGGTACGCGATTTGCAAGAACTTGAGCTGCTCTACCGACACCGATAAGTCCAAGTTGTTCTAACATTTGTACACCTGCGATTGTATTAGGGTTTGTTAATTGAACTTCTGCAGACAGCTCCATATCTTTTGCCATCGTCAATAAAATTGCCTTATAATTGGCTGGAATATTTGGATTTGACTGAACATTATCGATTCCAACACGTTCCGCTAAAGTAAACAACTGTCTAAATTGAAACTTAGTAATAACAACTCCAGCAGCTATTTCTGGATTTGCTGCAATCCATGTATCTAGTGTAGTTTGATCAGGGATTGGAGCACCTGCATCCCATATAAGATCTGCATAAACTGAACCATCTCCATTTGCGTGGCATTGAACGGCTGGAAATCCAACACTAATTGCCTGAATGTATGTCATTGTCATAAGTTTTTCTCCAATAATTGTAATATGTATATACCAGTGTATTTATGATATGTGTTTGTAATTTATGCTAATTCTGAAACAGTAACACCACTCTTAGCTAACATACCGTTGAAATTATTCCCTGTTGTGCCTGTTTGGCCAATATACCAAGTTCCAGTACCATTGCTTATACCGACTCTAATAGAGTAGGTTTGAGTTGATGTAGATCCAGGTGTATCGATAAAATTAAATGGTAGAGTATAAATTAGAGTAGTTGTACTAATGCTTGCTCCGACAACACCAATACAAGTAGATCCTCTAAAAAATGCAGCTGTTAATTGTCTTGATGTTGTACTCAATGAGTAACAAAATGCCCCAGAGATATTAACATTACTAGTGGTATAGGTGGGGGTAATTGTGTGGGACCATATTTGCGTTCCCATAGCTGTAGTTGGTGTGGTATTAGCTAATGTTATTGTTGATGTTCCTGTGGTTGCAGCTATATTAGAGAAAGTTTGTTGTATCGGTTGTCCGGACCCAACTACAGGAACACCTGCACTCAATAAGATCCACGATGCTCCATTATCTCTATAAATTAGGTTAGTGTCTGTTGTAATATACACGTTTCCAACGTTTCCTGCTGCTGGCAACGCAGAAAATATACCGGAAGTAATTTGGGGAGTATTTCCACCATTTAATAAAACAGGTGTTCCATTAACATCTGGAGTATTAGCAAAACTATATGAGCCGAAGACTGGTGTTGACATTTGTTTTTTCCTATTTTATTATTATTTATCAATCTCTCGACTAAGAAAACCCCAGATGCTTCAGCATTGGGGTAGTTCACTACATTGGAGGTCTACTGTCTCCAGATATATAGCTAGCTGAATAAGTGAAATTAACTCCAGTGGCAGTACCGATTGGTGTTAGGTTATTTCCCTGTCCTGAATAATCTATTATTTTAGTAACGGTTGTTCCTGGGGCACCCTCATCGAATAACAAACTTGTTATTAAACCATATACCAACCCATCTTTATCTCCAGCAGTTGAATATGCCGTCAATATTTCATCCGCTGAAAGTACTCTATTAAAGTATGAGATGTCGTCAACTGAAAATGTACCTGTTTCACTAACTCCACCACCTGGATAACCGTTTATATACACAGCTGTAATTGTACCAGCTTGTTGTGCTACAGTTGCAGAATTTACGAATTTTCCATTAATATAAATACTGTGTGTTGTTCCATTGAAGGTATATGCAATGTGATTCCATGCATTTGATGTTGGTAATATTATATTATTAGATGAAACAAGTATAGTTCCACCCCATGTCCACACATCAACATTACCATTTCCAGAACTTGTTCCAATTTGAATTGCAGTTCCACCACTAGTTGCTGTATTATATGTACCAACCATACTTATTTTACTACCAGAACTAAAATTTGCATTAATCCAAGTCATTAACGTAACTGGTGTTAGAGCATTAATAGCTAGTGCTCCTGTTTGACTAGCCAAATGATAATCAACTGCTCCTGGAGTTGTAATAGCCATATCAGGTCCTTAAGTAAACTGAATAGTTATTTCTGACAATAACCAGTTATAAGCTAAATTACCACTCACACTCACATTTCGTGTAATTTCCATTTGACATAAATTTCCTGCTGTCAGTGAGAGTGATGCAATGGAAAGTGTTTGTGAATAATATTGATAATATGCATTTGTTGGGACTGTGACAGTTGTCAGGTTTGTTGCAGCTGTCCATGCTCCGATCACAGCGTTATTGGGGATATTTCTAGTATAAACTTTAAGTTGTAAGTTAGCAGCTGATGCTGGTGCTGTTTGCGATCTTCCTTTGTAGGAAAACGTAACATTAGTAGCTCCTGCCGGTACAGGAACAAAGCACCCAACACCTTGTTCTACTGTGTTTGAAAATTGTCTAATATTCATAGCAGAAAAGGCAGGATCTACTGTTGTTGGCGCTAATGCATTTACAGTCCAGTCAGCTGTATTTGGTGAATCAAGACTAGTTGCAAAGTATGAGAGAGATCGTAATGGTGGTAACCCAGATATATCTGCTGCTGTTAGTGTTACATCTCCAATCCTTCCTGCTACAGATGTAACAGAACTTGCTCCAGATCCAACCACAGTAAGTCCGTTTGCAATCACTACAACTCTAATACTGTGTGTGTTTCCTGTTACTGTAATCGTCGCTGAATTCGATGAGGTGAGAACTACCTTATCTGCTTGTATTAAAGTATTTGTGGTAGTATCGAACAATGATATAACCACATTTTGTGTTCCAAGATTATGACTTACAACGGCTGAATATAAATTACCCGATACGAGTGTCCAAGAGGTAATTGTCGTAGAATAAGAGCTTGGAGTCGTTGCATTATTAACCCAAACACTCCCATTGTAAGTTAGAACTTGTCCAGATATGGGTGAGGTTAAAGTAACATCAGATAACCCCGCTAATGCTTCTTGGGGTCCAATTTGAACAATAGAATCAGATCCATTATTCTTTTTAATATACATCTTACCATCGTAGGTGTTGATAGCAATCTCACCTAACTGAAGATCGGTTGTAGCTGGCACCTTTGCCGCCACAGACGATCTCTTAATTAAAATCGTATTTGTAGCCATTATATTCTCCTATATAGGAAACACCTCCCGTATATACGGGAGGTTACCACTTATTTACTAGAACGTGCCACCATCAATAACCTGACCCACAATCATTGCATTTGTAATACCATAACCAGTCGTGGTTGTTGGTGTTGCAGTTACTTGTGAGAACGGAACAGTTAACGCTACGGCTGTACCAATTGCAGTTACTAATCCTTTCGAGTTAACTGTGATTGGGTAATGATTTGCACCACCTGTGTTATACGTTCCTGCAACTACTCCACTATTCGCAAGTGTCAGAACAACTGAAGTGGTACCAGAACCAGTTGCATCACCAGTGAATGTGATATTTTGGTTTCCAGTCAAATAAGCAGTCGTAGATGCAGCAGTTACCTGACCTTGAGCATTTACTGTGAATGTGTTGTAACCAGAACCAGCGGTAACTGCGGTGTTAGTAATACTAAACGCATTTCCAGATAATGTTAAACCTGTTCCAGCTGTATACGTATTAGCTCCGGTAAACTGGGAGAACGTAATGTTTGTGGTTCCAACAGTGATTACGCCTGATACGTTTTCTGTCCAACCTGTACTTGCTAAGGTAGTACCTTGATCAACATACACAGCCATACCAGCGACTTGTGTTGAAGTTGTTGCATCTGTTGCACGACCCCAAGCACCTGTGGCAACAATATATATGCCATTCTGTGAACCTGTTGTTTGATTCTTAACCAACACACGGTCCCCAGCAACAACAGCAACGCCATCAATTGTTTGTGTACCAGAAAGTGTTATATTTGCAGTTGTTGCAACACGAACTGCTTCTTTCCACGACAATCCAGCGACAGCATTATCAACATACTGTTTAGTAGCTGCACCAAGAACATTTACTGGATCTCCTGAAAGAACCAACAATCCGGTCATAGTGTCACCGGCTTTATTAACTGGTGTATATGCTAACGCTGTTGTAACATCACTAGATGTGAGTGTTACTGCACCAGTACGTGTATTAAAGGACAATACACCAGTATTTCCAAACGTAATGTTGCCTGTTGCTCCTGAAACGCTAATACCAGAACCTGCAATTGCTGATAATACACCAGTGTTAGCAATCGTAACTGCCCCTGTTGCCCCGGAAACGCTAATACCAGAACCCGCTACATTTGACGTAACACCAGTATTGTTGATTGTAACTGTTCCTGTTCCATTAGAAACGTTAATTGCTGTTCCAGCTGTTACTGTTTTATATTCAAGTCCAGTTGCACCTGAATTGACTCCAAGAATCTGATTGGCTGCTCCAATTGAAGAAAGTCCAGTTCCACCATAACCTGTTGCAACTGTTGTTCCATTCCAGACACCAGATGTAACAGTTCCCAATGTAACTATAGAACTACTACCTGCAGCAGGTGCACGAGAGGTATCAGTTGGGTGAATATGATCTTGTCTTGCATACAAATATGAAGTACCGACTGCAACTGTTCCATCCATAATTGGATTAGCTGTACCGGCTTGACCAAGAACAAACGCAGTAGTTGCAATTTGTGTTGAGTTAGTACTAACAGCTGCTGTTGGAGCAGATGGAGTTCCTGTAAATGTTGGAGATGCTAATAATGCATACGAGGCTGCAGGTGTACCACCTAGATTGGTTGAATTTGAAGCTGTCCCAGAAATATTAATACTCCACGTTCCAGAAGCACCAGTACCTGTCAATGTTGGAGCGTAAACTGAGTTAATATCAGTAATACCATAACCTGCAACTGTTGTGGGTTTACTTGTAATTGAACTCCATGCTGGTGTGATTGTTACTGCTGAACCAGTTGCTGTTACACGTCCTTTAGCATCTACAGTATATGGTGTAATTGCTGTTACACTATTGTTGTATGTTCCTGCAGTGACTCCACTATTTGCAAGTGTTAATGTAATTGCTGTTGTTCCTGAACCAGTAGCATCACCAGACAATGTGATATTCTGGTTTCCAGTCAAATAAGCGGTTGTAGAAGCTGCTGTGACTTGACCTTGACTGTTAACTGTAAATGTATTATAACCAGAACCGGCGGTAACTGCGGTATTTGTAATACTGAAAGTGTTTCCAGATAATGTTAAGCCTGTTCCTGCAGAATATGTGCCAGAACCGGTAAATTGAGCAAATGCTAAACTTGTTGTCCCAACTGTAATTGCACCAGTTGTTGTTTGTGTCCACCCTGTATTTGCTAATGTGGAACCTTGATCAACATAAACCGTCAAACCTTGAATCTCTGTTCCTAAATCAGCATCTGTAGATCTTGTCCATGCACCAGAACCTGCAATGTAAATACCATTTTGAGATGCTGTTGTTTGATTTTTAACTAAAACACGATCACCAGCAATAGTAGTATACCCATCAATCGACTGTAATCCTGAAAGAGTTATGTTTGCAGTAGTTGCACACATAACAGCTTCTTTCCAAGAAAGACCTGCAATGGCATTATCCACATATTGTTTTGTGGCAGCACCTAAAGCTGCTGATGGATCTCCTGAAAGAACTAACAATCCAGTCATCGTATCGCCGGCTTTGTTAACTGGTGTATATGCTAACGCTGTTGTAATATCACTAGCGGTTACTGCAGTTGTTCCAGTAACAAGACCTTTGCCGTTTCTAGTAATTTTTAAGAAAGAACCTGAACCACTGTCGGTAATTGTTGCAAGAGTTGCTGTTATTGCTGTAGTACCTGACCCAGACACGTCTCCAGAAAGAGTAATTGTTTGGTTTCCAGACAATGGAGTATATCCAAGAGCTGTGCTGACATCTGAAGATGTTAATGTAACAGCTCCTGTTCTACCAAATACAGACGTTACTGGAAAAGCAATCGCTGTAGCTGATGCTGCTGTTACTAAACCTTTACCATTTACTGTAAACGATCCTACGTGTGTACTATCTCCAAATGTTCCTACGTTTGAGTTAACTGTTGCTAAGGTAAGAGAAACAGCGGCTCCACTAACTGAACCAGAAACATCACCAGAGTATGTGTACAAACCAACCTGAATGACACTGTCTGTGCCATTATTGATGTGCATATACATCTTACCATCATATGTGTTTAACCCTACTTCACCGATAGCAATATCTGTGATCGCAGGAATTTTTCCTGGGGTTGACGTTCGTTTTAAAAGAATCTGATTTGACATTTACTACTCCTATTTTTGGTTAAAATGTTCCTGCATCTAGTGATATTTCTATATTTTGTGCTGATATTAATTTCCCAGTTTGATCTACCGTAAACTGTCCAACAGAACTAGCAGTTCCATATGTACCTGCCAATATCCCACTTGCTGTTGCTGTTGATAATAAAACCCAATCTGTGTTAGTTTGTCCTGTTTTAAGGTACAACCCACTATCTGTTCCAAAAGAACGAAGGAATAGAGATCCTTCAGGGGCCTCGTAACCGGTTACTGAAGGATCAATTGTGCCTTGCGTTATTAAAACATCATCACTTAATGATAATGTTTCAATTCTAAATGCACTGTCTATGTGAGCCAAGGTTGTTTCCTTTTAAAAAAGATTAAACTGCAGAAACGCGCTTGATCTTAACTTCCATGTTTGTTGTAGATGTTACTGTTAGCACTAAATCACCACCTGATACTGTAACAGCTGCTGCAATTCCAGCAACACCAACGCCAAGCCTTAAAATTCCATATTCGTTATAATCAACATCTGCACCATTAGTTGCACCTAATACTTCAAAAGAGGACATATTAGCAGGTGTTCCTGTTTGTGTTGCGTAAACGATCCATTTAGCAACAACCGCAGTAACTGTATCTGTAATACTTTGTGTACCAGTTCCAACAACTTTCTTACCAGACTGTTCAACATAATCTGCAAGTGCTTGAATATTAGAATCAACAGAACTACCAGCAGTGATGATTGTATTTGTAGTTACACCAGCACCAATCGCGGAATCCAATTGTGTCAATACGTTTGTGATACTTGTTGGAGAGGTAACATTGTTAAATGTTGCTCCTGCTGCATTAAATGTACCATTAGCATTAACTAAACCACCAACGGATGTTTCAATGGCATCAACTTCTGTTTGTACGTTATTAGATTGACCCTGTAATGTAGAAATCTGACCATTAATCGTTGTAATACTTCCATTTATTGTGGTAATATCACCTTCTACTGTAGTCATACGACCAACAAATGCTGGATCAATTGTTATTACATAACCCACATCAGAAGAACCTGACACTGCGATCAAATTTGCTGTACCCTGCACGTTCGAGTTTGTATTATCAATTATATCAACACCACCAGATGTATTCCAGACTAAACCGTCACCTGCATTTGCATAGAAAGCTGTACCTGCTCCAACAACGAACCAACCTGATGTTGATGCCTTATAATAATCTCCAGCGTCTTTTCCATTTGTTGGGAGAGTTGCTAAATCAAAAGGAGTTACTTGTGCAACACCAGCTGTTAACACTCCAACATAATTAAACGCATTTCCTAAGTTTGTGATTTCTGTTTGAAGATTAGTAATCTGAGAATCTACATAACTGGATGCAGCTTGTTTGGACCACTTATTGGTACCTACTCCAGCAGTAATTTTTGTATATAAATCGCCAGAACTATGATCAAGATACAACGAACCTACGGGAGCCAAACTTGGGTCACCCGCTGCTCCTGGTACACCAGCACCTTCAAGAATTTGAATATTGTCTAATTCTAAACCTTTTGTAATACGAAACATTGATAAAGCCATGATAAACTCACTCCTAAAAATTTGTTATTTGGTTAATAAATTCAATTACGTTGTCTTTATATTTGCTATATTTATTACAAAATCAAAACTCTCATGGTTAATTACACTAATTGTAATCAGTCCGGATTGAATACTCACTTCAAGAGTAAAATTCAAACTATCTCCCACAATACCATATGAATTGTATGAAACGGTAGTTCCCACCTTAACTGCTAAAATTTCAAATGCTTGAGCTTTAGTATTTGGTTGATCTGTGATCGTTACAATCCATTTAGCAGATATTCCACTACTTTGGACCAGTATCGTTTGTGTATTAGGAGGGACTGTGTATGTGCTTGGGTATCCCAAAACACTACCCAAGCCACCTTGGACTGGTTTGGATAAAACTAATGGCATGTCTTTCCTTTGTAAGGATGTTATTCGTTGTTAGTGTATTTACTTCACTTTTAAAATAATTATTAGATTTGTTTAACAAATTTAATAGGTTAAAAACATACTTCGATTCTTCTTTGTGTTTGTAAACAATAAATAATAAGAAACATTTTAAAAACAAGGAAGTCAAATGAATGTCATCATTAGTTCATTCTTAACCCAAAACAACGAACCTGCGTTGGGTCTGTTACCTACAATACGTATTTGGAAAATAACTGAAACATCCCAAACACTTGTAGTTCCTGGTAGTGGACCAGAACTAACAATGACTGAGGTTGGGGATGGTTTTTATAAATTTGATTTTACTGATACATTGGGGTTTAATTCATTAAACACTTATGTTGCTAGAATTGATGGAGGAGTTGCATTGGATAGTACTGGAGAACGGTTCCAGGCTGTTAATATCGACCTCACTACTGCAGGTAATGCCACTATCACACCAACAGATATCAGTACTATTGTTAATGGTGTATGGGATGCAACAGCAACAAACCATATGGTACCTGGAACAATGGGGTCATTTCAGAATGAAACTCACGCGGATGCACAACAAACTTATATCAATGTGACTACAGCTATTAACCTAATGACAACATTATTAAAATATGAAAGAAATAGAACAAGAATAGATAAATCAGCCATGACGTTAACTGTTTACGATGATGATGGAATTACACCTATTGAAGTATTTAATCTTAGGGATTCTACGGGCAGTCCATCAGTCACTGAAGTATGTGAACGACTTCCAGTATAAAGGAAAATATTGTGGATTCTATGGGTGGCATTCTTCTAAAAGGTCTTGGTGCTCCAGCATGCTGTGGATTAATATTAGCACAATTTAATCTTGCTAAGTGTTGTCAATATACAGTCACTGTAACATCACCAATACAATATGATGGAGGATCTCGACCATTGGCTCCTGGAGAAATACATCAGTTTTACACTCCAGTGAGTCCAACAGGAAGAGTAACACCTGGAATTAAACCATTAGAATATTTAACACCATACAATCCCCCAAGGCCGGTTGATAAAATTGTCGTCGAGTTAAAGGTTAAGGACAAAGACCCAATCGTTAAGGAATATTACGTTCCTCAATATCACTCTAAAGTTATTTTACAAGTAACCAGATTTACAGCGGGAACTGCAGGTATTATATCGGTATCAGTTACAAATTTAAAAAATGAGTTTAAGAAAAAAATACAAGTATTCATTGATAAATTCACCAAACGATAAATAAACAAAAAAGGTTTAAACATGGACACTATTACCGTCAATCGTACAAAACAAACAACAGTGGAATTTGATTTAAGAGTTGAAGGAGCTTCTACAGAAGATGCCCGTTCCAGGCTTATAATTCATTGTGAAGGGTTTAATTTAATGTTTGATTGTAAGCGAGATTCTCAATCTACTTTCATAACTACTATTCCCCCTGTTTCTTTTCTCGATAGAGGAACTCATGATTGTAGCGTTGAAGTTATAATAAACGGTCAATTGTTTACTCCTCTGAAAGGTACTGTTATTGCTGTTGATGACGTATCAGTTTCTGTGTCACCCAAATCAAACTCAAAAGATGAAAATAATGAGGAAGGTGAAGAATATGAAGAAGAGAAAGCTTCTCCTAAATCAATTTTAAATTATATGCAAAACCATGATGCTGTTGAGGAAGAAGAAACAGTAACTGAACATATTACCCCAATAATAAAAACACCAAGAAAGATTGAAAAGAAGAAGAAAAGTGTAGTTAATGAGAAGGAAGTTAAAGTACGACAAATTTTAGAGTCTATGGATCACCCCGTAAAGAAGAAAACAAGATCCATTTCTCTAAAAACTCTCACTTCAACAAAAAATTAAATCACGATTCTCATGACTTCAAGTTGATCTATCAACTTGAACAAATGTTTACACATTCCAGGTTTGTGAGAAGGATTAACATCGGGTCTGTTTGTTTTCTTTACGTACGGAGGAGGTGGATTTCCATCCAATGAATCTTTTTGATAATTGGTTTGAGCAAATCTGTAATAAAAATCCATACAATTACACTTCACTTTAACGTCATTTACACCTGAATTGATGGGGTGAATGTTGTAACTGGTTCCATCGGAACCATCAAATGAAACTAATCTGTTCGATGGTTGTGTCTCATAAAAAACATTTTCAAACTCAATAGAACAGTTATATCTATGTCCTCCACTATTAGCAACAGCATCAACTTTAAGCACATTAGACTTAGTATATGGCAGCAGTTTCACGTTTGAAATGTTTATAGAGCTTACTACCTTTTGCCTTTTGGATGTATCGGGAAATGCATCTTCCGACGACTTCTGTAAATTTTTAAGCGTAAGTTCTAGTAACGTTGTCATATGAAAACCTCTTTATTGTATTTATATCAAAAATAACTGTTGACTGATTTGTTTTTATGTTGTATAATTACATTGTCCCACCCGCATGTAATAACTATATAATATTTAAACTATTTTAAAACCGTTTAAAACTATTTTTTAGTATTTAACAGTTCTCTTTACCCTAATTCATTACATGCCCCCAAACGGATCAAAGCTGTTCGGATCATTTGGGTCAGTAAAAGTTCCTCTAGGCTTCACATGTCCATACCCCTGAGTATAAACCATTGGTGTACCCTGCTCAGTTTCATCATACTGCTCTTGGTCATATCCATCTTCAATCTCTTCCATTTGATATAACAATTCGAATGCTTTATCTTCAAACATTGAAATCTCCTCAATTATACGAACAATGATTAATGTTGCTGAGATGGAATCATCAGTTGAACCATATTGTGCTGCATAAGTTCCCATCTTTCGCACATATGTCTTTAGTTCTGCAAGTAAAGGTTTTGATTTCACTCCCATTTTTCCTTTAGTGATCAACTCCTTTAGATTATTACATGCTTTAGCCTTCGATTTCCCGGTTGTAGTCATTCCCAAACGCCCCTTACCGACCTCTGATACGAAATGTGCTTCGGGTGGATTATCGTCATTCTGATAAAGAGCAATAATTCCTTCCCCAACACCATTATTCTCAACAGAGAAGTAAGCTAATGCTCCTAATCGTTCAATTGACCTTATAGCATATTTCAGAGTTTTGTATAAATCAGATGAAGAAGTGGTATTTGATCTAAATTCACCATATTGAATTAACGATGGAAACTCAAATATTTCTATTGAACTCATATCACTACCAGTCCCTGTAGATGGATCAACGCCAATTAAAAAGTTTTGACCTTTAGTTGGCGTGTCAAACCAATGAATTCCATATTGATCTGGTTCTGGTAAGTTTTTGGTGACAATATTGTTTAATACGTGAGAACTAATCAACAAAGCATCTGACGATAGGAAATGACAATTATGTGATAATACCCCGTTTGTCATATATGTGTGAGTTTGGGAATTAATTATATCATAAACATCTTCAACCTTATTGAAATTCACACTTTCAACTTCCACCCGACTGTGATTGTCACCAACAAGCTCTATTCCTGGATAAAGATCTTGTGTGAATACTTCTTTTGATGTGTTATATTCAAAAAAACGATGATTATGAGTAACATCAATGTAGGTTTCATTTGTAAACTTAACCCGATAGGTTTTCTTATTTTGTTGTTTTCGAATTCCATCAAATTCAACAAAACCATGTTCGGATTTAATTTTTATCCCTATATTATTTTTAATGAACTCTAAATTTTCCATAACCAATTTTCCCACAATCCCACACTCTATATATTCCATTATTTACACAATTTTGACTTTCTGACACCAATGGATCGTAGTGTTTTAAACGTTTTTTCAAACTTTTATGTCTAAAGTTAAATTTGTGAACACGTTTACCTTGTTGGACATATTGGTAATCTGGTTTGAGTACTGTTATTACATCGAACCCATTACTCTTGTAAACCTGACCTGTGCTCCATCTATTATCTGAAAATGTTGTTATTATGCGATAATCTGAATAATTGGTTTCAAAATTGTTTATTATCTTGGAGAATCCACCGATAACTCGTTGACTTGTGGCAAATCGAACAAGTTTATACTCATGGTTTTCATGCTTTGAAAATATGCTGGCGGCAACCAGTTCATTTGTGTTATTTCGTAATCCGATTACAATGCTTCCCTTACCATCTCCCTGAACGTGGTTTAATTCAAAAAAACGTTTTCTGTCGGCCATCAAAATATTGTTGTCTATAGTGGTATTTCTTGCATACACGACTTGTTGAGTTGACTTGTTTGTTAAATGTAGAATTTTGTTAAAAATTAGCTCTTTGTTTTTCCATTCATCCTCAAAAATAGTAAGTAATTGAATTCCTAATTCCTTACATCTTATATATTTTTGGTAATGGTAATTATTGTCTATCCGTTCATGTTTATCACTATGCCAATACAACCCACACAGTTCGATTGCTACATTAGCGTCGGGCAAAAAGAAATCAAGTTCTCTTGGCTTGATAACATCTCTATTATTTTTTGTAAAAACGATATTGTGTTCATTTAGAAAATCTGAAAGCTCCATCTCCCAATTTGAATGTTGGAACAATTTAGTTGAAAATCCATGTTTTTTAAGATGAACTCCAACTGTTCGATCTCCTACGTCCAATTCTTGAGCAATTACATATAAAGGTTTTTGTAAATTGTAATGTTGATCGTATAACCACTCTTTGTCATCCAATAACATTTTTGACTGTGGTGAAATTAACGAAGTACTGAAATTGTTGCAGTGATATTTCTTATCTACCGTTACCTTTATTTTGTTTCTTATTATTGGTGAACTCCACGGATGTTCAACACCATATTTTGTGATATTTGTTAATTTTCTCTTTGTTGTGATTAGGTCAAGTTCTTCTTTACTTTTAGAACTCATCGTCTTTTTAAATTTGGCTCTAAAATTATCTAAATCAGATTTGGTTCTAAGTTCTTTAGAACTGGATATAGTGTTTCCTATACATTTACGGGATTTACATGTGCGTCCATACCTCATTTCATGTGGATCAAATGAACAAAGTGTTCCACATGAACAAATTTTTATCATAGATGGGAATAATCTATCAAATAGTTCTTGATATGATGTAACGTTATGTGACTGGAGGTGTCGTAAAAATTGACCATTCTTACGACAATATGTGTTATTGTCTATAGGGGAAACTACATACTTTCCGACTAAATCTTCAGGTTTAACATTTGTGTTAGCTAGTTCCAGTGTGGGTTGATGTTGACAACAATTCATATAATTCTCCAATAGTACAAGTTTTTGTATTTCCTTGCACATCCTGTATTTCTATAATCGTATTTATACTGCAACACTCGTATTCTTGCAACCATTTGAGCTCACCAATTTTCGCTGTTTCTGTTCTTTTGAATTCCTCGTCTCGTCCAGGTGGTTCATTCCACTTAATCCAAGTTGAAACAAATCCATTTATGTCCAACTCTGCACCTCTCCATAGTTGTGCAAAGAGGTTTGAGTCCCCATTTGGGGTTGATGTTATGATACATGCACCACCTGTTGACAGTGTTGGTGAAATAGAAGTCCAGAACAATTCTTGAATGTTTGGAGGTACGAAAGCAAACTCATCGCAATACAATAATGAGATTGACATACCACGACCAGAATCTTCTGTGGTTGCTTGAGATATAATACGGCTCCCATTATCAAAACCTATACTGTGTTTATTCCATTCATCATCAGCAACTCCCGGCTTTAACCACTGGGGTAGATTTTCGTAAGCTGTTCTAGCTCTTGATATCATTTCCATGGCATTACTGTTTTTATTTGACACTATCAATATAGTTTTATCTTCATGAAAAATAGCAAACCACAAAAGATATGCTGCTGAAGTTACAGATTTACCTGTCTGTCTTGCTGATAATACTATATTGAGTCGATTTCCATTATAACTATTGATTAACTGTTCTTGATATGGATATAGATTGAATGGAACGATACCCTTCACAGGATGTTGAATTTTTACATAATGTTTAATGAAATATACAGGGTCAACAGAACATCTCAATAATTCATGAACTTGATCGTTAGAATATTCAACAAGTTCATGAGCTCTTTTTATATACGGATTTTTTCTAGCCATACCCCAAACCCCATCATTTTGTTCTATTTATTGTGTAAAATAAAGGGGTATCATTTGACAGTTGAGTCTTTCAACATTTTTAATAACTCATTTCTGTCCATTATTAAATTATTATTGACTGTTTTAGGTCCTGACTCTTTTGAATTTTTCTCTTTTGCAATTTTTAGTGCAGCCTTCTCCTTTGCCGCTGACAAAGCTGTATTCAAAAAAGCGTTAGCTACTTCCATATTACGTGCACTATACTTTGGGTCTGACTGTGTTAACAATCCAGCTTGGTCTGCAAAAGACGTCATAGCAGCATCATATACTTCTTGAAACTGACCTTCAATTTCCCTATCCTTCTCATCGTAAGAATCGATAACAACCATATCTGTTTGAACTTGCTCTACTGTAATTTCAGTAGTACCTCGTTCAATTCCAAATATAGCTTCTAGGGGATGTTCAACTGTTTTCGTTTCAATGATTGTTTTCATTACAAAACACCTCTTGCAAATGTTTCGTATTTATACCTTAATTTGTGAAGAGTTCTTTCTCAGTGAGGATACGAAACACTACTCCATTATGATCACACCATCGTTTTGCACTTTCCCATTTTGCCACATTAATAGCATATGTTATTTGTTCGTAAAGGTTTGATCGTTTTGTAAGTTTAGTTTGACTTGCCGGCTTAATTTCAATTAACTCTTTATGCTCTTGACCATTTTTATCTTTAAATACAATAAAATAATCAGGAAAGTAATTATGAACCTTCTGATCAGTACATTTAATATAAGGAATCGCTATAACTTCAGAACCCCAATAAGTAATATTTGGATTATTATCTAAGAATTTATTGAATTTTAATTCCCAAGAAGATCTGTACGTAATCTTATTAACATCTCCAATATATTTTTCAGGATGTTGTGGTTTATATAACCCCTGTAGATATGTTCGTTGCTTTTTAGGAGCTGGATCTTTCATAATTTAGTTTTAAACATTCCTGACGTACTTTTAACCACACTGTTAACAACTGATTTAATTTCTGAATTAACTATCTTCACTGCCGTGTTTTTAATAACGTTTTCGATATTGGTGGGTTGTAGTAGTGAATTAACATTTATGTTGTGTATTGGTGAATAAGATTTATTGTTTGAGGTTGCAGTTTTTACTATAGACGTAATCGACATAGTACTAGCAATTTTGCTTAAATTAGCAGATGATGTTTGTGAATTCATGGTTTTACTAACAACAGCAGCCATACTTGTTGTATTGTTTGTGGAGGATCCAATACCTGATAACCCAACACCAGCTTGAACAGGTAATGTTTGTGAATTCATGGTTTTACTAACAGCAGCAGCCATAATTGTTGTATTGTTTGTGGAGGATCCAATACCTGATAACCCAACACCAGCTTGAGTAGATGATATGACAGCATCAGACATCTTTTTTGTTTCGGCCACGTTATTAGATACAAACGTATTTAAACTAGTAGAGTTATTTAATAGTGTTGAAGAGGTTACTGCTTGTTGAGTACTACTTGTATTATTACCAGCTGAGTTATTAGTACTTAAATCTTGTACTGGAAATCCGAGATTATATACCATCCCTGGACATATCTCACTAAGAGCTGTAAGCTCACTCGAATCTGTAGTTGATTTGTGTGGTTCAATGTACATTCCATCATATACAAACTCAAATGTGATTGAGTTTGTAGCACTTTCAGTCATATTAAGTTCATCAAAGGCAATATTCGTAATTTTAGGATTGAAAAAACTATATACATCCATATACTGATTAGCATCAAATAAGTGGAATACTTGAATTTTGCTGAATATTGATGTCATGTTTTCAATAGGGCTTCCATTCTCATTCAGAAAAAAACCACTAAATGGACTCTGTTGTAGAGTACCAAAACTAGCAGAAGAGAAATTTGAGTCACTTGGTGCTGATCCAATTGAAAAATCGAGGCCTGAAGAAACATTTTCATAATTGGGAGTGGTTCCAGCTGAACCACTAATATTAAATATCGGACTTAAACTTCTAACATAATGAACCAATGTTCCCATAGAATTGGATCCCTTATCATCATGAACAGACATGCTTACAGGATTGTATTTAACTTGTTTTGGAACTTGAGTTTTAAAGTTATACAAATTTACATCCTCATGCTCTATTTCTATTTTAGGGCGTTCGAATTTGTAAACCAATGATCCAATGGACTTAACACCTCCAAAATACTGTTGAAATGGTTCGTTTATATAGAATGCTACCGCAAAAAGAAATTTCGATTTGGGAGTAAACGAATCCGATATGTCTGTAGCATATGGGGTCATAAAAAGTTGAGTTTTAGATGTTTGATCTGTTGTTGCCATAATAAGGTTTATCTTATAAGTATTGATTATTTATCAATACTGTACAAAAGAAAAAAGACCACTCAATGAGTGGTCTTTTTGTTGAGTTATGCTGATTATAAACTCGAACTGCCTGTAGCGTTAGTACTCTCAATGTTGCTGGTTGTTCCATTAATTTCTTGGACAGCATGATCGTATCTTAACGTAGTAGTAATTTCTACCTTTTCATTTGCATTATAATCAAGTTCACCGTAGTTTACTTCTTTAATCCAAGCTCCTTGTAATGTCCATGTTTCGACAACACCTTGGTTACCATCCAACATTTCAATAGTAGCAGTGAATTTATACATACTTCCAGTTGCTGTTGCTGGTAAAAATTGTCCATCGGCACCATCATCATTTGCAATAATGCGTTTTTGACCAGTTAATTGATTTTGCACTACCTGAGAAGCGGTTCCAGTTATGTCATCTTCAAATGTAACTGTGCATTCATTCCATTTATGCTTTCCAGCTACCCATGCTACTGAGTTGTAACGATGCAATTCAATTTCATCAAATGTTAACGTTGGTCTATTAAACTTAACAACTTGATAAGATAAAGGAGATGATGTTGTTCCATACATGTCCTTAAAGGTGATACGCCAGCGGTCCTTGTGTTTTGGATGAAGAATACCTGCTGGTCCAGCACCACCAATAGGAATACCAAAATCATTAATTGTAGCCATAATTTGCTCCTGTTAAAAATCAATAAAATGTGTTTAAAGTATTTATGTGCACAACAAAGAAAAGTACGCTTTTCTTGAGTTTATTCATACACGAATTTATACTTCCCACAATCCCACACCCTAATAACTCCATTATTGTTACAGTTTTGTTTCTCGCTTAGATTAGTATCAAAATGGTTGAGTCGTTTTTCTAAAAACTTCCTTCTGAAATTGAATTTATGTATTCTGTTAAGTCCATCTAGTGAATATGTGTAATCCGGTGGAATGACTTCAACAAACTTCCACCCACAACGTTCATACATCTTTCCAACACTCCAACGAGCATCAGCGAAGCTGATTACTGGAATGTTAGAATTTTTGATGTTTTTAACAAAGTGTTTAAATAATTTGTCAAAACCTCCAATTATGGTATGAGTGGTTGCATACCTGTTAAGATAGTAACATTCATCCCTGGAAATAAAGGACATTACTGCAACAATGACATTATCATAATGTAGTGCTAAATTTATAGAACCTGGACCATTGCCCTGGATGTGATTTTTTTCAAAAAATTCTCTCTTTTCATGTGTTGTTATCGTTTTGATGGAACATTTTCTAGCATATGTAGTTTTTTCACTCAAATTAAGTAAGTGTAATATTTTTCTTTTAACTTGGTCTTTTCTAAATAACCACTCATCCTCAAAAATGGTAAGAAGTTGTATATTTAGATTTTTACATAAATTGTGTTTATTTGAATGATACTGTTTATCTTTGTAAACATCAGAATGCCAATACACTCCACAATATTCTATAGCTAAATTAAATGAGGGGATGTATATATCCAATTCTAATGGAGAAATAATAGATCTTGTATTTGTTTTAAACTGTATATTGTGTTCAATTAAAAATTCAGCAATTTCTTTTTCTCCACTACTTCTTGAAAAATTCTTAATTTCAATATTGTGCCTTTTCATATATGTTGACACAATACTGACATCTACTCCAACTATCGCGGCGATCTCTGTTAGTGTCCTTTGTTGAGTGTGATGTGTTAGATACAACCATGAAGCATCATTAAGTAAGTCAATTTGTTTTCCTTGTTGCCATGGATAGTTAACTCCATATCGGAGTGTGGACGTTTTACATTTTTTTTGTTTTATTATTTTTGTTTTAGATGGGTTAGAAACTCCCCAATTAACAAAACTTGTTTGTTCTTTTTTGAATTTTACCTCATCAGAATTGTTTGAACATTTTAAGGAACAATAATCATGATATGAATTTCGTTTTTTCCCATCATTTATAAATCTAACTGTTTGTGTCTTACATTGTTTACACATTGTCTTGGAAGTGATATTGTTAATAACACAATATAACTGTTCTCGTATGTTAGTTAAATCATTTACTATATTACATGTAAGTTCGGTTAATACTTGTTTAATTTGAGGATTTTGATTTAATAAGATTTTATATTTTGGGTTAATTTTACCTACCTGAGTGATTACATTAATTCGTGTTAATTCTTGTAATAATTTTACATACATAAGTTCTCCGTATTTTAACAGAGGTATTTATGATGATCGTATTAATTGAAAATAAAAAGGGGTCCGAAGACCCCTTTTGATAATATCACGAACTGTAACATTAACTCACATTAGTAAACAATGAAGCTCCCGACGGACGAATCACGATTGGAATATAAATGAATTCAATCGATTTCTCAGGTTGAACAGCAATATCAATATACAATTCATTGTTATCAATCACATCAGGTGTGTTATTAGATGTGTCACAAATTGTCGCGAAGTCGTATAAACCACGCTTGACCATGATTTTGTGTAAGAAACCATCAACCATAGCTTTCACGTTGCCTCGTGTAATTGAATCATTTGGTTCAAATAAGAACGGAACAGTACTCTTGCGTAACTGTCTCCTGATATACTTCATTAAACGAGCCACGTTAACACGGTCTAACGCACTAGCAGCGCTTTGTGAAGTTTTCTGACCAAAGATAATAATTCCTCTTCCAGGTAAATTTGGAACTGGATTTATGTTTGTGAAGTTTTTGTACAGATTGTCACGTTGACCTTGGTTTAGGTTTGTTGGAACAAACGTTGTGGCAGTTCCAAGGGTGCCTGTAACATACCCAACCTGTTCGATACCAGTCACAACACCACGTGTTATTCCTGCTGGAGCAAACCAAACTTCAGATACACTATCACTATAAGCATAAGTTTTAAGAGCTGTTCCAGACATAGCACAGTAAACCTTAGCACCATCTAAATTGGTACCTAAACAGTGTGGGTAGTAATACGAAGTGTCATTGCTGTGTTGTCTGGTACTTGTTGTAGAATCTGCCCATAATGATACAACATCTTCAGGACTCATGTTCATTGGAGTGTCTCCAATAACGAATGCTTCTTCATGTATAGCAAGCGACAGAGAAATCATTTCATCCACGACTTCATGATAGCCAGGACACAAGATCAAATTGTATTCATACACATCTGATAGGAAGTCAGCATTTGGGTTATTAATTGCAGCTGCTAATGCCTGTACAATTGCAACTCTACGTGCAGCATCATTCGATCCAAGAGCAGTAGCATTTAAAAACTCAGCTGTAAACTTAAACATATCTCCTGCTGACTGAAGAATAGTTGCAACTTCAGAAGGTTGAATAACCATATTATTTGTGTTTGTAGTGTATGTAACAACAAATGTGTTAGTAGTGAAGCCAGGTCTTAATGGAACATTAACTGTAGAAACTGACAATGTATCACCAGTAGTATATCCTGTTCCATAATCTGCAGATGTAAACTCAACAGATATCACAGTTCCATTAATAACCGTTAAATCTGCGACAGCGCCATGACCTGTTCCTGTCAGTGTTGTTAAAGGAACATTAGGATAATAACCATCGACGAAGCCAGCCCCGCCGTTTGTTAGATCTATTAAATTACCGCTATATATCCAATTCTGTACAAAAGTATTTAATCCAACATACCCATCAGTAGCTGGCAAAGAATAACCATTTGTGTAAACACATAAACCACTACCAGTAAATCCACCAGCACTTGAACATGTAAAGTTAGATTGATCATTTTGAAATTTACTTTCTAAATTTCTGAAAGAATACATCTTATACACAGGAGCTAGTGCAGCAGCTGCGTCAGAAAGATATTCACTGGATGTAACAGCAGTCTTGTAGTTTAGAACATTTGCAACGGTAGTAGTAAACCCAGTTCCTGTCGGAATAGATGGTGCTGTTAATACGTCACCAGTTGTATAACCAGTTCCACCAGTAACCAAAGCTATTTGAGTTACACCACCTCCTGCTGTTGTAATATTTGCAACTGCCCCAACACCAGTTCCACCAACTAGAGGAACATTAGAATAATGGCTACTTGCATAACCGGTTCCAGGTGTAGTTGCTGATAATGCACTAACTACTCCAACACTTGTTGGTACCAATTGATTTGCTGTATTATATTCTTGAATTCTTGTTGCTGTTAACTGCTCAAGAGTAACACCTGCAGCTTGAATAGCCTTATCCCACATATTGATAATATCAGCTTGATTGTCATTTAGATTCACATCTGCTCTGACTGTATATGCAAGATTAGCAACTCCCAAGAATTGGTTAAGAGCAAATACACCGTACTCATTACGAGTGTCTCCATGTAGTGCATTTCCTTGAGAATCTGTTAAAAATTTTGGAATACCATAAAGTGAACTACTTTGTGATAAAGATGTGACTGCCCGAACAACGTTGTTTTCATATGTTCCGGCTGCAGGCGTTACACCATCAGGTTGTGTCTTCTGATCCGCAGTTGCAAGAAATATTAATGGAACAGTAGGAGCCGTATTTGGAATGAAAAACGATTGATCAGTAATACTTACTGAAACTCCTGGGGAAACTAAAATAGCCATAATGGATCTCCTTAATTAAAGCATTTGTTAACTGTAATTTTTTGTATAGTTTGTGTGCAATACGGGACTACAATTATTTCAAATTGTATTTATGAAAACACCCACATATTTTGGTTTTTATACAAATATTTCTCATTAACTGTGGAGATAACCATGTGTATTAATTAGATATTTTAATTCACATCAACAACATCGGCAGATGATAATAAGTCGTAATTTATATTCTGATCATTCATCTGTTGTACAATATCTGCAGAAGATACATCCAAGCTACTAACTGCACCAATACGAGCGTATATCTTCTTAATGAGTTCATTTTTGAGTTCTGAAGGTCCAGAAATCCAAATAGGCATCTCAAAATTTATAGTAGTTACAATCATTCTACGATCAGTCCCAATTGGATAATTTTCTTCATATTGAATATTCCGTAACACTATTTTAGTTATTTTAGTCCAATCAAATGTAGAATCTGATGTTTGTAATTGTAAAATTGGATCGAATAGTAAAAATAGTTGTTCTAATATCTGATGTTGAGTGTTCACATTACTTGTGTAAATTGATAACGACATCATGATGTCATATGGGTTCGGCATTAATTGGTGGATTGTTTTTGCATCTTCGTGCAATAATCCACCTCTTGGGACGTATTTTACGACTCTAGTAACACCTACACCCTTATGTCTATGCATTGCATAACCTATTTCATCAATATGACAACTCATCACTGGTAATCTCAATGGCTTGTTTTGTGTATTGTCACTTAGAATGGCTGATACTACTCTATCACGACTACCGTATTGAATAGGAACGATTATATCCTTTTCTGTCCCATCTGCCCTCTTGCCAGTCTTAACCACCATACCACTAAAAACGTTCATAAATTGAACTATGTAATTTGCAATCTGGTGATCAAAATAATATGTATCAATTGTCATATGTTAACCTTACTGTTTTTGATATTTATATGTTCATTTAACCACCATTCATTGAATGGTGGTTACTTAGTAATATCTTCACCAGGGATTCTATTTGGACTATGTAACAAATCTTGTAATAGAGGTTTTTGACGGTTGTAATAGGAACGAGTATCTTCCTCTAAGAAAATCCAACGAACTTTAACAGCACTATACTGATATAACCTTATCAAAATATTATAAGCTGGATCATACGTGAGTCGGTGATAATCCCCATCCTTAGGATTCGTAGGAAATGACATCCCCTCAGTATAAGGTAGTCCATTTGGTGGCATACCATCATCAATATAAATTTTTGGTTGATCTCCACCATCTTGGTTAAATCTTGATAAATCTACACCATTAGCTTTTGCATTGTCAATTTCAGCTTGATTAAACTGACGAACATTAGCAGTATCTTCTCCTAACTCAGGGACTGCTGTTTCAGCAGTGGCTGAAGCTCTTATATTTGCCACAAACGCATCAGCTTGGAAAGGTAGACCTTCAACATTAGTGAAACCATTTAGATTAGAAGAAGGATTAAGATCTCCAATGATATCCATCGTTTCTTGACTTGCTAACATTGGTAAAGTTCCTACTCGCTGGATTGATGGTTGCCATCCAGGTGTATACCCATTTGAAGACCAGCCAACATCTGTTACTTCCAAATATTTTTTAATCAATTGCATTTTGGTATTAAATTGAGCCTCACTAGGAACCTCTATGATGTCTCCAACCACAACAGGTCTTCCAAGTGCTGCAACAGCAGTACTAATCGCAATTTGGAATGTTATGTTCTGACTCAAACTCATGTCAATACCAAAACGAGACAAGTTGGTCAAATGATCTTGTATATCATAAAATCCTTTAATTTGAACACTCGTTGTTGAGTAGGCCCGATCTCTATTTTCAAGAAATCCCATCTCATCTTGAACATTGCTTATATCTGTAGCAGTATAATCAATCAACTCTAAACGTTTAACTATCCAAAAATCCAATGACCCACCATTGAAGTTTATAGGTCGAAGTCTCCAATATCTTGATGCAGTTGATTGCTTAAATGACACTAATTCAACATCTGGTGAATCAGGTAAATTTATTATTGCAACCCCAAACCATGTTTGATTATTATCAGATCTTTCTATTCGAGCACGGGTAATACGATTTTTACTTTCACACCCCTGCTGAATGCGAATTGTTGTGATGTGATGTCTAACAGCGGTTTCGATTGAATACCGAAGTCGACCGTTATCTAACCGGATTGGACCAAAATCATACCCTATATAACTGGATAAAGTTACCAAATCTCCTCTTTGAGTTGATCTCCATTCATTGTTATTTTTGTTGAACACATTATTTGCTGAATAATCTGAATACTCACCACTGGAAATAGGGACACCAGATCCTGTCAAATCTATTAAACTTCCCTGCTCATGTACACCCATTAATTTAAATATATTGAGAGGAGCAGATGCAATATTGATAGCTTCTGCCATTAAACTTTGAATATAACAATTAGCTGGATCAGTACTTAAGTTATATGGAGAACACACAGTTTCACTTGAAGCTGTATTGTTACAATCTGTTAGGTTTCCAACTTGTCCACAATTACTCATTATAATTTTCCTTCAACGTATCTAAGAATTCACGTTCCCATATTGTAATTAGATTATACCCTCTATCTAATATTTTTTGTTCTCGTAATAACGTGGTGTTGTATAGATACCCAAACTTCTGTTTGGTAACAGGGTTAATTTCATTTGGATCAAAAATGTCTGGATTTCCATGCCAAAAATCTCCGTGAAACTCAAAAACTGTGTTTGTTTCCGCACAATACCCATCAACTCGCCCTACTCCAGTAACCACATACTCTCCTCCCTTGAGCTTATGTTGAATATGAATTTGATTATCTTGCTCCATCTTATCAAGCCACATCACAGAAACTCGTGATACACCTGATAATTGTTCTATTGGATGTCTTTGACCAGAAATAACATTATTCGGTTTAACATACCAACAACTCCCAGACTTTACATCAATATGATTTATCTTTGTTCTGGACGTAACGTACGGTTCTGTAATCAACAACGACGGATAGTTTACAGATAACCACTGCTTGTAAGAACTTGTATCATTAATTTTTCTAACATATTTAAATTTATTATTGGTTAATACTCGGATTGGTGATATGTAAAAAACATCATTACTTATCAAACATTTATGCTTTATGGGTTTTGTTTTTGTCCTAAAACGTTCTAATGGTTCAATTTGAATATTGTTTTGTTTAATATATTGGACATATTCTAAATTAGTCATACGAGGACACCTAGACAATTCAGTTGGACCATGACCTTTTTTAAATTTCTCTGGAGAACACAACCATTCAACCCCAGATTCTTTGTGTCTGTGTAGAATTTTTGTATTAGTATTTTTATACTCTCCGATTATACAAAAATCTGGTCTGTTGTGGTTAACCCACTCAACATATTGCTGATGGGATATTTTTACTGGTGATTTGTTGTTTCTGGATAATGGTGGATAAGATGTACCCATTTTAAACTTTTCTGGAGAACACAACCATTCACCCCCAGATTCCTTGTGTCTGTGTAGAATTTTTGTATTGGAATCAATATAATACTCTAGAACCTCATAATCTGGTCTATTGAGTAAAATCCATGCTACATACTGGTCGTGAGTTATTTTTTTCATATAGTTATTGTACAACTTCTGGGTTTAGCATATTTATACATATATTATCCCATAATAATCGAACAACCTAACCCGATTTCTTCAGGGTTAGAGGCAATACTGTTATCAAGATCATCCAAACATTGTTGAAAACTAGCTTGAGCACGTGCCCTTAAATCAACAGCATTTAATGACACTCCTCCTCCAGCTCCTGGTAAAGTAGCATATTTGCCTCGAATTTCAGCTAGCAATTGACATGCTTCTCCGGTGGCCCAAGTCTGTATCCAGTTATTTAGATATCTATCAGCTAATATATCTTGTTCGGTTCGTTCTATAACAGCATCCATAAGCACTCGCTCAGGTCTCCAGAGATTTTGGTGAACTGTTAACGTTCTCGTGGTTTCTTCCCAAAAATACATAATATTTGAGGCAAACAACTTTTCCATTAATTCCAAGTACTCATTAATGACATGATAACTCACAAGATCAAACGTTCCCATTTGGTATAAGTGTTGCAACACTATTTGTCCATACACTCCTTGACCTTCTGCAGTCCCAAGGAAAGCTGATGACATTCTCATCATTCCCATAACACTAACTATCTTATGGAACCCAACTGATCTATTGGTCAATTTATATTTTTGTTGCCCAGGCTCTAAATTAAAGAAGAACATCACTCGTTGATAACCAGCAGATCCCCTACGTCTCAGTGTCTGGAATGCTTGATCCACACAAAATTCTAATTGTTCTTTTGTTAATTCAACTTGAACGATAGGATAACCAAGTTGTGTTAGAATATTCTCAACCATGTCCCTGCGTCGGGCTGATGAACCATCAGTTCCAATTCCAATCTCTCTATATGATGGTCCTGGTAACAAACCATCTGTCCCCGTAGTAGGAGATTGAGCTAACCCCTTTGGAGTTAAACAGAATAAAAGATCATCAGCTATAGGATCATTGGGAATAATAGCCATTCTGGATTGAGAACCTGAAGTTCCACTCGTGAATATAAAATGACCATACTCATTTAACCTAACATTTGGAACTCGCTTCTTTTCCCACTTTAAATTTTTCCACTCATATAGTGTTTGATCATTGGTATTATACCATTGTGTTCCTGAAGCCATAGAAAATGGTTGAGTTTGAAACATTAACGGAACCCATGATACTCCATTCCACACGAATAACGTTTTTGCGTCTGTGTTGTACCAGTACTGACCAACCACCAATGAAGTTGGGATTACATCAGAACTAATGTAATTAATAGGACTCCACCCCGAACCAGTTTTTATACTCCACTTATGTGATGTTGAGTTAAACCAAAATGTACCAGTAGATACGTGAGTAGGATCTGAAGCGTTGGATATTAAACATGGATTAATCCACTGCATTCCATCCCACAAAAGAATCGAATTTCCGTTAACCCATATTGTTGGTTTTACTAGTGAGGGAGCTTTAGCAGGATTAGTTGGACTGTCAACAAAGTTGTTCACGATTGTCCACATCTGATTTACTGTATCCCAAACATGCAGTTTGGTTTCATCAAAATAGAGACTATCAGCAGCGGGGGTGGTAGGATCTGTAAACCATATTATTAAATAACTTGAAATATCAACCCAAACAGCACCACTCCACTGATGAAGGGTTTCTAAGTCTGGATTATACCAGAAGCTATTAACTCCCTGTGCTATTGGAGATGTTGTAGCAGTTGAAACAATAACACTTGTGAATATAGACGTCCATTGACCAGACATCCGATATGTCAATTTATTATTGGTAGTATTAAACCAGTAATATCCATCTGGAATGAGTCTAGGATCATCTAACCACACAAAAGCATTTGTTGGATTCCATACACCTGTTGATGTTTGACCCGGAACGAGTGGACACCGTTGAGAAGAGCAGTCTCCATTGGTTATACCCCAACTACTCAAAACATTTGTTGTTGAGTTTAACCAATATGAACCACATGGCATAACAGGAGATAATGAAGGGTCAGTTGATTGTGTTATTGTGTTGACAGGAATCCAAACCGAACCGTCCCAAGCAAATGATTTATTCCCGTCATACCAAATTGTATCACACCCAGGTTGTGTTGGATCTGAAGGATATGTAATATTGGCTTGTGATATCCAAGTTATACCATCCCACATACTCAATTTGTTTGTTTGAGTGTTAAGCCACAAACCACCAATACCGGGAGAGGTTGGTACAACAGACCCCGTAATTGCATCCAACGGTTGGTTTGATGCTCCATCCCACAAATATAACGTGTTTGTTGACGGATTGATAAACAATGTTCCTGTTCCTGGAGGAGTAGGTCCTTGTAGAGGAGAATTTAAAGTTGCAAATGCAAAATTTAAACTATTAACCAGTTGTTGATACGTTTGATTATTCGATCCTTCCACTGGAATAATATGTTTAAAAACAAGTTGTTGCTGGAGAGTACTGTTTCCTGTTAGATAAGTCTCGTCAAGAAACTCTTCATTTGGATATAAAACTCCAGGTCCATATGGATCACCATACTGATAACCATCAATCATAATGGATAATTTGTATGTTTTGTTGACATCTAAACCAGTTCTGTCTGTAGATTGTACTCCTAGTTGAACAACCTGATACCCTGGAGTATCAGGTTCTTTTTTACTTTGATAGTCCTGTGAATATGAGTGAGATCCTTCGTAGTGATACGTTAAGACATTATCTACAGCAAATCCAGCAACATAATAAGGCACGTTTGGCTGTAAACCGGTGATCTTCATTGAAGTGGTAGTTTTATCATCATAAAAAGCACCCACCACTAAACCTGTACCAATCTTATCGCCAGCAAATAAATTAACATCTACCGTTGGATCGCCAGTATAAAAACGTTTATTTTCAGGGGTTTGGTTTTGATTTATTTCACACGTGTCTGCAACTATAACAATTCCGTTATAATTTAAATCATTAATAGAACATCCAGGAGCACCCTTAGGAAGGGTCCATTTTATTGTCGCTGTTGTTGGTGTTGTTCTATCAAGCGTGATCGTAATTTCACGACCTTCGTTAACAATTTTATCTGGCGCGTCTGTATACAACCCTAGAGAAGACATCTAGTACTCCTAACTATCAATGTGTATTTATTTATTTTAATTATTGTTTGATAGTTTCGGATGTATTTTTCTTAAGCCACTCTTTTAATTTCATACCCTTCCAAATGGTTGTATATGAAATTTCATCAATCATTGGGTTTTTAATATCCTCAATCTGTAGATTTACAGGCTGAGGGTCTGCGAGGTTGTCGTATATCCACTCAACTATAACTTGATGCCCAGGTTTTAATAAAATTGTTTGTTTTTGATCTTCATTAAAGACGACAAGTTTACAATACTTCGAAACGTTGTAACTAGATTTTTGAACAGGGGAGCTCTTTATAGCTTCAAGAAGCTTCTCTTTGGATTCAAGATATTCTTTAAAGGTTAATCTCATCAAAAACTCTTTTTGTAGTTAAATTATATTTATTGGAGATTTCCAAATATATTATAATTTGGGGTTTTTAATTGAGAATTTTAACGTACCACAATCCCATACCCTATAAAAACCATGATTTGTCATGTTTTGGTATTCGGTTAAACTTGGGTCATAGTTAATAAGAGAATTTTTTAACATATCTTTTCTGTAATTCCATCTGTGTTTACGAACCCCATTAACGATATAAAAATAATCAGGTGGATTATCAACAACTAAGTTAAATCCAAGTTGATAGTACATATTCCCTTTACTCCATCGCTTATCAGCATAACTATAAATCTCTGTCCACTCATGATTTCGTTTAAAATGCTCCAGTAATCTAGATGCAATTCCGGGGATTCGGTAACTAACTTCAGTGCAAAATCGAACCAATTCGAATGTGTTTGTTTGTTTGTTCTTGTGAACACCAATCCCAGTTCGTGGAACAGAAAATGTCATCACCGCCACCAACTCATCATTATAATATGCACCATAGGCAATCTGAGAATTGTCGTTTCCTTGAACGTGATTTTTATCCAGTAGTGGAGATTTTTCTTTGTTAGTTATAGGTACAATCTTACAATCTCTTGCGTGTATTCTTGGTATTACATTATTGTTTTGTGTGTAATGTGATAGTTTTCGACGAATAAGATCCGGTCGTTGTTTTAATTCATCAGAAAACAACACAAATACTGGTTTGTGATGTCTCTGTGATTGTTTAATTGTACTCTTCCTTTCGTCTATTGCCGGTGGAACATTAATATTAATTATAATTAAAACAATTTTTTCACTTTCTAATTCTATAATATTAGAGGTTTGTTGTACTAACGTATAATCAGATACATTAATATATTGGAGCACTTCAGCTGTAAAATTGTTAGTTATTAACTGATCAAAATCACTTTCCCATACAGAAACTACATTATATCCCAAATTAATTAGTTTTTGTTCTCTTAATATTGTATGTTGATACAAGTCGTTATATGATTTATTGAGATGCTGATTGTATTGAGTTGGATCGTATACTTTTGGATTTCCATGCCAATAATCTCCATAAAATTCATATATCGTGTTGGTCTTTGGATTAAAACCGTCCACGCGGTATCGTGTTCCTGGAACTCTAAATTCTCCGTACTGTGTTGCATGGTTAAGCTTGCAATTGTCACGCAATTCTATATACTTCAACCATACAAGCGATTTTTTTGAAAATTTGTTGTTCCTAGAGCACTGGGGACATCCATATCCTTGGATTAAATTATATGGCCTGGGTTTCCATCTATGTTGACACACATTACACTTAACATCTATAGGTATGTGTGTTTGTTGATATTGTCCTAATACTTGAATTGTTGGTGCTACTGTTAATAATTTTTGTATAAACGTTTGTTGATTATATCTTGCATTTCCATAACAATGTGGACAATAATGTCCATTCATTAACCGTTCATACGTAGTATCCCATATGTGATTATTTTCACACTGAACTTCAACAGACTCTCGTCTACCGAGTTGATCCCCATGTTGACTACACACTGTCAGTTGTGGCCATTTTTCTTTTATATCTAATAGTGCTTGTCTAAACCCTCGACGTACAATTCCAGCACAGTGTGGACAACCTATATTTTTGTTAAGTATGTCTCCAGGTCTTGCTTTCCATCTATGATTATTTTCACACACAAAAACCAGCTTTGACCCACTACCTTCGTACGTTTGTCCTGAATCTAAGTAAATCATACTATCCAAACATCCCGAATTGCGAATGTTCAGTTTCTCAATAAATTCATCGTGAGTATACAAATGTAAATGGATGTTATTAATTCGCTTGCATTCGGGACATCCAGAACCTTGTATTATTGTTTTTGGTAAAGTTTTCCATTCATGATTGCACTCAACACACCTAAAAATAGATTTCTTGGTCATTCCATTAAATCCACTAACATACTCAACTTTGGGATATACAAGATTTCGTTTATCCAATCTGAGTAAAAATTGTTCAACTGATATTGTGTTCTTGGTAGATGTATGTTTAATACTACAAATAGGACAACCGTGACCTTGTTTTATTCTAATAAAGGGTGCGTTCCAACTATGATTATTTGCACATTTCCATGTATATTTGTAATGAGTTCCTTGATATTGTTGAGCTGAGGGATCCAAATACAAACCATGTTTCTCAACCTCTTTAACTTCTACGTCAAATTCAGCTTGTGTTTTTTTGATTGACAAATCTAGTATCCTTGATAATAAAGTACTATAAATTATATCTATTTATATCTAAAGTAACAACCTTTATATTTCCTCCTTTATATCCAACAACAGATAAAAAAATCCCCCATTAAATGGGGGATTTTTTGTGCTTATTAAATTAAGCTAAGGACATGCCTGAGACATTAATTTTACCATAATAATCAGCACTGTTACCAAGAGATGTTGCCTTGTTAACAAATGTTGCTTTACCATAACGAGTCATCAAACTGACAACAGGTTGGAAAGTCACTGGGTTGATAACAACACCAGAAGACATTAATGGAATGTAAGGACAGTAGAAGTAACCTGTGTCTATTTCTCCGTTTCCGCCTTTGTAACCAACAAGAATACTGTCGTTACCTGTTCCACCGATATCTGTAGTATCAACTTGGTTCCACAAGTAGCTGTAAACCTTGATAGTACCATTCAATGTACCTGCAAGCATTGTGTTGTTAGGTCCCTTGAAAGAACCCTGAACGGCAGGAGCAAAAACGCTCTTAGCAGCAGATTGAAGAACGGAAACAACCATTGGGGATACAACGATGAAGTTACCAGCACCACGACGAGTCTTACGAGCAATTTCGTTCGCAACGTAATTGATCATCACGCCAAGGTTAGCTAAACGATCGCCAACGAAAGTTGGGCGATAGTAACCAGGAGCAGCAGGTAGTGAACCGTCGAAAGATGCAACTGTTCCAGCAAGACCTAGAAGGTCGTTAATAATTTCGTTATCAATTTCTTGAACGATTTCTGCGGAGAGAGCCTTAGTCATTTCGTTTTCTAGATCAAGACCATGTTGAGATTGCATATCTTGCATAGCCTCAATTGTCCAACCAGCTTGTAACTTACGTGAACCAGCTTCAACAGCTTGGGACACAACTTCAACGCCCATCTTACGACCACCTGAACCTTCAATATATGAACCACCACCACCATGAAGTGAACCAGCGGCGCCATAAGGACCAGTGGCAGCAGCATCAAGAGCTGAAGGCCATGCATGACCAGTTTCTGTTACTCCAGCGATTGCGCCTGGAGCAGGAGCACCCATACCACCAGCACCAGCAGCCTGTGCAACGTCAGTAGCACCAGCATAGAAACGGCGAACTGCGTTTAAGTTACCAAAAGCTTCAAAGTCTGTTGGATCAACGGTACCTGGAATATTACCAATACCATTGTCGATTGCACCAGTAGCAGCAGCACCAGCAATACTTTCGTTGTACTTGTAACGCAATGTATAAACTAGTCCAACTGGACCTTGCATTGGTTGTACACCGACGATTTCTGTAGCAATTGTGCTAGGAATAATACGACGAATCATTGGGATGATGATCTTACGGAAACCAGCAATTGCGCTAGTGTCTGTAGATCCTGAAGCAGCTGTTTCTGCCAATACTTGTTTTCTTTGATTCTCTAAAAGGGTACCTGTGACTTCACGTCTTGTTCCATCAAGACCTTCTAACAGGGCTTCTTTAATTTCGCCCCAATTTTCATGTAGTTCGTTTAACATTTTTTAATACTCCTGTAGTAAGTTAAATGATTAGTTAAGACCTGCAAGGCGTTTCCAAGATTCAGTAACTGCTTCAGACATAGCTTTCTTGTCGTCGACATCTTCTTCCTCTTCTTCGGTGTCACCTGTTTTTACTTTAAACTTCTTGTCATCGTCTTTTTTATCTTTGACCGCCTTCTTAGCGCGCTCTTCAATCACGGACTTACTTTCAGCAAGTACTTCATCTTCCTTCTCTGATTCTTTGTCCACAGACTCTTTCAATACACGACCGATAAAGGTCTTGTATGCTTCTTCCAAACCCTCTGTAGGAACACTCTTGAGAATTGTTTCCATAATCTCATATTGTTTTCCGGAAAGTGGTTTTAAAACTTTTTCCATACGAATCTTGCGTTCCAATCCTGCAAGTTTCTTTTCTGCTTGCTTACGACCCTCAGTAGCTTGCTCATAACTTTCACGAACATCACGAAGCTCAGCTTCTGTTGAATCTTCATCGATGAAACTCTTACGATATTCTTGTACGAAAGATTCAAAAACTTTCTTACCAAATTGAAGTTTCTTAGCTTCTTGAATATCTTCAGTTAATTCTTCAAATTCAGCCTGTAAGCGAATTTCTAAGAATGCATCTAACTTTTCAATAAGTTCAGCAAGATCTTCTTGTAGTTCTGTAGCCATCTCATGCTTAGCTTCTACCAAACGACTTGCATACTCTGCCTCAAGATTACGGAATGCAGAGATGTCTTCTCTTAATTCAGCAATTTCATTCTTAAGGTAGTCTTCAACTTTAAAATCAATAGCTTCAATCAAAACGTCACGTTCGTTGATCCACTGTTCAGTTAATTCAATACGAACTTGTTCAGTTGCGTCACGTTTTGCAGCTTCTACGGCTTCCTGAAGGTGAGACTTCATTGCTTCTTCCAATTCAGTCTTTGTTTCTTCAGAAAGAACCTCTGCTTCAAGTAATTTTTTCAGAAGTTCATCCATGTTACTCTCCTTTGTATGTTAATTATTTATAAATCGCTTATTTTTCAAGGGGTAATCAGTTTTACTGTTTTATAAATCCCCGTAAAAACAACAAGTTACAAAATCTTTTTTTCTAGTAAAATTTGAAAAATTATTTTTTTATGAACAAATTTTCGCTTAAAAATTTAAGAATCTCTTGTTTAAAATATTTTTGTGCTGCTGGATCGTGCTGAAGTTGTTCTGCCAAAGTTAAAACACTTCTTCCACTCTTCACCATCTCTAGTGATTCATATATTGAAGCTGGCATAGCTCCTGGAGCTGATGGTGTTGCAACTATGTCTACGGTAACAAAAGAAAAGTTTTTCACTTGACCATGATCACCAACTTCACCAGCACCTCTAGAACTCACTCCAAGGCGAACACCACTTTCGACTAACGTCTTAGCAATATTCCCCATAGGGGTAGGTAAAAGTTTTGCTCGACCACACGCATTCGTTCCTTCCATTCTTAAATCTGTGATTGCATGAGATATGCGATCCAAATTGATGGAAAGAGTTTGTGGGTGGTCAAGTTCACCAAAAATACCATTCATTTCTTGTATCTTCGTTGATGCTTCCAGTACTGCACGAGATATTTCACCTAAAGGATAAACTCTATTGTTTCTGTTTTTAATGTCAGCTTGCATAAAGACACCAGACAACCAAACGTTTTTCCCATCAGAAGAAGATTCTTGAATAATCCCACTTTGAGCTGGGGACAGTTCCTCTATTAATAATTGAGTACTCATATCTTTCTCCCTTTAGTGAGATTATTCATCCTCATCTTTTTTTGACTCTTTTGACTTGCTGGGCTTATCCTCTGACTCATCGTCATCGTCATCCTCATCGTCATCTTCATCATCTTCGTCTGAGTCATCGTCCTTCTTGTCTTCGTCTTCGATTTCCCCATCGTCCTTCTTGTTTTCGTCGTCTTTGTCTTTCTCTTCATCCTTGTCTTCAGCTTCTACAACGGATTTCATTTTTTCGACGACGTAAGTACGGAAAATGTCTCGAGCCTTTTCCTCATCTTCATTGATCATTGCATCAACAAGGGCTTTAAGTTCCTCTTTCATAATTAAATCTCCTTTGGTTGTTATGGGTTTTGTTGTTCTGTAAATACATACAGTCCGACGATTAATATTTAGTTAAGAAGAATGTATAATCAAAGGGTTACACCTAACCCTTTGATATATATAAGAAAAAATAAAAAATAATTTGATTTAAATTGGTTTTTCACCACCAGGAGCAGGTACTTCTGCAATGTTAGGTCCACCAGAACCACTAGGACCTTCACCTTCAGTGCCAGGTTCGGAAAGTCCAAAGTCTCCCCCTACTCCACCACCTACTCCACCACCTACTCCACCAAATCCAACTTCTTGTTCTCCACCATATATGTTCTGTAAATCTGAACTATTAGGTGTTTGTTTTATCCCCTTTTCTTGGCGAATCAACATTTCATTTTGTGCAATTTCATCATCAGATAACTGCAGATATCTGGCTAGTATAAATCGTTTGGATAGATAAGGAATTGTTTCGACTGAGTTAGCGTTGTTAATCAAACTTGTGTCAAGATCAGCACGTCTGTAATGCTCATAATTATTTGGAGCTGGTAATTTAATTTTATATAATGATTCATCAATGTTGATGTTGCAATCACGGAGATACATCTTGAACTCTCTGTCAAGAGTTTGTTCCAATGGAGATTGTAATCTTGACACAAAACGAGCAAACTGTAATTCCTCAATATATGCTGCTCCAACCTTACCATCGTTAAACATACCACCACCTTCTCCGCCTGGCTTCATCCAGGAACGGGGAACACGTAGACCTCTCAGTACTTTCTCAACCCAATATTCCAAGTCGTTAATCTCACCAAGATTACCTCCACCTGGAAGAGTTTCAATTTTGGACCCTCGACCATCAGCTGTGGATGCAAAGAAAAAGTCTTCCGTCATACTTTGTGGATTGTAAACAGAATCAATAGATTCTTTTCCACCTACCGAAGATGGAATCTTCTTTTGTCTAATTTCATTCTTCACTGTTTCCAGATATTGTTTGACCCGGTGAGGAGGCATCTTACCCACATCTACGTAAAACACTCTTCTTTCAGGAGCACGAACAATACGGTAAATAATCACAGCATCTTCCAGTAACTCTTTTTGCTTATGAGACCTGTACACGCTTCGGAGAACTGAATCTCCAAATGGAGCTGATTCAGACATATCATCATTTAATGTGAATCTAACTATATCCTGTATCGGAACATACGATGTTTCATACGGTTCTCCTGTAGATACAGTATTCATTCCAGATGTTCCACCTCCTGGTGCTCCACCAGCAGTTCGAGGTTTTTTGGTATCAATCCGTACAACAAAACCCATAACCTTTGTCACGTTTTCATGGTCTACGATTGCTGCAAGTACGTTTGTTGCTGGAATCCACTCCCATTGATTGTGTGGAGAATTTTTCTTAAAAAAGCAGTCACCATACTTAATAGTGTTTCTTGCAATTTTAAACATTCTATTGTCCCAAGCATGAATACCAGTCCAGTGACGTAATGCTGCCCGAATGGTCATAACAAGAGAGTCTTCAACCTGTTGTCCCTCTTCAATTTGCATTTCTATATCTAAAGCTAAACCTGTATTGACGTTTGATGTTGTCATTTCTTCAGCTATTGTATCCAGAGCACGAGTGACTTCCACATCGTTGTCCATAATGTCATATTCTCTGTATCTGGTGAGTCGAGTAGCAGAACCTTGGACTAAACGTTGATACCATGTATAATTTCCATATGCAGCATATTGACCATCTACACCTTGACTGTCTTGAACTGCAACTACTTCAGGTCTTGAAGATGCAAATTTAAAATAATCTACAAATTTTCCCATTTTATAACACTCCTAATATTTTATATTTATAGTATCGTGAATGGGGTGTAATTTATTATATTACTAATGCTCTTATTATCTCTGTGATATCGTTAAACTTATCATACTTTATAACATGTAAATTGTGTTCTTGGGCTCTAGCGTATTGTTTTTTAAGCGAATCACGATACTTCATCTCAGTGTAACGTTGGTTTGACTTGTGAAAAAAATGATGTTTTTTGTAGTGTTGTTCCCCATTATACTCAATTAGTATACGTTTTGATGGAACGTAAAAATCAAAAATCAGCAACTGATCTTTATATCTGACCCGATATTGAAATTCATAAGATATCATGCATTCATCAAGTATCATTTGAATTTGTTTCTCTCCTCTCGACATAGAGCAATAAGGACACCCTTCTCCAGATAAATGTTTGTTTGGAGTTTGTGTAAATTCTCCATGTTTATTACAAATAATACGCACCTTTTTTCTTGCTCCAAGATAATCAACTTGTGAGTAATCATAACGGTTACCGTGTATTTTGGTGAATTTTTCTTTTATATTCAAACTATGGTTTTTTATTTGTAACATCGATACAACTTGTTTGGAACATAACATACATCCTGAATTTTTGTTAATTACATTATCAAAAGAAGCACTCCATGTATAATTACATGTGTTACAAGTCCATTGAACTTTTTGTTTATATTTTACAAACTCACCCTCGAACGATAAATTTTTATGCTTAAGCTTTGTTAGTATTTGTTGCATCGATTGATGCTTGCCTGCACATTTTGGACACCCTTGCTTAGAATTTATATGAGCGTCAGGAGTTTGGTTGAATACCCCATGTACAGGACATTTAATATTAATTTTTGTTTTTGCATTTACATATGTTGACAGGGTATAATCATATTTAAAGTTATGTACATTGTTTGACTTTTTTACAAAATCTTCTTGACTTGCGCCTTTTCCCATTATATGACTCCACGTTCTATGTATTTAGAGAAAGAATGTTTTAGGTAATTTAAGCGTGTATGAGAAAGTTGCTTCCCAGTACTAAACGCTGTATAAATACATTATATTATTTAGGAACGTATATGCACGACGAGTTGAAAGAAGCGTTTGAATCTGGTACTACCATACGAAATAAGACTCCATTATATAAACTGCTGTCTGATAATACCCAACACTTACCTAGTGATTATTTACCTAGACAAAAATTGTGGCACTTATATTTCAATACCACAGAAAATCCGGGATGTAAAATATGTGGAAAATCGATTCAGTGGGAGTCGGCAGCAAAAACAGCTGATCAGAAGTATCGAACATACTGCTCACGTAAATGTCAATGGTCTGATCCAGAAATTAAGGATAAGAAATACCAAACTGAACTACAACGATATGGTGCAGGACGACCTACTGTAGTAGACAAGACTAAAGTAACTAATAACATAAAATATGGCTCTGATTACGCTATCCAACAAGACGAGTATAAGCAAAAACAATCAAATACTGTATTATCCAAATATGGAGTGCTTAACATTACTCAATACAAACCTGCACTGAAAAAACGAGATCAAACTAATCTTTCATTGTTCGGTGTGAGATCTCATGCACAACAACACTTACCTGATGATGTAGTTATGAAATTGGGTGATTACGACTGGATGAATACTCAACATACAATCAATAAAAAATCAGTAATTGAAATTGCGCAAGAGTTGAATATTAACTATGAGATTGTATCAAGACATTTAAAATTTCACGATATTTCAATACAACATTACCCTTCATCGTCTTCATACGAAAATCAAATATATGATTTTTTGTGTACAATATTAGATTCTATAGATATACAAAGAAATAATAAATCAATACTCAATCCAAAACATATTGATTTTTACATTGAAAAATACAATTTAGCAATTGAATTTAATGGAATATATTGGCACAGTGAACAAGTTAATCCAGATCGTAGATATCATTTAGACAAAACAAATAAAGCATTAGCACAGAATATTGAACTAATTCAAATATATGAATCTGAGTGGATACTTAAACAAGAACTTGTAAAGAGTATTTTACGAAGTAAATTGAAGCAAACTACCAATACCATTTTCGCAAGAAAATGTGACATTCGTGAGGTCGATAAACAACAAGCAAAACGGTTTTTGGATGAAAATCATATACAAGGAAATACATATAGTTCTGTTAATATAGCATTATTTTATCAAAATAAAATGGTAGAACTTATCACGTTTGGAACACCTAGATTTTCTAAAAAATATCAATATGAATTGGTAAGATTGTGTTCATTACAAAATCATTCCATTGTTGGAGGAGTTTCGAAAATATTTAAATATTTCGTTAAAAAGTATAATCCCAACTCAGTGATTTCATATAATGACAAACGGTGGGGAACTGGTGCTGTCTATTCAAATTTAGGTTTTAAATTTTCTCATGCATCATCCCCAAACTATTGGTATTTCAAAAGTGGAGATTTAACACTACACTCAAGAGTCAAATTCCAGAAACATAAATTGCAGTCAATTCTTAATGTGTATGATTCTTCCCTGACTGAGTGGGAAAATATGATTGTAAATGGTTATAATAGGATATGGGACTGTGGAAACAATATATGGGAATGGTATCCATGATTAAGTTCTTTTTGGAGCGTTTGCTGTTGGAGCAACAGCAGTCACTCTAGCTTCATGTGCTCTTAACATAGAGTTGGTGTTTATTTTTTCACTCTCAACAGCATAATAAGCATCTGCTAGTGTTGATGTTGCGTCACTAGTATCTTTAGTGAAATTATTATTTGTTGTCATTAATTTTACTAATTGTTGCATCGAGTTCTTTAAGTCTTCCATTAACTGAGCTTGAGTTTCCTGTGCTTCAACTGGACCTTCTACACCCTCAACTTTAGGAGATGGTGTATAAGGAGATACTACTCTACTCAATCCAGTAGCTCCTCTTGCTACTGGTCCTATTTTATTTCTAGTTGGATTTGGGATTGCAGTCATCCTATCGAGTGTATTAAGTTTTGCTTCTGTCATTGATGCAGCACCTATGTCTCCTCGATTGTATGCATTGTTCGTATATGCGGTTAAATTAGTTTTGTTACCGACATCACTAGGTTGATTTGTGTTTTTGTCTTTGTTACCACCAAACCAATCTACAATAGAACCCCAAATGTTTTTAAAGAATGCTTTTGCTTTATCCATATATTCACTTATAATTTTTCTTGCCCCAGACAGTATTTCAATTCCACTAGACACTGCCGATTTTGCAGATTCTCCAATAAAATCAAATGCTGAACCAATACCACTACGGATTTTTTGTCCAAGCCACGCACCAGCTTTAAAAGGTAAACTAAGCAAACCAAGACCTGAAGTTACTCCCGACTTCAGGCTCCCAGCAACAAAATCAAATACTGAACCAAATCCTTTTCCAATCATCTTTCCCAAAGCCCCTCCACCTTCTCCCCCTAACCAACCCCCTATAGCTCCTCCAATAGCCCCACCAGCCCATGTTCCAACAGGACCTAAGAATGATCCTACAATTGCTCCAATCCATTCACCAGCTAAGGCACCTCCAGCTACCCCAGCTGCAGTTCCAACTCCAGCTCCAACTCCAGCTCCAACGGATTTTCCTACCTTTCCTGAACTAGCGTATTCTTCAGTCCCTGCTGACACTCCAGAAAATATTCCAGCAATTGGTCCCAAAAATTTCATCAATTTTGGTGCAAATTCTCCAACATCCCTAGCCAATATAGCAGCTTTTGGTCCAACTTTTCCTTTTTTAAACACATCTAATACATCTTTTCCCAACTGCATAACACCAGCTTTCTGAGCGAAAGCAAACATACCAACAGCAACACCAAATGCAGCAACCCATATTCCAAAATTCTTTGCAGCTGAATCCATCAACGCTTCAGCTTTGATAGCTGTGCCTCCTGCCCCAACAGCACTACTCTTAATTACCTTTTGTATCTCTTTATCGATTTCTGCTTGTGATTTCCCCTTCTCTTTACCCAATCTTTGAGCTTCTTGTATTTTTTCAATGGTATCAGTCATTCCTACTGTTAATTGATCGAATGCATTTAGTCTAGCCTCTGCGGCGCTGGCTGCGCCACTATCCCCCCTATTGTATGCACTGGTCATTTGTTGTTGTAATTCTCCCCGTTTCTTGGCTGTTTCTTGCATCTCGGCCATCAGTTTCGGATTATCGAACTGTCTCATACGGATTAAATCCCCCATCTCCTTAGCCTTACCAGGATCAACTCCTATCATCATAGCGCCAGCAGTTATCTTTGCAGAAGTTTGATATCTTTGTCCGAGAGTTTGACTACGGAGTTTTTCCATTGCACCTGCTACAGCTATTGCCTTTTCAGCCGAAAGACCCATTGCTGACAATTCTTTTGCGCGTGCCAACATAGTTTTGTTCATCATAACTTGTTCTTGGCCAGACAACGTGTTTAAACTATCCTGGATCTCTGATGACTCCATTTGAGCTTCATACAATTTCATCAATTCTTCCGAACTTTTTCCAGTGATTGCAGTCATCTCTCTCAAGTGTTTAGTCCATCTATTTGAACCTTGATCTATCGTTTCTCCACCTTGTTCATATGACTTGGTAAAATTTATTACTTCCATATTCAATGCAGCTGCTAATTTAGGATCCCCCGTTAATTCAAAAAACTTAGAATTATATTTTTCTAGATTTTTTGTGGTTTCTTCAATACCCTTACCACCAAACGCAGCTTGCGAATTTTGACCTAATATTTTCTGGAATTCTGATGCTGACAAAAACAGCTTCGTTGCTTCTGTAAACATCGGTGCAACACCAGTTGTATATGCAGCCCTAGCTACTTCTTTAAATTCCCCGTATGCTTTTGCTCCAAAATAAGTAACTGCTGCCGATGCAACGGATAATATAGAAAATCTGAGTGTACCAAGTATACTGGTAATTCCATTGGCGGAAGCTGCTTCTATATCTTTCGAACCAACACCCATCTTTCCTAATATACTAGCTTTCCCTCGTTCGTGAAGCTCTTTAACAAAACTGTGATCCATGTTATGAATAGACTCAACTGCTTTAACTGTTCCGTCAGACAACTGCATTAGTTTAGAATTAAGAACTCCTGTCGTTCCAGCGAGTCTTTTTTGTATTTCATTATAATCCTTGATCCCAGTTAAACCATCTAGTGACCCCCCAACCTTTTGCATTTCTTGTGACAATTTTCCCAAACCCTTCACAAATAAGGCTTCTGCTGCTGCTTTGCTTGTTGGATCTGTTGACTTGTCAAATAACTCTTTGGCTGTCTTAATCGACTTATTATATCCTTCCAGCTGAGCTGTTTGACTCCTCACGGTATCGATAAGATTGCTGAACTCTCCAGCCGTTCTAACTCCTTGAGATTTAACTAAACTAGTTAGATAACTATTTCCTTTAACTATATCTTCTGCAGTCTTCTGTAATGCCTCCGGTAAATCCTTAGAAATTGTGCTTATATGCTCTGCAGTTCGTTCAACCTCACTAATTAGACTTGCAACCATATTACTGTGAATCTCTAAGTTTTTTGAAGTTTTCGTTGTTGCTGTGTTCAATTCTTTGAATTGTTTTGCTACACTATCAACACCCTTTGCCAGATTACCAAAGGCAATGTTGAATTTGGTGGTTATATTAAGTGTTTGCTTTTGTAATAATGCTTGTCTATCATCAAACGTTTCTCGAATGTTCCCTGACCCTTGACCAATACCTCCAAAAGTGTTCCCAACACCCGAAGAAGCAGCCCCTGCTCGACCGGCTGCAGCTGTTAACGATAGCATAATTTGTTTTGCGATTGAGTTGATGTCGTCTGGGGACATTCCAGTAGCCATAGTATTTTTAATCCGTAAACAGTAATGATATTTATGTATTTCAGAAAGGGTATTTTTTCACTTGATATATATTAATAGTCAAATGGAGAGATATATGGAACAAATTGTACAAACAACAGCGAACTCAACAAACCCACTATTGAGTAGGGTTAAAATTCCAGGTGAAACCATCCGTTTACCTTCCAATGGAATTTTTTATGTTAATGGAGAAATAAGCCAAGATGTGACAGACGGAGAAATTCACCTATATCCTTTGACAACAATGAGTGAAATTTTGTTACGAAGTCCAGATAAGCTTTTGAACGGAGAAGCACTCATCGAAGTATTAATGCAAAGTGCTCCACAAGTACTTAAACCAATGGATCTATTATCAAAAGATGTTGACTACATATTAACTGCACTCAGGAAGGTAACATATGGAGATGTGATTGAAATCAAATATCAACACACGTGTGAAAATGCAAAAGAACACACATATGGTGTATCACTTTCACGAATACTTGGAGCTTCAAAAGTCATTGATCCAACAACACTAAATCAAGTGTTTGCTTTAGATTTACCAAACGGTCAGGTTGTTAAGCTTCAACCAATGAGATTTAAAAATGTGATTGAGATAATGCAATCGGTACAAAGTGTTGCCTCAGACGATAAGATGATTGGAGAGCAATTAATTAAATCTGTATCGTATATGATTTCAGCTGTTGATGAGATATCTGATCCAGTCATGATATCTGAGTGGTTAAATCAAATTCCAACTACATGGTTTAATGATATTTCAAAAACAATTGAAAGAATTAGTGATTGGGGACCTGTTTTCGAATATAAAGATGTTTGTTTAGATTGCGGGCAGGAGGTAGAGTTGTCAGTTTCTCTTAACCCGCTAACTTTTTTTATGTGATATTAAGATGGGGGACAAACGCCGATAAAGTTCAATATATCAAGGGATTACAGAAAGAAGCCACTCGTATCGTTGAAGGAGTGGTTTCCCTAATTTATTACATGAGAGGTGCTGTTTCATATACGGAAGCCATGTACATGACTTATGCAGAAAGACAAATTATGTCCGACTTCCTTGAACAGCGGTTTGAACACGAAAGTAAAAGGATGTACCCGGTGTACTAATACACTTGGTGGTATGCGTCAAGCCACCATTTGGGTGTTATATTTTTAGTTTGTTGTTTAAGATAACTAAACGAACTGTCGAGTATATATACTGTCCCCCAATCTTCCTTGTTTCTAACAACCCGACCGCTAGCTTGAATTACATCTATGAGTGTCTGTCTGAGGTACCATTGTTGTGATAGCTCAGCCTTTCGCTTAATCCACGCGTCTCCTAAAAACGGAAATCCAACTTTAACAATAATTGCAAAACGTGATAAATCATCAACGAGATCCAAACCTTCGGTGATACTAGGAGATATTAACAACCCTGGCTTATCACTTTTTTGAAAACTTTCAATGATTAACCCCCTGTCAATACCACTTTCAGGGTTGTGGTGGAATATATTATGAGGTATTTTGTTTTTTAATTGTTCAGTTAACCATTTAGCAATAGCAAAATTGGCAGTGTGTATAATTCCAGATTCGTTGTGGTGATGTTCATTCAACAATTGAACAATTGTTTCAATCATTTGCGTTCTACCCTTACTATTTTCAGGATTTTTCCAAGCAGCGTTCATCTTCATTACAGGCATAAAAAATATTGGTCGGTGTTCTTTTGAGAATTCCGAGTCTAAAGATAAGAAAGCAGCTTCTTTTGGATCAATACCTAAATCAGTACAGAACTGTTTATGGTCTAATATCGTTGATGAAAGAAACAAAAACCGATCGGCATGTTGTTCAAAAACATTTTTAAAATTATGAGCAGCAGATAATCTTTTAATTTTCATATATGTTGGATCTTTAATGAGAACTAATTGGTCTGATATCTCTTTTTCATTTATTTCTCCAACTAAGTGAGATATTGTGGTTGAGTGTTCCAATAAACTATTGGTCTCACGCATCTTTCTAATCTCATCAGCTGTATGGGACTTTGAATTTGTAAATGTATCTACTTCTTCCAACATGTCACTTAAAATAATATCAAGTTTTGAAAGGTAAGCAGATTTTAACCACATAAAAGCCTGTTGAACATTATCGTGTTCTTTGTATGGTAGGTTATACTTTTCACACCGCTTTTTCGATATAATAACAGCATCAAATTCAGTTAATTCTTGTTCTATATTATGACATTCATCAAATACCATTAACTTGCGTTTATTTTTAAAAACTGTTGTGAAGCCCAATATCAACAATGCAAGTTTGTAATTCATTACAACATGAGGGGTTACTTTGGCTAGTGCCTTTGCATTTTCATAAGGACAGGAACCACATGGAGGTTTGATTAAACCTCCAATATCACAGGTAGTGTTTTTGTTGATGCAGTGATAATTACCCTTTCCATATAATGTTGCCATAATACGTTGTGGGTTATCTACGAATGACCTTTCGTACTGTTGTTGGAGAATTTTTTGAGGAGTGAGAATAAAAGAACCACCCGGTGTGGTTTTACCTTCATTTAAATATTGTGCAAATGTTGTTGCTACATGAGATTTACCACCTCCAACAGGAATTTCACAAATCAGATATTTCGCAGTTTGTTTTTCTAACCATGTTAAAGCGTCAACTTGTGTCAGTCGAGGTTCACTTGTACTATGTGAGAAAAAGTCTAATATACCCATTTGTGTAAAACCTTATTATTAATAAATTTCATTTTACACTACTTTGTAATAAATATAAACAATTGACTCTGAACTTTTATGAAATTAACATTTAAACAGTATATCATCTCAGAAGTTGAACTCTCCGCAAACTTTCCAATACACAAGGAATTGGAACAGTCTATTTGGGATAAAAATGTATTGAGAACTGATGTTAAAGCTGCTATGAAAAAGATTGCAAAAGAATTTGAAAAATTTCTCGAATCTCCAGATGTTAAAGTTGTAGATGTTATTTTTACAGGAAGTCTTGCCAATTTTAATTACACAAAATATTCAGATGTTGATATTCATCTGATATTGGATGCAAAATCAAGTGATAATGATCAATGTGTAATCGACTTACGTGAATTTTTAATGGCAAAGAAAAATTTATGGAACCAAACACATAATATAGTTATACACAAGTTCCCAGTAGAAGTATATGCTCAGCTTGCAGATGAAAGTAACGTTGCGAGTGGGGTATACAGTTTAACTAAAGATGAGTGGATCACAAAACCGACCCACATTTCAAAAAAATATAACAAATACGCCGTTGAAGTGAAGGCAAAACACCTTGCTCATGCTATTGATAAAGTAATAGAGGATAAAGTTGATGATAGTGACGTTTTAAAGAAAATCATGGAAAAAATCAAGACCATGAGAAAAAGTGGTTTAGAAAAAGGAGGCGAGATGTCGGAAGAAAATCTCGCCTTTAAAGTTCTCAGAAACAACGGTTATTTAGAAAAACTCACGAAATATCGTACCAAAGTAAGGGATAAAACACTGTCATTGTGAGTTAAACTCTTTAACCCGCATAGTTGCTCGTTTAAGTTCTTCATAAGAAGTGTTCATCCAACGTTCTTGAGCAAATTTTTCATACTCTACTCCAGTCATCTTTTTTCTGTTAGCTTCATCGTCGTATATTACAGTTTGAAATGTGCTTCGAGCATATAGTATAAGTGGTAAACCTACTACCAAATCAAGTATCAAACCAAACACCATTATAGCCATAAGAATAAAAGCGAGTAACGCCATACCATGTTCTACACCCAATAGAGTACTTTGAATTAACGATGCTTGCTGTCCATCTTCGTGTTGATCAGTTAATTCGGACAACACTCCACCAACAACTGCTCCAGTCATAATTGCTCTCGACGTGGGACTTGACATTCCTAGTTGTTCTTTAATAATATTGATAGCAAAAATAGTACCTACCTGTATCACATAATTGTTTCCGATGTACAACCCACTCTTAACCACATCTGGCCAGTGTCGATCTGGACCATCAACTTCTTTGAATGGTTTATATACTTGAAGCAGTGCAGCCACATCAGGTGAAATGTAGTGTACTGAATTGTATCTCAAAGTTCTCATGATATTCTCCGTGTGGTTTATGTATGTCCATAATACCCTAATTTTTATTTAAGTCAACAAAAAAGGACGCGTCGCGTCCTTTTTTCTTCCCTTCCCTTGAGAATTTAATTACTTTGAATATCTACCACTCCTGATGGTGTATTCATAGCTGCCTGATCTTCTGGAGAATTTCCACTTCCAACAGTTGATTCATCATCTAATGATTCAGGACAGACTTGCTTACATACTTCTATATAATCATCCATATCTAGAGGGGAATGTTTAAAACTACACACTATCAAAGCGTTTGCGAATTCGTGTAACATTACATCATCTTTTGCATCTTCGTGTGACCACTCCATTATACGAATCAAAGTTGGAACATCCATTGCTACTACATCAGGGTGATCTTGTGGTTGATCACGAAATACAGCAGTTGCTGGATCTGAATCTGGATTAGCTTCTGGATCATATGGTACCTGTTGTTGAGACATGGAAGTGTCAAACTCAAAATCACCCTCATTCATTTTCTTTAATAATTTGAAAGCCATAATAATATTCCTTTGTTGTATTCAGTTATTTATAACAAGCTAACCAAAAAGCATCACAAACATCTGCTAGTCCAGTTGTTTTTTTGTATCGTCCCTTAAATAACTCTAATATTTCTGGAGATAGAGATGATATCATTGCTGCCTTATCTGCTTTTCCAGATCCAGTTGCAAACTTTTTCAAAGATGTAGGAGCAATAATTCTACAATTAATGTTGATGTTATTGTTTCGAAGTCCTGTTATCAAAACAAACAACAAACCAGCTAAGTCTCTTGTGGCATCACCTCGTATCCCAAAAGCAAGCCCTTCGAAATTCACACTGTGTATATTGTGTTTTATAATTAAATTTTGAAATACAGTTGATATTTGACGTGCACGATCATATATGTCTAGTGCAGCATCAGATTTGAAAGTTCCAAATTCTATGATATTTCTCGTTTCAGATCCATCTAGAACACAAAATCCTGAATTGGTATATGACTGATCGAACCCTAAGATCATTATAACCTCTTATAAACGTGAGGTTATTTATACCTAAGTGAACTACCCCAATGCTAAAGCATTGGGGCTTCCAGGCCAACGCCCAGATTTTCCTGCTTCATCATTGTATAACTAGATATATCATATGCTATATCCCCACCAGAGGCAACTCCACAGGCGTAAATTCCGCTAGTTCCCAGCGTATTTAAACCGATGTTCCGAATATTAATCGCAGCATTAATGTCAAACTGAAAATTAAATTTTCCCTTCAACAGCACATTTGTCAATATTTGCTTTTAACATCTGATTCCACAACCAACGAACCGATCCACCCGTCTGTTTTAGCGCGGTTTCCTGATCTGGTGTTGGATTTAATCGGAACGTGAATGCCTTATGCAACTTATGTTCTCCATTTGTATAAGAGTATTTGTGATGAAAGTTAGAAGAGAGACCAACTAATTCATCCCCGTCTGGGATGAATTAGTTGAGAAGATTGATAAAAAGGGGTCCTAGGACCCCTTTATATTATTAACACGGTTGTGATTTTAGTTTGTGATCGTTCCGGTTCCACTTGTTCCACCAGCATTCGTAACTGTTGGTGCATATGTACCAGTACCGGTTGTTCCAGTTCCTGTTAATGAAGACAACGTACCAGCACCTAACACACCAGTTCCAGATAATGATGAATATGTACCAGAACCAATCGTACCCGTACCACTCAAGTCACTTGAACTGAACGATCCACTTCCAATCACACCATTGCCACCAATCGTTATATTAGGGGCAGGGGCCTGTACATATTGATAACCAGTGGTGCTGCCCTTAGTAATTGCATCAATCATGTTAGAACCAGCCTTACCAACTGCCAATATCTGACCTATCGGAGCAGCAGCACCAATAATAGCCTTCGCTAACTCAAGATTCTGGTTAACTGGAGGTTGGTATGGTGTGATTTGAGCTGACATGTTTTGTGAACCATTCTGTGGGGCGTATACCCTAAACTCTTTAACACCCTTTATTTCTATTGATTCACCTTCTCGTGCAACAATGTCAACTAGTGGTCGATCTGCTGCAGCTTCTGCCATTTTAATGTCTCTTTGTGAAGATACGTATAACGCATAATTGGGGTCTACTTTTGTGGGTGTTTGTGAACACCCAGTTAAATATATCGCCACCAACGCTATGGCTGTCGAACTTACTACTGTCTTAACCAAATGTTTCATTTATTTCTCCTTGAAAAACTGTTTGTGAGGTATTAACCCTCAAATTATAATACATTATTTTGTAAAAAGATACAACATATATTTAGTATCGACTATAAATTCAGTTACTCTTCTTGAAGTGACTCAATTGGGTCAAAAGTGTCTACTTCTTGTATACTACTGAAACCACCTTTCATCTGAACGGTGAGAGTTCTATCAAAAACGCTTCCAATTTCATCTCGGTGAGAAATGATGTAAATATTCAGATCTTCATCTCTAGCCTTCTTCTTTAGCATCTTAGCTGACGATTGAACCCCCACAGAATCCAAACCAACATCAAGCACTTCATCTAATAAACAAATGTTAATTGGTGTGTGTAATTTTTGTAAGACATCTCTAAACGCCAAAGATAATGCCAGATTGACTCGGGCACGTTGTCCATTTGACAAGTTTCCAAAACTTAAAGGTCTTCCATATAAACTAATCTTTGCTGTCATTTCATGAGTAAACTCAACTCGATGAACTAACCCAACCTGAGTCAAGTAATGATGAAGTCTCATGTTTAAGAACGGCAAGTTTCTATTAAGTAAAGCCTTTCTAACGAAACTATCCTTTTTTGTTAAAAGCTTTAACAAGAACTGTTGATGGTCTTGTGTTTTCTTCATCTCATTCAGATTCGTATAATCAATTGGATCGATATCCAATTGTTCTAATTCTCGGAGAGGCTCCAAGAAAGGGTTTACAGATTTTGTTAAATCTTCCACTTTCTGTATAATTACCTGTTTTTGAGTGTGAATCTCAACCAATTGTTCTATGTCATCAACCTGCTTTTGTTTCTTTTTAATCTTTAATAAAGTAGATAGATCTTCATCATCGGCGTCAGCGTCGTCTAACCGTTCACTGTATTGACTTAATAGTGTTTTTGCTTCTTCTAGATTATCTGTGCATTGAGAAATCTTTGATTCAGCATCGGCAAATTGTTGTAAACAATATGGACACTTTTGATCGGATAAATGGATAAGCTCATGTGTACTATCTTTAATAGTTTTTTCACATCGAAGAATAGAAGCTTTCAACTGCTTCCGTTCCAACATATTATCCTTTAGTTGTTTTTCCAATTCAGTAACTTCAGTATGTAACTTTTTTTCAACTTCAACGTCAACTGATTCTGCTTCTTCTAATTTTCTCTCATAGTCAACGATTGTTTGAGCATTCGTGTGTGACCATGTTTCAACTCGCTGTTGAGCAACTTTGAGTTGATCGTTATATCTCGAGTGTTCCTTTTCTAATTGTTCAATACGAACTTTTTGAATCGTCATCGAGTCTTCATTTGATTTAATCATTTCCTTTAAGATGACTGCTTGTTCAGATAACACTGTAAGGTTGAATAACCGTTCGATAAAGTCAGTTTGATTGGCTTGATAATGAGAATTCACAGGCATATCTAAGAAAGGAGTATGATTTGCAGATATAACAACAATCCGAACAAACATATCGTATGGCATTCCAATTACATCTTGTATAGCTAGATCTGTGTTTTTTACGCTATCCCGAGCTTTATTATCCCCATTAACAAAAAAGTGTACAGAGTTTTCTCTTCCAGACTTTCCAGACTTTCTTCTTCGTTCAATTTTATATTGAACTCCACCTTTTTCAAATTCAACAATAACTTCAAGATTTTTTCCATTGATATTATTTATCAAATCGTCAACTTTAATATCAGAAATTGGTCTATCATAGATTGCATAGGTAAGAGCATTCATTAATGTTGTGTTATGAGTTACGATAAAGTTGTCGGTTATGTATAAGTGATCTGGGTGATCGATCATAATACACTTTGTGTTCTGCATTCCTAAAAAATCAATAGAGTCTATCCTTAATCCCATGTTTGCATATTGTGTTTGTCCTGTTGTCACCCGATCTTTTTTTCGAGTCAAGGAGAATAGTTGAGATGGGGTGTGATAATTAATACTTACGTTGAAAGATGGGCGTCCAGGAATCCTTTCATTATTCTTATTCTTATAAAATGGTAAACGTGTGGTCATTTTAGCTGTTCCACCCAACGACCTAACAAGATATTGAACGTCTGTTGCTAGTCTTAAACTTGTGGATGAGAAAGATATGTTGTGTGTTTTACCAACTGTACCGTCTGTATCAAGTAAACCCTGTAATAGTTGCAATTTCTGCATTTGAGACGTTTTGAGCATATATTGGTCTGGTATAAATTTTTCATAACTATAACAACCCCACACTCCTATATTCATCAATATTGACCTTAGTGTGTTGCCCTTTGAACGAGTAACGTTATTACACACTACATAGTCTTTCGTGTTGTTACGACCGAACAGTCGTAAGTGTTGTCCTAGTGTAATCAGTTGTTCATTAACGCGATTCACAATATGTGCGTCTATAGAAGTAAACTTGGGAGTTTTATCCGTAAGTCTACCATCTCCCAGCAAAGCACCTAGTAAATATGGGTCTAGTGGTAATTGTGCATCTGAAATATCTTCATGTTTTGGTAGTGGGACAAAAATTTTATAAGAGTTTCTGTTATAACTAGGATTCATCACCAGTTGTTCTAGTTCCAACGTGGTTAGGGTTTTGGTTCCTCGTTCTCCAATCGAACCCCACCTAGGTGAAAACACTGACCACAAATGTTCACTGTCTGCTTCAGTTTCTCGGCCATCACCAAATCGAATTTTATACGTAGGTCGTACCCCCTCTTGTGGGAATGTATCAATGACCTTTGCGACACTACCGTCTGGTGTTATGACATCGTCACCAGTTTGGATATCACCCATGGTTGTCCACCCAGACGGCGTCTTTATGTTACAATGTAACGGTTGCGCTTTACCAACGCCGTTACTGCTTTGACCATTAGTTGTATTATCCAAGTCTTCACCCAAAATTAACGTCGTACCTGTTTTCTGTAGATCGACTACAGTTTTAACTTTTCCATATGACATGAAATTTGATAAGGAGATTGTTTTAAATTCGATTTTCATTATTAAACCTTTAGAGACTTATAGATGTCAATTAACATTTCGTTATTAATGTGCTCAGTGTCAATGTTGTTGAGTAATTGTAGCATCATTTCACTCACCGATAATAATTCTCCATCTGTAACACTAACATCTACTTCTGTACCACTGATCACATTCTCAATTTCTTCTGATTCTTCAATCACCATCTCACGAAGTTTATACTTATCTAAAAAAGATTGCCGAATCACATTAATCTCTTCGTATGTGAGAGTGATATCTGCAGAACATTTAACTCTGGATTCAGTTGGGATTTGAATTTTTCCATCGATAAGCGCTGAAATCGTTGTTTTGATAAACTTTGGACATTGATCCCAATCTTTAAATTCTACCCGATTTGTTATGTAATCATACGTTGCCATTCCTCTTGAGGCATCTCCTGCATCCCCAAAATTTGTTGGAAATGTATTTCCGATGTAAGTAACATTTTCAAAATGTTGACGTTTGTGAAAATGTCCTGAAAAAATTTGTTTAGGACCCTTAAAATCGTTTGAGTTGGGTCCAGAAGGCATTATGTTGTTATACCCAGTAACAATAAACCCCTGAAACTCAAAATGTCCATACCAAACAGGAACTTTGAGATAGTTTGCTAATTCAGTATATTCTTCATGGAACATATATGGACAGAATAACGTCGGAATAATAGTTTCCTCACTCACAATCGGGTCGTCGATTATTCTAAAATTTTCAAATGAAGATAAGTGAAATACGGAATGGATATCACGAGTGTGTCTATAATACAAATCGTGATTTCCAACATGAAAAAATACAGGCAATCCAAGATCATTTAACTTCTTAGCACCATGATACGAAGACTTTAAGGTTGATACGTTAAGAGCACTTCTGTTCTCGTGCCAATCTCCCATAAACACAACATGATCTATGTCTGGGTCTTTGTGGACATTTTCACAAAACCAATCAATATAATTCATGCAATCATTATTGTGTTGATCTGAATTATTTCTCGCTCCCCAATGGATATCTGTAAACATCGCAGATTTCTTTAATTTTTTCATTGACTGTCCATTTCAAAAAATAGGATCTTATTATCGTTATTAATTTATTCTTCCGGTAATACCGCTGTCTCTACGACAACTTCAACCTCTCCAGTGGATTCTGTGCTTTGTTCTCCAGGTTGTGAGTCTCCATCATATCTTGTTGTGATTACAGACCTGTTATAATCATCAAAACTTCCATTAAGCATAGCTTCTCGCTTTTCATGAAAATCTTCTTCGTGCTCAAGAATATAATTATATGAGGGATTGAAACCATGCTCAATCAAAGATTTGTCTTTGATGTCTCTAACACGTCTTTCGTGATTGAGATATTGCGTAAAAGAATTTTTAACACATTGGGTATAAAAGGCGAAAGGGTTGTTGCTGCGATTTTCATCAAATGCTGCCCATGTTTTACACAACATCAATAAAGCATATGACTGCATATCTTCATTATATGAGTAATTAGCGTAATTACCTTTTTTACCATATCGTTTTGTCAACATGAGGAACATTTTTGCTAATTCGTTTGTTATCACTCCCTTTAGCTTACTTGCTTTTACCTGAATCATTAAATCTCTGTTGTTGATATAATTTCGAACAGCTGGAGGTTTTGCAACAGTAGGTGGTTTGACGGCTTTTGGAGGTTTTGCAGCAACACGTGGTTTGACGGCTTTTGGAGGTTTTGTTGTGTTTTTTTCTTTAGGTGTTATTGATTCTGTTGTTGGAGAGATATTGACGCTCATGCTTTGTGAGTTCCTTATAGTTATAGCTTTACAAGTATACAATAGTTTCTGTAATGAGACAACCAATAAATACATTAGATGTGATAAGAGAAAACATATATGGCTGCTTCAACAGATGAGTTCAAAGTTAAATTGGTGTCCGCACTAGATGTTAATTCATCCGAGGCCACAGGACGGAAAGTTGTAATATTTAACGTATCTCCACAAATCAATGAACAAGGAACAGTTGAGTATGATCCAATTCAGATAATTCAAGGTCCAACCACATTTCAAGCATACAAAGGTACGTCAGCTAGAACATTCTCACTATCTACAACAAAGTTGATATCCAGGACACCAACGGAAGCTCGTGACAATATACAAATATTGAACATTCTCCGTTCGTGGAGAATGCCATATTTCGGGTACCAAAAGAATACAGATGACGTTTCCAAATTTTTCAGTGCTGTGAAAAACACCGGAGCCTTAAAAACTAACTCTCTAGATCAATTAAAACAACAGAGCAATGCTTTAGTATCTAGACTGGGGGCTCCTCCGGAGATATTATATTTTTCTGCTTATTCTCAATCTAATTCATCATCAACATCTGCTGAAGGTCAATTTCGTGGGAATATCAAAAGAGTCCCGGTTGTATTAACGTCCCTTTCAATTACATATCCGGATGATGTAGCATATATTCCTACTGCTATGAGAGGTGAAGTTGATGCTCTTGGTGGAGTCCCCTTTCCAGTAATAATGACTATTGGTCTTGAATTAACTGAAACTCATTCACCTGGAGAAGTTAATGTATTTAATTTAGCTAAATATGCCAATGGTGTATTGGATGGATTCTAAACATGGCAAAAAACTCACTCACTATTACAAAATCAAGATATAATAAGGGAGGTCAAACTGTATCGTACCCAAATCGATTAGATTGGTGGGAACGATACGTGTTTCCAATCAGCAAAGAAGATGTGTTGTACACAATTGAGTCAAAATACAATAAGCGTCCTGATTTACTAGCGTATGATGTTTATGGTTCACCGGTTTACACTTGGTTCATTTTACAATATAATAATATAATCGATATTAATATAGAGTTTGTAACTGGAACAATGATCAGACTTCCAACTGTATATAGAGTAAAAACAGAGATAACATAAATGGCGAATGTAACAAATAACTCGAGCAATCAACCACAGAGCGATCCATCACAATCGTCGACTACACAAGCCAATGAGGTACACGATTTTAACCCAGATTATTCCTCTGATGATCCTACTATCAATCCTAAGGCCAATCCATTAAAACAGTTTAGAACATACTCATATCGATTTGTTCATATTGTGAGTGACTCTACTCAAATTATACAGAATTTAATGGCTGCTGGTGGTTCTGACATGAACATATATACTCATCCTGACTTGATTGGGGAAGGTCCAAGATTTGGTCTTAAAACTTTAGGTGGATCCAAAGGTTTACCTGAATCTAAATATGTCATTATTTCAAATACAGCCACAGACTCAAATATCGTTTTTAAATCTGTATATCTGAGGTCTTATTTTGGAGGAGGAACAAGTACATCAGAAAATACAGCAAACCCTCCTGGAACTACAGGTAACCCCTCTGATGAATTAAAGATGACGTTGATCGAACCGTTTGGAGTTAGGTACGTTGAGTATATATTGGGTGCTTGTAATCAACTGAATATGAAAAGTTCAGGCCAGGCTATACACGTTCTTAAAGTATTTTTTGTTGGTCATAAAAGTGATGGAACAGTTGAGATTCTTTCTGGGTACAATCCTATAACATTTGCCTTTACAAGCATATCTATGGATTTTACAAGCTCTCAAACAACATACACCATAGAAGCTGTACCTACCATGAATGCGGGGGCAAGTTTACCTACAGCATCTATGATTGGTACAAGTACCTTTACTGTACATGGAGGGACGTTTAAAGATTTTGTTGATAATTTCAATAGAATTCTTCAAAAAGACAGTGCAGACACCCAAAAGAAATTAGACGAAGAGAAGAAAAACGAAGTTGCTCCTATATACACCATAACCATTGCACCAACGTCACTGTACCAAACAAAAGATTATATAGTACAGGATCAAGTTCATGATAAAAACAAGGAAGAAAATCCTGATAATTGGACTATGTGTACAGCAGTTGGCAGTCAAATACAAGATCTAATCATGCATGCGTTTGCTACATGTAAAAAAGCTTTGGAAGATCAAAAACCAACTGAATATGATAAGAATGGTATTGCAACCACATATATTCCCAACATCTTTACATATACGAAACAGTTTGTGAATGCAAAAGGACAAATTCAAACTCAATACTTATATGAAATACAAAAAGTACCAAAGACAGTGTTCAAGAGTACAAATGATCAAGCTGAAACTAAATCAGACTCAACTTCGGATTCAACTGCCTCAAATTCATCATCTTTGGACAGCAAACGCTTTAATGACTTTTTACAACAACAGTTATCGAGAGCAAACTTGTTAGAGTTTGATTTTGTATTTTCTGGAATCAATGATGATATAATTGATTATCAGATGGTAATGACAAATGGATTGGCGTTACTGAGTAATACAGTAACCCCACCTCAAAATCTGTCACAAAAAACCCAAACATCAACAACTCCAGTTGATGGGGTTAAAAAGAACACAAATCAAGTTCCAGATGATAAGTCTACTGCTCCAGAATCAAAGTCAAACACAACCACTGGTAGTCAACCACAACTAGTAAGATACACAAAATCTCTACCACTAAAAGATCCATCTTCATATCAAATGTTTTTGTCAATGATGAGAACTTATACTCAGTACGAAGTAGCTCAAACAACAATTACAATAATGGGTAATCCTCGGTTATTTGATCAGTGCACTATAAACCCAAAACTGTTAATAGATACAACACAAGGGCCTAGCAAAGAAGATTACATGCGAGAGGTGCCAGCATATGCAAAAATTAATGTGTTCATGCCTCAAATCGACCCCAATACAGGATATGTTAATTTTGAAACTATTCCAGAACGTGGATTCAGAAACCCATTTTGGTACGATGGAATTTTTCAGATATACGTTATAGAAAATTTCTTTGATGATGGAATATTTAAACAAAAACTTACTCTCTTACCAAATGTAACTTCAGATGCTGTTTCAGACGTCTATACAGAAAAAGATCACAATATGTCATCGTCACCCGGAACAAACGGTAAACGAACAGCATCAGATGCTAAAAGCGCTTCCAATGTTAAACAAAAAAATTCATCAACGTCTAAATGTGTTACCCGTGGTATTCCAGTTGTTTTAGATGGAACTGATGGTGGAACAGGTAGTACAAACGTCAAAGCCTTTCTTAAAACAATTCGCTTCGCAGAAGGAACTGCAGCTCCTGATGGTTGGACTCGTGTTGTCAATGGAAAACTTACAAACTCAGGCACTGTTCTCTCAACTGCTTCTGAGGCTCAAGCATATGCAAATGCTCACAATCTCTCTGGGTCATTTAATAGTACTGGTTATAGTGGCAATATTCATTTTACAGGTGGGTATAGTAAACATCCAAACGCAGCAATTCATTGGGCTAATGGTCAACCAACATCCAGTGCTGCAGGAGCATATCAGTTCCTATATAAGACGTGGAATGGTATAGTCAGTGCAAAACACTTACCTGATTTTTCTCCCGTAAACCAAGACATAGGAGCTGTATATTTGATAAATGGTAGAGGAGCTCTCACCGACGTCAAACAAGGAAGATTTGAAGATGCTATTGAAAAATGTCAACTGGAGTGGGCCTCACTAGGACCTCATTATGGACAAGGATATATATGTATTGAGAATCTTAAAGCAGCATATGAAAAATATGGTGGAACATATATAGCTTCGTGATTTAGTTGTCATGTTATTCTTCTGGTGTTATAATTAACGCTAATAAAAAGTTTTACTTATAAGGAGAATAAAATGGCTCGACCAAAAAAACAACCAGATACAGCCCCCGTCACAAATGCAGCTCCCTCTTCCCCAGCGGACCGAGAAAAACTTAGAACGATGCTTGAAGAAATTGTCCATGCAATGAGACGGGCAGATGATGAGAAGGTGTCTATTAAGGAAATTAAAGACGAAATCAAAAAACAGTTTGGTATTGCTCCAAAATACACAGGCAAGATGGCAAAAACAATGTACAAACATGCATTTGATGAAGTCAAAGCAGAAAATTCTGAATTTGAAGATCTTTATCAAACTATCGTTGAAGGAATCAGCGAAGACCAATGAGTTACATATCTGCTTTGTATCGTCGCTCAGACGATGAGGTAATTGTGTGGGAACGAAATAATGGGGTTCGGGATGTCAAGAAATATCCTGCTCCTTATCATTTCTATATAGAAGATGAAAAAGGTAAATATAAAAGTATTTTTGGAAAAAAGCTCAGAAAAATTGAGTTTGATTCAAATGAAGAATTTCAAAATACAAAAAGAAAACTATCAAGAACACCGTTATATGAGTCTGACATAAATCCAGACATAAAGATACTTTCGCAATTTTATTATAATGTAACTCCTCCAAAGTTGAATGTGACGTTGTTGGATATTGAGGTTGATTATAATCCATTAATTGGATTCTCTTCCACAAAAAATCCATATGCTCCAATAAATGCTGTTGCTCTACATCATATACATACAGATAGATCTATTGTTATTGCTGTTCCTCCTCCAAAGTGGGACAAATCAACATTCGACGAGTCATTACGAGAATTGTCTGAAATTGTGTTTGTTCGTAATGAGAAGGAATTATTAAATATATTGTTAGATGAAATTGAAGACTCTGACATATTATCTGGTTGGAACTGTATTCCTGAGACACAAAATGTGTGGCTTCGAGATAAAATCGTCCCGTTCCGACAAATTGGGTCACAATTGTATGACTCTACTGTACTCCGTAAGTCTGATATAATGGATAAACAACTTACAACCATTACAACTGCGTTGGGACACACATTTGAGTGTTCTCCAGAACACAGATTTCCAGTGTTGTTGGTACCTAATGAAAAATACACAAATCTACAAAACAAAATAGTTCAACGGGTGGATATTTCTGTAAACCAAATGGTGTCGTTGATGAATGATGGCTATTCAATATTTACAGAATCGTGTGTTCGTAATAATACGAATACATGCAACCCGTTGTTTACTAATGAACAACTATATTTGGCTGGGTTAATTTACACTGATGGAACACTAAAGGACAAAAATAATGTAATTGATACTGGGTATGTGGTGTATCAATCAGATAGTGAAGTTCTTAACAACATACCTTTAGTTACAACAAAGTTAGTTGGGCCTCACAAGAGATGTTATTCAAGAGTGATCGAGTTTTCACTATTGGGAAAAGAAGTTCATAATTTAATCTACGAAGATACGAAAAAACGACTGAATGTAGAAAAACTATCAACGCTATCAAAAAAACAATTTTATTATTTTTTGGCTGGGTTGTTAGACGGAGATGGATATGTTTCATCGAACAGCGTTGAGTTGTGCAATTATAATAATGACACAAGTGCCTTGGCTGAATTATGTTTATGGAACGGAATTATCACGTCAATAAGACCAAATGTGGTTAGATTTTTAAATTTATCTGTTTTGGATATACCTACACTAAAACTTAAACGACGGACAACGATATGTTCTACCTACCATCCTATTTTAAAAAGAGATTCAAACCAAAAGGCTAAACAAACAACTTTTAAAGTTATAGGTCAGTCTCTGTACACAAGGATTTGTGATATTAATATTTCCGACCTCAAAGTCCCAATGATGGACATAGAGACAGATACTCATTATTTTTATTCAAAGGGAACAAAGACTCACAATAGTGACTTCTTTGATATGCCATATATTGCTAAACGGATTGAAAAAACTTTAGGAAAAAGTCAGCTACGACGATTATCTTTTGAGGGGGCTGACATGCCTCGTTATCGAGAAGTTGAGGTGTTCAAACAACAGCAGATTGCGTGTGATTTGTCGGGTCGAGTACATCTTGATTACATGAATTTATTCAAAAAATATGAGGTTGCTGAAAGACCATCATATAAATTAGAATCGATTGCAGAGGAAGTGTTACCACATCTACCAAAATTGGAATATGAGGGTTCATTAGCAGACTTATATAAGAAAGATTTTAATCATTTCATCAAATATAATATTAGAGATACGGAAATCCTTAAAGGGTTTGAGAAAAAATTAGGTTATATTTCTTTAGCAAACGTAATGTGTCATTCATCCACATCCCAATTTAAGGATGTGTTTGGTACATTGAAGTTGTCTGACTTCGCTGTTGTAAACTACTGTCATTACGAGCTAGACGTAAAAGTTCCAGATTGGGATGGAGATAAACCAGATGGAAAGATTCAAGGAGCATATGTTCTATTACCACAGATCGGATTGCATGAATGGATTGGAAGTATCGATATTGGTGGACTATATCCAGCAAGTATACGAAGTATCAACATTTCACCTGAAACGTTGATTGGACAATTTTCAGATAAAGTAAATGATTGGGAACGAATTTTTAATAATACCGATGATGATCTTACACTTGAATATGATACAGGTGAAGTAGAGACTAGGACAGCAGTAGAATGGAAGAAATATTTATTAAATAAAAAGTGGGCTGTTAGTGGGTTTGGAACAGTATTTGACCAAAACACACCTGGAGTTTTCCCAGCAATTCTATCATCGTGGATCAATAAACGCAAAGAGTATCAAAAGTTAAAAGCAAAGTACTATGCTGATGCAGAGGCTTGCACAGATCCAGACGAAAAGAGTAAGTTAGAGGAACTATGTGCATACTATGATCGTCTGCAATATGTAATGAAAATTAAGAGTAATAGTTTTTATGGAGCTATTACAAACTTTTACTTCAGGTTTTTTTCGTTAAATGGAGGAGAGTCTGTAACCGGGACTGGAAGAATAGTTCTAAAACATCAAATTAAAAAAACAGCAGAGATTCTTGATGGTGAGTATAACATAGAACCTCCTTTTGATGAGGATAGTTTCAATAAAATGGGGAGAACGTTTCCATCTGAATCGATAATATATTCAGATACTGACTCAGTTGTTGGATCGACTGTTCACATCACAAACCAAGGAGATCAAACGATTGAGACGTTGTTTAATATGTACTCATCTGATAACTGTAACAACTTTACGTGCAAACCACAAAATTTAGAAGTTCTCACATATGATCCGATTAATCAGAACCCATACATGGGAGAAGTTGAATACATATACAGACATCTGGTCAGTAAAGAAAAATGGTTAATACAAAGTGAGCATGGTGATTCTGTTGAAATTACCGGTGACCATTCTGTAATGGTAGAACGTGAAGGAAAGTTGATTGAAGTTAAACCCGAAAATATTATTTGTGGTGATTTGTTAATAACGTGTGTAGAAGTATGAAATATACTCTACATGATTTCATCGTATCGTCCCAGAGCATCCATGGTGACAAATATGATTATTCAAAATCTATTTACATAAGTTCGAAAATCAAGATAGAGATAATATGTAGACAACATGGGTCGTTTTGGAGTCTTCCAACGAATCACATATCTCGTAAATCTGGATGTCCTACATGTAGTGGGTATAATACAAACAAACATAGTTTTATAAAAAAAGCAAGAAAGGTACATGGAGAAAAGTATGACTATTCATTAACAGATTACAAGTCGCCTTTTGAAAAAATTAGTATTGTTTGTCCTGAACATGGAGAGTTTGTTCAATTTCCCAACAACCACCTGAATAATAAACAAGGATGCTCTGCTTGTTCGGGGAACAAAAAGAGCAACGTAACAGAATTTATTGAAAAATCAAAGTTAATACACAATAACAAATATGATTACACATTGGTAGAATACTCTAATAATTCTACAGCGGTAAATATTCTGTGTCACGTTCATGGTAAGTTCACTCAACAGCCAGACTCACATCTCCAAGGTCACGGTTGTCCAGCCTGTTCTGGACTTAAACGTGTATCTATTTCTGACTTTATTGAAAGATCTAAGTTAGTTCATGGGGATACTTTTGACTACTCAAACGTAACCACTATTAAAAATACGTATACTAAAATACCAATAATATGTAAAATACACGGACAATTTTATCAGACACCTGAACTTCACTGGTTATGTGACGTGTGTTGTCCAGGGTGCAACCGAGTATCATTTTCCAGAAAGAGCATAGAATGGTTAACTCAAATGGAAAACACGTACAACATCACGATTCAACACGCACTCAAGCCTGGGGGTGAATTCCGTATTCCTGGAACGAGACTTCATGTAGACGGATATTGTATACAAACAAATACGATATATGAATTTCATGGTGATATATGGCATGGTAATCCAACAAAATTTGAACCAAATGAACTTTGTCATCCATACAGCAAACTCACCGCAGGAGAATTATTCGCAAAAACAACTCAACGTGAGGAATTGTTACGAAGTTTAGGGTATACCTTAATAACTATATGGGAGAACGATTATGATATCATCCGAAGGAAAAACATACAAAATAGTAAAAACACGCATACAGACTGTTAAGAGATCTGGTACGTTTGATGAAGAGTACGTATATGATTTTGGGATGAAGGATCAAACTAAGCCTTGGTTCTTTGGGAACAACATTCTGCTACACAACAGCGTTTACTTCAAAACGCATGCTACAAATCAACTCGAAGCTACACAAACTGCTGACGCTGTCGCCACTGTAGTAAACGATTCATTTCAATCGTTTATGCAAAAGGCATTCTTGTGTAATCCAGGATACGATGATTTGATAAAGTCAAACAGAGAAGTGGTTTCAGATCGTGGAATTTTTGTTGATAAAAAACGGTATGTCCTCCATCTTGTTGATTTAGATGGTCACAACGTCGACAAACTGAAGATTATGGGTCTTGAATTAAAAAAGACTACCCTACCAAAGCCAATCGCAAAAAAACTTTCATCGTTTGTTGAACGACTATTAAAGGGTGACGATTGGACTCTTATTGCAAGAGATATTGTTGATTTTAAAGTTGAATTAATGAATACATCTGATATTACGACGATTGGACTGCCAAAAGGAATCAAAGGTGTCGAAGACTACACTTCAGCTTGGAAACTTGATAGTAAAACTAGATTACCAGGGCATGTGAGTGCTGCAATTCTTTGGAATACAATGTTACTCGAACATGGAGATAAAGAAAGTACTGAAATTACTTCAAATATGAAAATCAAAGTGTTTTATTTGACAAGAATGTTTGGTCGATTTAAAGCAATTGCAGTACCAACTGATTTGGTAATCCTTCCACAGTGGTTTATTGATAACTTCATTCCGATCATTGATAAAGAACTGCAGATTGAGAAATTGGTAGATGATACAATTCAGAAGATTCTGACAGCAATTGATAAAGAAGCTCCTAGTAGACAGAGTATGTTCGTTGAAGAGATGCTTGAATTCTAAATATACGTTTGATTGGAGATAAAATGAAAAACGTTAAACTGGCTTTGTTGATTTGTTCTTTAGTATTTTCAACAAACGCATTAGCTAATAAACACCACAAACATTATCACACACGAAAACATCTACACATTGCAACTAAATTAAATAACAAGTCTCCATTTTTTTCTCGTGTTGTGTTTATAAAGAGTGTTGATGAGCAGAATATCGTTTTTCAAAAAAATGTTGAAAAACCTTCTTCAATTGCTTCTATTACCAAACTAATGGTTGCTACTATTATTGCTGAGAATAACCTTCCTATGGATGACCAAATACAATTAACCGAAGAGGATGCAGTCGCATCTTCAAGGCTTAAAGTAGGCGAGAAATACACACGTGGACAACTATTGAATGTGGCTCTCATGTCTTCGGATAATAGAGCTGCTCACGCTTTAGCGAGAACATATCCTGGAGGATTAACTGTTGCCATTAATACAATGAATGAAACAGCAACTAAGTTAGGAATGAATGAAACCTTATACATAGAACCAACAGGTCTTGACGCAAGGAACCATTCAACAGCAGCAGATTTAACAAAATTAATGAATTATGCTAAACAGTTTCCTGTGATTACTCAATATGCTTCTATGGCTAAGAACGAAATATCTGATAAAGTGTTTTATAATACAAATGCATATATTCGTTCTGGTGAGTGGACTAATATCGTTCTATCAAAAACAGGATATACACAAGCAGCAGGTAAGTGTATGGTTGTCGTGATGAATATAAGAGAAAAATTGTATGATATTGTAATATTGGGAGCTAGTAGCAGTAAGCAGCGACTTAAAGATTTAGCTACTGCGAAGAAAATGATTGAAAAAGAAGTTAGTTAATGTAACCTAAAGTAGGAGCGAAAATGATTTTAAAAAATGCAAATGGAACAGTTGAACGAGTTGCAGGGACAACCTGTAAAAATTGTTCGTTCTCTCAAACAAAACCATCCGTAAAAGTATCGAAAGATGAACTTAATGAATTTGGTGGACTGACACCAACAGATAAAAAAGATATTGCAAACCAAAAAGGTGGTGTTATCACTATGCCAGGAAAAAATTCCCAACTAAAAAATTGTGGTGTAGTCAGTCACCAACAGATCAACCAATACGTAACAGAACGTATGTGGTGCAATTTTTGGAACGTTCCAGGCACCTTAAGATCATTTACTCCTGACAAATGATTTACACTTCAAACTACGTCCGTAGTGCAAAATACGCACTTTCATATGCTATTAGTGTTAAACCACCTGAATGGTATGTGGGAAAGTGTTTACCACAACTGGCTCCAACATGGGACATGGTTAATCAATCAAAATCTGGAAGATTAACTCATGCTCAATATACAGAACAATATATCAATTTGTTATCTAAACGAAGGTTTACTCCTGATCGTGTAATGGATGCCCTTCCTGATAACTCCCGTTTACTTTGTTATGAATCACCTGGAGAGTTTTGCCACAGACGAATTCTAGCCCAATGGATACAGGACGAACTTGGGTTAATAATTTCAGAATGGGTTAGCGAAGAAGATATGTATAAAGAACAGCTGATAAACGATTTATTAGAATTTTGATTATCGTTGATTTTACCATACCAAAGTTGTATACTAAATAAAATTATAAGAATAAATCATATGAAGTTATCTAAAAATATTGTTGATTACATCCGAAATGCGATTAAGGTTGCAAAGTTGGTTGGAATTGAATCTATTGCGTTTGAACCAGGTATAGTACGAGCGATGGATGATAATAAAACCGTAGTTATTTGTCATTCGAATAATGTCCCAACTTTTGAATTTAGTGGAATTGGAATCGGACGTCTTGATCTATTCACGTCAAGATATGGATTAGTTGATGGTAGAGATCAACTTATCGTAGAAGCTGAATTAGATACAAAGTCTGGTACAAACCAAATATCTCAACTTATATTTAAAGCGAAAAATATTAAAGTAGAATATCGCTGTGCAAACTCCACCACAATAAGAGCTCCTAAATCAATCAAAGATGTTATGACGTATGAATTCGTGTTAAATGCGGATGGAGTTGATACTTTAATCAAAGCCCAAAATGCGATGGGAGTCGAGTACGTAACTGTCATTAGTGATAAAACATCAGGAATGCGTTTCGAGTTGGTTGATATAAACAGAGATATATTTGTGCATGAATTTTCAGCCCAAGCTGTTAATATTGAAACTAAAACAAAGAGTGAGTTTGTTCATCGATATCCACTCAAAACATTAACAGCGTTGTTTAAACAAGATGCAACACAACGAATTGAGGTTGGAGAAAGAGGCTTTATGAAACTGGTTGTTTATGGTCTTGATGTATTCGTTCTCCCTTCAATTTAACAGGCGTAAATATTATTAAACCAAAGGAATTACATGTTTAATATCTTTAGAAAAAAGAAGAAAAATCCAGAGGGAAAGGATAGTACTGAACCATGGGTTCAAGTAATCGGCGAACACATTGATCCTAAGTATGGTATTCGTATTGAATTGGATTGGAACGATGCGTTTGTGGACTATTTAAAACGGAATGGGTATACGGGTACCAGTGATGAAACAATCGTACAAAAATGGCTTGCACACCTGTATAAGCATTTGGTAGAAAACATGAATCCAAACCAATCAACAACGTTTGAATGACATGATGTTTATCTTTAAAATATTAAAACAAGCTATCATTTTATCTAGAGAACAACATAAGCAAGATGTTGAAAAACGAGAAAAAACTCGAATAGCGAAATTATTTAATGATCGTTACACTTATCGAAAAGAGTGGATTCTAGGACTTGAACGACTTACTGGAATATCATTGGGGGGAATTCCTCCTAGGGGTGGTTTTGCTTGGATGTGTCCTGATTGCAATAAAATCCATCACCCAATTAAATATAGTGCATTGACAGGATTACATTATCCAAGCTGTTGTTCTTATCCTGAAGGACACAGATTAGACTACCATATTAGAGTTGAATAAATTATGGACACAATATTATTGATTGATATGAGCAATATTCTACATAAAACGTTTTTTGTAAACGCAAAAGAGGATATTGAAACGTTAAACGCTCTTGCGTATCACACATCTCTGATCACATTAAACAAGTACCACAAAATATATAAACCATCAAAAACTGTATTTGTGTTTGATCGTGAGAATTGGAGAAAGTGGTATACTACATCTGACTTGTGTTATTCTGGAAAAATATATAAAGGCCAGAGAAGACAAAATATGACTCCCAGTCAACGTAAACGATATGAAACGTTTTTAGAATTCGTTAACGATTTTGAACAATTAATGAGGTCACATACTGGAATCGCGTGCCTTGCCGCGCATGGACTCGAGGCTGACGATCTAATCAGTGGTATGGTAGAAGTATATTCAGAAGAGGATGAAGTTGTTATTGTTACTGCTGATAAAGACATGTTACAGTTACTGAGATATCCAAATGTGCAGCTGGTGGATCCAACCACTGGAAAAAATCGAACGTTAGAGGAGTGGGATAATGATGCTGACTTCTTTATGTTCAATAAATGTATTCGAGGAGATGTTGGTGATAATGTTCAAGCGGCTTATCCAAGGATCAGATCTACCAAAATCAAAGAAGCTTATGATGATCCTTACAAACGTGTTAATATAATGAATGACGTATGGAAAAATCAAACAGGGAAAGAACTATCTGTTAAGGAACTGTTTGAAGAAAATGAAATGTTAATGGATCTTTCAAAACAGCCACAATGTGTTCGTCGTAAAATATTTGAAACAATTTCCTATGAAATAGATAACACAGGACAATTTTCTCATTTCCACTTTTTACGGTTTTTAGGCAAATATCAACTGAAAAAGGTTGCTAATCAATTAGAAACCTTTATCCCATTATTGATGGGATAAATCACACAGAAGTGAAAAATAAAAGTACAGAACAATTCATAACGGAAGCACAACTAGTCCACGATTTTAAATATGATTATTCATTAACACAATACACTCACAGTAATGTTAAAGTTGACGTTGTCTGTCATCTTCATGGAATATTCCACATATCTCCAAATGCCCATCTGAGAGGAGAAGGGTGTAAACTATGTGGGATTCTACGACGTGGTGCAAAAAATAATAAAACAACACAAGATTTTATAAACGTGGTAGTTCAGTAGATACTATTCTAATTATGTAGCAGGTTCTACATTAGTGGTAGTATCAACCGACGGTGTAACATTCGGGGAGGATACTGGAAGGGATCCAGGTCCTGGTAAAGATGAATCTCCTCCTACTTGTGGAGGAAGACTCTTGCTAACAAACTCTCCTGCTGTTCCACCACCATGTTTTAACCATTCATTAAAACCAGCTCCACCGACTAAGTAAGTAAGATAGATTCCGAAAATATCGATCGTTAAAGCCGACCTATCCATTAAACTGATAACAACCCAGGTGGAGACAACAAGGCCTATTAAATATCCTAATTTATATGGAGACGTCCTGTTTGTTGTATAATCAACGATCAAATGTTCCCACTGAACGGGACTATTTGGATTTTTGTCTCCTTGAACAAACAACCACACAAAAAACGCTAGAATGCATATAATGAACCATGTAGCAGTTGAAAAGGGCAAAGAGAGTAAAAAATGTCCAATACTAGACATTCCGGTGATAATTTGTTCCATTATAATGCTCCATAAATACGTTTATATTTATGCAAAAGGTTAAAAATGCCATCAATTTGTAGAATTGGAGACCCATTCACATGTGGAGATACTGAAGGACATGGAAGTCCAAACGTATTTGCCAACAACATTCCAGCAACTAGAATAAATGTAGATAAAACCAATGGACATTCGTGCTTTCCTCCTGTGGTTGTTGTTAGTGGATCTCCTAACGTATTCATCAATAATATAGAAACAGCAAGAGTTGGAGATCCCCATGAGGGTCACTGTTGTGTTTCATGTCATGGTGGTAATGTTCAATCAGGTTCTCCTAACGTATTCGTTAATAGTTGATTACTACACATGCCGAAAAAATTAACATCAGAACAATTCATACAAACATCAAATCTAATTCATCATAACAAATATGATTATTCTGAGGTTGTGTATGTTAACTCTAAGTCTCCAGTAACTATAATATGTCCAACCCATGGAAAGTTCACACAAACACCCAATAACCATACTATAGCAAAACAAGGATGTAAAATGTGTGGTATTAATTGTACATCAATTAAAAATTCATTAAATACAAAAACATTCATCGAGAAGTCCAGACATATACATGGTGAATTGTATGATTATTCACAAACGATATATACACGAACTTACGACCCCGTAAATATCATATGTCCTTCTCATGGTATATTTTCAGTAGTAGCCAAGGAACATACTTCTGTCAAGCACAAACGTGGATGTCCAGAATGTAGTAGAATTTCATATAGAAACAAAAGGCAAAAAGTGTTGAGTGACTTTATAGCTGATGCTACAAGTATTCATGGAAACATATACGATTATTCACAAGTTGAATATAATACTACATTTGAGAAGGTTTCTGTAATATGTGCAAAACACGGACCTTTCTGGGTTCCTCCAAACGCTCATGTGTCTGGAAAAACTGGTTGTCCGAAATGTAATATGTCAAAAGGTGAAAGATTAATAAAACAAAGACTCGAGCAATTCGGAATATCATTTCAACAACAAAAAACCTTCGAAACGTGTGTTAATGATATCACAAATAAAAAACTCCGTTTTGATTTCTATTTAACAAAGCAAAACATATTAATAGAATATGATGGTGAATCTCATTTTACACCCGTAAAGTTTAATGGTATGACAGAAGAACAGTCAATCTCGGAATATATGAGAGGACAGTACAGAGACATTCTCAAAAATAACTGGTCAATTGAAAATAACATATATTTAATTCGCATCCCCTACTATATACCAAAAGAAGACTTCGATAATATATTCAAAGAACTTTCGTGTATATAATACGATTGGTCTCCCTCAATTTTTGATATGTAAATAAAGTTGTGATTAAACACAACTTTTATAGGAGATTCAAAATGAAGGGAAAATACAGACATTTGGAGTGGTTGGAATTAGAAGGTGGTATCATGACAGAATGTGCTATCATGAAAAGATCAAACGATGGACATACGTGGTTTTTCCCTGTGTCTCCACTCGATACAGTTGACAAACAAAGATTGTTAAATGTACTTAAAAACCGTAACTCTGAGCTGTATGAACTTTGGGATCTCATGTCTCAAATTACTCTCGGAAATGGTATTAATGCATTAACATATTTTAACCAACTTGTTAAAGTTAGAACACCATCTGGTCAGATTGTTCCTTTTGGAAGTGGACGTTTTGGTGCTCCTACAGCTCCAAACCCTTACGGAAACCAAACAGAATTATCCGATAATCTTTCAGATAATTCTGATCAACTTAGTGAGGCAGTTGCTGTTGCTAAGGCAGGACGTGGTAGAACTGGACGTTGACATTTTCAACAGACAAAATAAAACCGCCTTCGGGCGGTTTTATTTTTTCCATATATCAAATCTTATAGTACCACAATCCCATAACTTATGGTATCCTCGTTCTTTCATAATTTCAAATTCTGTTTTGTTTGGATCAAACCCCAGGCTTACTAAATTTGATTTTTTAAAATTGTATCTGTACAATCTAGCAACTTTTTGAGTTTGTATATACCAATAATTTGGTTTACTGTATGATGTTAGTGTAAAACCAAGCTGTTCATATAAGTTGCCTGTAGACCACCGTCTATCCGCATAACTATATATGTGCGTCCAATTATGATTTTTCTTGAAGTGTGTTAATAATTTTCCGGCGGCCCCTCGGACTACATATTTTGAATTGGTTGCAAATCTATTTAACTCCCAACTTCCATCTCCATTTATTTTATTTTTTCCGCCTTTTAGGTGGGATGGAGCTGAAAATGTCATAACTGCAATCAATTCTTCATCAAAAAACAAACCTAAAGATACTTTTGCTTTGTCTGCTCCTTGTATATGAAACTGATTCAAAAACGAATTCTTTTGATATGCTTCTATGCTTCTTATATTACACTGTCTCGCATTGATTCTCAAAGAATTAGAGTGCTCTAATATGTGTGATATCTTTGACTTTACTGTCTCTGGAGAGTTAATCCATTCATCTTCAAATATTGTTAATAATTTGTAACCACGCTCTCTACACTTTTCTAATTTTTTAACATGATAATATCTATCATCTTTAACAGCATCCGAGTGCCAATATAACCCACAATATTCGATTGCTATCTTGTGGTTGGGAATAACGATATCAAGTTCTTGTGGATGTATTATTTGTCTGTCACATATGATAATATCTTCTCCTACAATAGAACGAACAAATTGTTCAACTTGTTGTTCACCTGCTGACCTGTATTTTGTGGGAAAACTAACACTTTGTGATTTAATTAATTTTTCAAATGTATCCTTACCTATACCAAATGTTGAACATATTTCTGTTAAAGACATATTATTAACCATATTTGTTAAAATATCTTTAACATCATCATCATTTTTCAAGTCATTAAATTCAGCAGATAATCGGATGTCAGTCCCTTCTGTTTTAATCCCCCACATCTTTACATGTTTGCGAAGATATCCAGTACTAACTCCAACCAATTTCCCTATATGGGTAAGCGGGATTCGTTTGTTGTAATATAAATCTTCAACAACCTGTTTCGTTAAAGGATATTGAGCATTTTTTTGTGACAGTAAACTCTTTCCAGTTGAGCTGTTGTGTAGTGTAATATCATGTAATTTACATAAAGACACAACCATACTTTGACCACAATCTAAAGCTTTCATGATATTAGATTGAGTGATGTGTTCATTCACTAAATCAACAAAACTTGCTTTATTAATAGCGATTAAATAATTTTTATATGACAGTTCTTTAAATTTAACTGGTTTTCGTATTTTATGTTTGTTCAACACTGTAACGATGGGTTGAGTTGACGTTCCAACCCTAGACGCAATTTCGGTTATACTTAAATCTTGTGTATACCATTGTATTACTTGTTGTTCATCTATCGAGCACTTGCGTGGTTTTGCAGGTTTCCATACATTGTTTTTCTGTAACAACCACCTTATCTTATCCACTGAACAGTCGTGTTCACGTGCAAGAATTTTTAGTTGTTTTCCGTTTTGGTAATCTTCAATGATTTGATGTGTTTGTGATTCCATGTAATATTTACTCCTGTGTAGTTTATTTATTTTTGTTCACACAGGAGTAAATATTACATGGATTTAAAGGTTATGCAGTGCTTCTGGCTACCTGAATAATAAGGGTATATATAATAGTTAAGGTTCTATTCTGACTCTTGCGAACAGGACTGAATATCAAATGAGTTAAAAGTCGTTCTCCCTCTAAGTTGGAGTCTGTTGTATTATTTTGTAATCCAGCACCTTGCCCAGTAACAGCAGTTTCAACTGCTAAATATCCAACCAAAGAATTAAACATCCAGTTTGGTGGAGGATTTACTGTATCGACGACAACAGTGGAGGTTGAACCAACAGAATTGGAAACGAATCGAAGAGCACCATAAGTATTCACAGTACCAGAAGTATTTGAAATTTGTGCTATACAACCCGACATTGTTCCTGGAACATTAAGTATTTCTATCAAGTCACTGTACAACAATTCACCACCCACACCTGAACCAGTACCTGTATTAAAAGTTATAACTTGCTTTGTTCCACTATCTACAGTAATACTGAAAGTATATACGGTGTTTTGAGTAAGTCCAGTTACGCTTGTATCAAACTTAGTCCCCACATTAATATCCTGATAACCTGCAGTATTAATTAACGAAGACCCAGAAGTAAATAAACCAATTTCATCAAACACGAACGCATCTTGAGGATTTTCTGAAGGTGGTAATTGGTCAGTGATTGTTTGACCTGATGGTTCAAATGGATTAAGTGTACATGTAATAACAACTGAAGATGTTAACCCATTATCTTGACTAACTACTGAATTCTTTGATGGGTCATTTGTAGGATCAGAGCCCGGTCCAGTTCCATCTAATAAACTTATTTCATCAACAACTTCAGAGTATGTTTCGTTATATAATTGGGATCTCCATCCCGCAGTATCAGGAGCTTGTCCATCGTTTGGTGTTTTATAGGCAATTTGTCCTGCGGCATTTATAATAGTTCCACCATTTCCAAAAGCCATTCTATATACGTATGAATTATTTTCGTGAGCCAAGGCTCTGGAGATAATTCGAGATAAATTTTGAGGATGTACAGCGTTAGTTTCATCTACATGAACTTGACCCAAGTCATCAATAATTTTAGCGTGTCCCAATACACTCACTGGAAGGGAATATTCATTTATTTTCATCTAAACTGCTCCATATACTTTTAGTGTTGTTTTGTATTTATAAATTTAACGTTGAAAGAAACATCACAAAAAGAAAGGTGAAATTCGATGAATTTCACCCTTGCTTATACCTCTGCACCAATAATTTCATTTTAAAGAAAAGTTGTTAACTTCTCCTCCAGTCTGTAGAGTTCTGCTCTTTGCGTTCCATTCACTCTTAAACATCAATAAACGAGTTGAATAATCTTCAAACACAGTCCAAACATTACCTTCAGCTAACACTTGACCCTGATCGTTTGTGATAAAAAACACTTCAGATAATTTTTTCTTAAGAGCATAGAACATTGTACTTGCATATGCTGCTCCTGTTCCATGTTGAACCATAAATGTTGCAAACTGTTTACGAGTTGCAGAAGGATTATCCTGTAAGAACTTTCTAGCTTGAACTGCTTGCTCTCCACGAGAAGTTTCTTTCTTCTTAGCAGCATCAGCTCCTAGTTTAATTGTTCCTTGTTTTCTTTCAGTCGGCTTCTGTGTTTTCTTGTGTTGAGGAGCAACTTCATCACCCTCTTCTTCATGGGACTCTTTCCCCTTTCCAATAATCTTATCTGGATTAAAATCTTTAACCTTGACACCTCGTTTGGCCAAATCTTTGTCAGCTTTTGCTACAAGTGCACGTTCAGAAGGAGAGAGATCTTCATCATCTTCCCACTCGGACAACATTTGGTATTTTGTATTATTTGCATTCATATGTTTTCTCCTACTTGTTATTATCCAACAACACGAGCATTACCTGCTCTTGCTGATGAAAAGTTAATTGTTAGTGTGTTATTACTTGTTGTTACTACGTTTAGAGGAAGAATTTTTTCCAACACTCCATTATCATGAACATACACATCACAACCAACCAACGGGTTATTGAGATTGTGATTGATCGTCCATGTTGTAGAAGCAGAAATCTGTGTGTGATTAAAAAAAACCATTCATAATCTCCTTAGACGATCTTGGCACGGCCAGTCTGTGCTGTAGAAAAAACAACGTTAACATTGTTTGAATCTACAACTTGAACTTCAAGCGGAATGACCTTAGTCCATACAGACGACACATTCAAATAACAATCGACAACAGGAGTGATTGTTTTCAAGTTGTGGTTGATTGCCCAAGTGGTAGCAGGTGTTGTTTGCTCAAAGTAAAACGTGTTTAATATAGTTTTAAGTCCCATTTTATTTCTCCATTACACTAATCTAGCTGTTCCAGCTGTTGGGGTTGAGAATGTGATTGTGACTTGGAACGCATCATCAACTGTAATTCTTGATGGTTGAATTTCAGCACCCATTGAATCAAATACTCTAACTGTTGGTACATAGCCAAGCCAATGCCGTACAACCCAAGTGCTTGATGGAGTACTTTGGGTAAATTCATAAGCGTATTGTGGTGTAATTAACCCACTATAATACACATCTGAACCGTACATACAAACTGCGGTGCCTGTCGTAGCGTTCCCCAAACTAACTTGAACGGTATTATCATCTACATAAGAAACATCCTGTGGAATAATCTGATATCCATTCGTGTCATAAACCTGAACCATTGGATATAAAGGAGTATTTGTTGAATATGTTGTAGTTGCAAAGTTGTGAGAAACAGTCCAAGTTGTAGAACTGGAACTTTGTGAGTGCACATACGTATCATGTGAAGGACCTAAAGGAATCCAAATGAGAGATCCTGTGTTTACACAAATCCAAACTCGCTTGTTTTTAAAAGCCACACGTCCTTCTATCGGAGTCAAAGGAAATGCTGACTCCGTTTGGAGAGAAGCTTGTTGAGCTTGGTTATCGTTAAGGTCCAAGTCGCCATATAATTTCATCGTACTATCCTTTACATTAAGCTACTGGGTACACTGTAGTATCTCCAAACATCACAACAACACGCCCAGTTTCAGGAGAACCAAAACTAATACTAACTGTATTATTATCAGTAGGAGTAATTTCTCCAGGGATCAACATATTACCGGTTGTGTCATACACTTGAACAAGCGGACTACCTGTATTTAAGTTATGAACAACGGTCCACGTTGCTGATGCTGTTTCTTGATCGTGAATTGCTGTATTGTTCATTGATGTTAAAGGAACCCATGCTGGTACATTTGAGACGACCTCAACACAAATCCAAACACGTTTCCCAACATAGGCGATACGTCCTACTACTGGTGGATTTGGAAAAGTTAACTCTTCTTGCAAAGCCATTCTCTGCATTTGATTGTTATTAAAGTCAAGGTCTCCATACGATTTCATTTGAACAGACTCCTAAATTGATATGATGTAATTTCATGCATGTATTTATACTTTTTGGTGTCTTATTCATTATAATATATCCAAACAGTATTTCCGCAATCCCATATTCGATCATAACCATTGTTGACCATGTTATTCCATTCTGTTAAATTGGCATCAAATGTGGTTAATAGTTCAGGTAATTTGTGTTTTTGAAACGTGTTTCTTGAAAAAAGTTGCGTTGAAGCATTTTTCTTGAAATACTTATAGTTGGGTGCACTCCAATTTTCTTGTTTAAATCCTAATCTGTCATACACATTACCGATTCCGTATCTCATATCACAGTACGATAGCAGCGTTTTTGGATTATATGTTCTAATAAAATAATAAAATAATCTACTCGCCCCACCAACAACCGTATATCCTGCTTTTGAACAAAAACGAAGTAATTCCCAATCAACGTGTTTGTTAAATCGTGGTTTTCCAAATGTCATAAGTGACACCAATTCATCATTATAAAATAATCCAACCTTAACAGACGAGTTTACGTGCCCTTGAATATGATATTGGTTAACAAATGTAGTAGCTTGTGTTGAGTCAACATTTCTAATTTCACACTTACGTGCAAATAGTTTTTTATTCTTATCTAATAAGGTTTGTATTCTTGATTTTACGATATCTTTTTTATTGATCCATTCAATATCATACACGTGAATTAATCGTATTCCACGGTTTAGGGATTCTTTGGTTTTCGTTAAATGATAACATTTAGATTTTCCATTAAGTTCTGAATGCCAAAATATTCCGTTTACTTCAATTCCAATGTTCAATTCAGGTAATAAGATGTCAATTTCGTGTGGATTGATTGCTGTTCTATCATTTTCTACAATAAGCCCAGAATAAAGAGATTTTATAAATTCAACAATTTCAATGTGATGAGAAGATGTGTAATAATATTTTATTGGGATATCATATAGTTTAAATCGAGTTTCAACTGTATGTGGAGAAACTGATAAGTTCTTTGCAATTAAACAAAGAGGAAGTTTGAGGGTATGGTGTTGTTCAGTGAGCCATTCTCTATTCTTTAATATTTGGAGTGTATTTGAGTCTATATGACGATGGTTTGTACTCTCTACTCCATATCGAGATAAGTTTGTTTGGATACGTTTTTCCAAATATCCAGGTAATTCACTTACATGATGAACACCATATTTTTTAAACACTAACCCCTTTATTTCTTTTTGAAACTGTGAAGATTTGAAAGGATTTTCTACTCCATACCGCTCTACATTTTTTGTTTTGTTGCTTTCTATTATATCAGGTTTTTGGATTATATGTTCTACTCCATAACGACTCAAATTTGTTTGTTTCTTTTTTTCTTGTGATGTAGTTATTTGGGACGGATTTTCTACTCCATAACGAGTTTTCATTGTCTCTTTTTGTTTTATTTTAATTTCTTCACTACAAGAAGCATTTTTGTTTCCGTATTTCAATAAGTTAGTTGACTGCATTTTTTCCAGAATCATTGGGGATTGTGCTGGGTGTTCTACACCATAATGTTCTTTTGTAGTTTTCTTTTTCTTTTCAATGATGATAGAATCTGTTTGCATGCAACGAAGACAGCAATATTCTCGGTATGGTTTATCTTCTTTTCCTAAAAACTCAACCGGATTTGAGCAGTTAGAATTTGAACACGTGTGTTGATGTGTTATGTTGTGTGTAATACAAAAAATTCGTTCTGTCCAGGATGCACCATCTCGAAGAAACACCGTGTGTTGTTTGATTATATTTTTATCTTCTATATCTGTTTGATTCAACGAATTTGATTTATTACTATTTACTCGTCCTCTCTTATCAAACCACTTGTGTCGTTTTAATAATGCCAAAATCTCCAAATTGTTCATATGATTATCTCCAAATAAAAAGAGAGCGGAGATAAATCCGCTCTCTTTGACTTACCTATAAGTATTTATTTGTTATCCTTTTACCCCCATACAAACACATGCACCAGCAACTGCAGTATTAAATGTAACTGTAACTGTGTTTATATCTGTAAATGTGATACTTTGTGGAATAATAACTTCATCAGTATCATCAACGATTGTAACGTTAACATACTTCTGACCAATACCATGAGTAACAGTCCAAGAAGTAGCTGCTGTTCCAACTGTTTCTAAGTGATAAATCTTCTGTGCTTGCCATGCAGTACCATCAGCAATAAGAGCTGTTCCAGAAGTTGTTGCAGGAGCTGTTCCAACATCATGCAAATCACCAAGGTTAATACCTGCTGTGTTCACAGAAACAGTAACTGTTCCAGCGCTTTCAACTGTAGTAACTGTTGAACTACCAGCAATTTTCAATGTTGCACCAAGAGCTACTGTACTAGAACCTGTATCACCAGCAACTGTAATGGTGTTGTTTGATAACACAACTGCACCGGCTGTAACTGTGAAGTCTGTACCGAAACTAGCAACACCCTTC